AAAAACGCAAAAAAAACGCAAAGTAGCACCTTACTGAGAAACACATTTTTGAAAAAAAAAGTTCAAAAAAACGCAAAAAAACTTTTATAAACCGCCAAATTTTTCTCCTACAACCTTTGCCTACATGATTTTTCAACTTTTTCAAAAGCTCCCTACATCGATGAAAGAAGTGGTCAAAGAGTCACTTATTTGGTGTTTTTAAAAAGTTTTTTTGCGTTTTTTTTTAAAATGATTACTTTTTTTTGAAAAAAATTTACAAATATACTTTGTAAAAAGAGGGTCTTTTTCGCCCGCGCACTGACCCAGTCTTAGAAACATTCATGATCACTGATGTATTGTTATTGAAAAAGGTATTACGCAAGTGGTGGGCATTAGCGGGCATTTAGCATTTTCTGATACTGAGAATTATTTTTTTACAAAATGTTATAAAATCTAATCATTTATGTATTAAATAATTAAATTTAAAATATTAAAAATAAGAGCATAATTTATATATGGTTGATATTGATGATTTAAAAAAGGTTTTTGAGAATGCCATTGACGAGACGAATGATAGTACTGTAGAATATTTAACAAGTGGCAAAATTCAGGAGCATAAAACAAAAATTTTTGATGAGATGAATTTAAATGCGAGGGAGAGAGAAAGTGCACATAAAAGTTTGAAATTTTATAGATACATAAGTGACCTGAATGAATTTAAATATGGTATGTTTATAAGATGGTATAGTTTAAAAAAATTCAAAAAGAGAGAATTAAAATTAGAAATGGGAGGTTTTATATCGGATATAAAGATTGTGACTGATGATGTACATATTATTTGCAAAAATATATTTGGAAAACATGTACAAATTAGAATAGGAGAGAATATAATTTTTCAAAAAATTACGGACCAGGAAAAGGTGATTATATCTGTGGTTGATTATGTAAATAAAAAATAACTGTATAATATATTTATGAAAAAAACAACTAATGATATAATCGTGTGGGATGTAGATGAAACATTAGGTAGTTTTGCGACATTTTCCGATATATATAATGCTATTGAATATTCATCTAAGAACGATTTAACGTATGATGATTTTAGAGATATTTTAGATATGTTTCCAGAGTATATCCGACCAAAGTTGTTGAAATATTTCAGATATTTAAATAAAAATAAAAATGGATATAAGGTAGTAATTTACACTAATAATATGGGTGGAAGACAATGGATAGACTATATAAAACAATATATAGAAGAAAAAATCAAATCAAAAATTTTTGATGATGTGATTTACGCATATAGCAGCGACGCAAGACGCTCGTCTGATAACAAAACATATGGTGATTTACATCGATGTTTAGACGTATCAAATTTGAGACATGTATATTTTATAGATGACCAACCTCATATTATTAAAAATGATAAACGGGTGAAATATTTGCAAATTCCTGCATATGTAATATATCCAGCGGCGATAGATGTTGGTGGGAGATTACTAAATTCAAAAATCCATAAGAGACATATTAAAAATTTTCCGGTATTTCTTGGATTAATTAAAAGTATCTTTGAAAGTTCTATGCATTTCGAAGGAGAGGTATTATATAGCAAATTGGATGACAAAGTCTTAGAGAATTTTGTTCACGATTTTGTCAGAAAAACGACACCTCGTAACAATAATACACGTAAATCCAAAAGAATTGGTGTAAATTGATACAATTACAAATTATATCAATTTACTATTTTTTAATATCTGCGGTTATCAGGACGGTTATCAGGGCGGTTATCAGGGCGAGTAGAATCTCGTCCATGCTGCTGCCAATTGTTGTTATGGGTCTCGCGACTAGCATTTCGCGTTTCGCACATAAGTTTTCCACCGAAGACACCGGTAACATCACTGGCCTGGTGTTGGTGTTCCTGCGCCTCAACATCCTTTGCCGTGCAAATATTAAACGAAACATATTCGCCTTCCACAAGATACTTGTATTGCTCATCGGCAACACGTACAGAACTATGATGAACAAACACATCAGTAGGAGTTTCCGTGCCGACCGATGTTAGAAATCCGAAACCCTTGCGGCCATTAAACCACTTAACACGTCCAATTGTAGCACCTACAGTATCACTCATTATAATTAAATATATGAAAGGTCTTTAAATCAATTTACTATTGATATAAGTATATGAAGGAGATTCTCTCAATCCTAAACCAGAAACATATTTATGAAGTTTTATAATTGTCATTAATATCCCATTTTTATTATTCAGATTAGATATATTAGCTTTTGCTATGATTAATTTATCAGCCATTTCTTTTTCGGTTATACATTTTAAATCTGCCCATGGTAGTTTTTTGCATAATAAAAATAATACCGTATAAATAATCGATTCCAAATCATCACGGCGACCATATGGTAATCCCTTATGAACATTGATACTTGCATACATCATTGAACCAACAAGACCACGTGGCTTATCATATTTTGCAAATGGTTTTGCCATTCCATAGTCAATGAGATATATTCTCTCTATGCTAGTACCTTTTATCATAAAATTATCCGGTTTAATATCTCTATGGACTAAACCTTTGCCATGAATAAACTCAATCGCTGAGAGCATTTGTTTCAAACAACTTGTAACATTCAGTTTATCTTGTTTTATTTCACTAAGAGAGAGAGAATATAAGTCAGTTACAATACACTTCTTGGACTGTATTAATCCACACCATTTAAGTCGTGGAATATTAGCATGACCATTTAGTAATTTCATGACGCCTGCCTCATAATCAATTTGTGCAGACTCGCCGATTTTAACTGCATAATCATCATTAGTAATTCGGTGATGTGCTTTATAAACTGTACCAAACGCACCAGACCCAATTTTTTTTTCAAGAACATAATTATCGTTTATCATTGATAATATTAATGTTATCATTTTATATGAGTAAATTGTTATTGGATGATTATGCAAAATACACAAGACCAATATCGAAACCATATAACATATTTTATAATGGACAAACAACAAAAGATTTATCTTCACGAGTGTTAAATGATATCAATGGTTATATAAATACTATTGGAACCGAATCATACAATCTGCATTATCAATCGATGGCAAATACAGATTTAGCAATAGATTTATTGCATGTAGGGATGTTGTATGACCGAGAAATTCATACAAATCGTATAAAACGAGCAGCCAATAGTGATGAAAACGTTGGAGGCAACCCTCAACGTGGAGCAGCATATGATGTATCAAATAATATTGATGAACTTATTATATTTCCTTTTACAACAGAAACTGACCCGGCCGTGACGTCGATAGATATGACATCTTCAGAATATACTATATCATTTACTGGCGGATCTACATATACTGGTAAAACCCTATTTAAAAGCAAGTTCTCTCTATCCACAGATATTTCACTTGTATTTAATGAAGAACTAAAACATTGGGATGTATCATATAATAATGGTATGATAGAACATGCTGATTGGATATGTTGTAGTGGCAGCACAGTTGCTACTACTTTGTTAGATAATACTAATGATTATAATTGGGTAATAGACCAAAAACTAGTATTGAGCAATTTATATAGAGAAATTAGTAACAATCAAGGCATTAATTGGGAAGTTTCAGATATGTCAAGAGGTATCGTATATATACAACAAACTGGTGCAACTGACGCATCCTATACATTTGGATTTACAAATCTATATGACACCTCTGCAACATGGGTGCAAACAACAGAAATTGATGTAAAAGAAGTATATTGGGTTGATATGATTAATCAATATTCTCTTAAAAAAAGGGCTGTCGCAAATGGCACATATACATTTGATGAGGACCCCATGTCAAATATTACGCAATTCTCATTAGTGGACCTATCTTATACAGATACCGATGGCAATTCTCAGATACTAACCATAGAGAATCGGCCATTAAACGGTGGCATGAGACCATTATTAGACGATATCTCTGGATATGCACTAAGTATGCGACATGATACGTCGTCTAATAATGTTCTCAAAGAGATGCAAAAAGAATCAATAACGGAAAATAAATATCTATATGATGAACTATATTATGGTCACGATTGGTCAAGAGTTCAGCGGTACGACGTATCTAGTAGTTTAGAAATTGTCGAGAACTTTGACACAATTTATGATCTTTGTGGTGGTAGATTATCACATGAGTATGATGTTGATATAAGTCGAAGTAGTTTTGATTATAAATTTCCATATTTATTTTATAAATGCGATGATAAAGATAGTGAAGGTAACATCACAGACCAGTTACAAATAGATATTAAAATTTTTTATGATACCGTGACAGAAATATCATTTAATGATTTAAGTTTTTGTGATGCATCATCTGTAATCGGCACATTAAATACCAAAAAAGCAAGACAAGAAATGAAAGCAGGTCAATATGATTTTGATGGTATTGATTTGATGAAATGTAGTGTTGAGATGCAAGAAAGTAAATTTAATAGTATTACTAAATCACCGTTTGTAGATATATCCAATTTGGGATTAAAGGATTTACCACAAAGCTATTTATTTAAGGGGTATTATTATGGATATTATGATACATCAAATGCAGAGCCACACTATGATAATATAGATGTATCGGATACATATTTGGTGTTTAAATTTAAAGAACCATCATCCTATGCTGAGAATACACAAGACATTTCAAGTGATTACTTATTATTTGATCCTGAGGGTGTATATAGAGAGAATGTTCCAGTTGGAGGCAATCCAAAAAGGTCGATTTTCGGATTGCAAACAAATTATGATGCATCAGGATTTATCATTATAAATGCAGATATAGCCGAACGACTATATATACCAATAGAACTAAAACCAAAGAACGTAGACATCGCATCATCCATGAGCAATAATACAAATGTATTTATATTAGATATAAGTGTAAATACAAATAAATTTTTGTCATTCAAAACGCCACTGGCATCATATCCAACTGGCAAAAACCCCACCAAAATAATAGAACAGATAGTTTCTCCACATCTTCGTGCCGCTGTAGTCTCCTCCTCCCCCTCAGAAATGTATTTTGGTGTTGAAAATAAACCGGTAAAATATATAAATGGGTATGATATTTCTGATAGTTTAATCGGAATAAATGAAAATTGGGGTACATTTAATTTATTTGTAAGACCAGAGCCAACCAGCCTACAACAAATTTACAGTCTCAATAAAGAATCTCTATTATATTATCCTTTAACAGGTGAAGTTAAAACGGGTTTAGCATCACAATGGTTCGTAGGAGAAGAGACCCAAATTATAGAAACGAGTTTTAATTCGCTGGGTGAAGATGTGATAATGTTGGGGTATATTGTAACAAAAAATCAATTAGAAAAAACAGCATATAACAGCACAGTTGCAAAAATAACAGATTTATCAATGGCTCTTATGGCGCCCAATCAAGGAACTAAATCGTATACATATATACCGAGTTATTACTTCGATGAGCAGTCGAAGAAGGTTTTAAATCCAATACGAAGTCGGATAGACATATCTAATGGGTTGCTAGATGCCGATAATATACATCGTATTGGCGATTTTAATGTCCTCGCCCCGGGAAAAGAATTTTACACGGGACTAGATTTCCCAAATCGACAGGTAACCGTTAATATATCACCAACTGTATTTAATAAAAATGGAAACAGTAAATATTTAATACCTATTACGCTAACAAAATATCCGGGAGATGTGACGAGTAGAGCCACCGGCCTTACCCTAGCAACAGCAGCGCAGGAAGTGGCATTATTAGCAGAAAATCATGCATTAGATGTTACAATATCTGCAAAACATACAATTCAAACAAATAATATAACAATACAGACAACGGATAAAGCATCGATAACATTTAATTTACCATACAGACAAAACGCAGGAGAACCAATCAAAGAAACAGATTTATCATTTATTATTATTGGTGATATATCATTAGGGACAATCGAAAATCAAAACGATGGTTCATTTTGTAAGTTTATACCAGAATCTCAATATTTAGGAGGAGATAATGCATTTACCGATGCAGTAATTAGTGGTGAGCTACACTATAAAATAGTAAACAACGACCTTGAGCACCCCGAAAAAGGACATGAATACATAGAATGGAATAATACAATAACGATAAACATAGTGAATCAATATGATACCCCAGAGATATTTAATAGAACATATGATATTTATAAAAATGAACCATGGGTCGGAAATTTAATAAATGAAAATGTATTTTTGATAGATGATGCATATAGCAATTTAGAAATAACAGATTTGATAGGTCCGTTTCATGGAAAAAGAACAACAAATTTTAGCGCGGGCGACTTTATCTTGACATATGATCCAGACGACAATTTTATTGGAGTTGATTATATATTTTTCAAAATAAAAACTAGCGCAATCGATGGAATAAAATCACGCGAAGGACATATAACATTTATTGTGAGCGAACGAGAACCAGAGGCGGAGCCAGAGCCATATATACCAACAGAATATGAAAGATGTAATTGTCTGCCGGTGGCGATTGTGGATTCCACTATAGAAAGTGCCGGAAATAATCCTAAGATAACATTAGCAGAATTTTATTCAATGCGAAGTATTAATATGCGCCATTATGGGAAAAAAATATCGATAATAGAAATGCCAAAACGGGCAATTATAAATCAAAATATGCGTTCATCAAATAATCTGCGCAATTTCTGATAAATAAAATCTAACATTATAATATAAAATGCCAAAAAGACATAATAAATCTGCCGATGGAAAATACCATATAGGGTCGAATGTTTATGACATGCTTATAGGTTCGCGCGCGCAGGTTCATCATGGAACTGCGTATAAAACGTCTGGGGGTTTAACTAAGAGTGATTTAGTAAAAAACAAGAATGGCCGGATTGTATCTAGAAAAGTTCAGGAGACTGCAAAGAAGCAGAAACGTTTAGAAAAGGCTGGTTGGACTGCCAAGAAAGGCAAATTCGGTGCAGTAAGAATATCTGCAGGAAAGTCTCCTAAGAAGAAGAAGTCTCCTAAGAAGAAGAAGTCTCCTAAGAGGAAGAAGTCTTCTAAGAGCCGGTAAATAATTGACAAAAAAAAAGTAAGATAGACAACAATATGTATAAATTTGTACAGTTTTTACAAGAAAACTTTACAAATGAAGACGAAGAACAGTGTGAAGAAGAACAGTGCGAAGAACAGTGTGAAGAGCAGTGTGAAGAACAGTGTGAAGAACAGTGTAACAAAAAAAAGTTTAGATTATTAGAAAGATTTAACAGAGTGAATACATTAGATGTGAAATTAAATAAGTCAGGGGACTTGAGTGTCGGTAAAAGCGAATATGACGTGATGAATGGCTTATATAAAAGGAAAGGAATCATAAATGGGATGCCATATTGGTTTAAGAATACAAACTATGACGAAGATGTAGGATATCATATATATTTTGCAGATAAACAACAAAATATGTGGATCATATCAAATGGTCGAAATGCAATATATGAATGTATTAATAATCAAATAATATATGAATGAAAAAATAATAAATATTAAAAAGGGTAAATTTCCCAAGAAATATACAGCATATGTGAAACATAAAATTAGTAAAAAAATACGCAAAATACATTTTGGAGATCAGAATTATGAACAATTTAAAGATAGGACGCGTTTAGGAATCTATACAAAAAAAAATCATGGAAATAAGAAACGTCAGAGAAATTACTATTCAAGACATTCTGGTGAAGCAAACCGGCAAAGAGCTATCCGCAAAGAAGAAAAAAAATCAAGGGGAGACTATAATGCAAAAATATTGAGTCACCGTTATTTATGGTAATTAAATATTTAATAATGCGTTTATTATTTAAAGAAACGAGCAGGAATAAATATACGTATATGGGTGATAATCCAGGGAATGTATTAACAATACGAACAGTTCAAATCGCGCCATTTCGAACACTAATGACTGCATTAAAGGATATTTTACAGGAAACAAATATTATATTTCAAAAAAAGGGTATAAAGATTATTAATATGGACAAGTCTCACACTATATTAGTACATTTATTTTTAAATGGCTGCAATTTTGAAGAATTTGAGTGCAAACATGACAAGATTGTAATTGGTGTAAATATGTTGCATTTATTTAAATTAATCAATTCAATTGAAAATACTGATACATTGACAATCTATATTGAAAATGGTAATTATAATGATGGTGTTGTATCTGAACTAGGATTGAAATTTGAAAATGGAGATATTAAACAATGTAAGACACATAGTCTTAGATTGATCGAGCCAGACACAGAAGAGTTAAAAATCCCGGATGTTAAATATTCATCAATTATTAACATGCCATCAGGTGATTTTCAAAAAATTGTGCGAGATATGTTAGGAATCTCTGAAAAAATCGAAATCAAATCTGTCGCCAATGAAATGATATTTAAATGTATAGGTCAATTTGCTTCATCTGAAACGCGAAGAGCTGAAACAGAGAATTCTATGAAATTTACGCAACAAGATGATGCTAGTGCAGTAATACAGGGAGAATTTTCATTGAAAAATCTTGGATGTTTTATAAAATGTACTAATTTATGCAATCAAATAGAAATTTATTTGGCAAATGATTTGCCATTGATTGTGAAATATAATGTGGCATCACTAGGAGATATACAATTATGCTTAGCACCATTGCCATCTAGTCAGTAAATCAACTATGTTTTTTAAAGATACAACATTCAGTAAAACGAATAATATTATTATCAAACAATTTAATATCATCATATTTGTCGGTATTCATCCATACTTTGATAATGCAAAAGAATTTTTTTGGTGATATTGTAATACCATTAATAGCTTTCATTATATTTTCATCTTTAAATAATGTGTTGCCAGCTGCACTAAATATCAGAGTTTTCCATATGGCAGGCACATGTCTATTTTGAATTTTAAAGGAAAAGCACCCACCGTTAATATTCTCAGGTGCTTCCCATACAGGTGCAATATTATCTTTCATAGTAAAAAACATGCAGTCTAATAATAATTTATCATTAATAAGAGAATTTAAGGCAACACATCTCTCGGTAGTATCATATTCAAAGAGTTTAGTGTAACTTTTCAATGACCAATCGGTATCATTAGGTAGATGATACCAAATTGTCCATTTTGAATCAAGTACATTCGTCATATTAATTAAATAGATAACTGTTTAATTAATAATTATTAATAATAGAATAAGAGTCGAGGTGAAATAGAATACTGGAATTTGAATCAAGTTGGATAAAATCAAAGTTATTATCAAGAATGACCCAGCTATAATTATGATCAAAATTGCCTACATTATTAATATAGGTCATATACCAATATAAAAAGTCAAAGTCGATAACATTATTAACACAATAAAAATCCCAAAATGTATTGGCTAATTCAATTTGATATTCTTCATCGTTAAACGCGACGGTAATATTTAAAAAGGTGAAATCGCATAATATAAATTCAGTTGATTTGTTCATAGTAGATAACACTGAATTATTGGCAGTAACAAGACTATTAATATAAAATTGTTCGCCATTAGAATTATAAAAGGGTAGTGTCAAATCAATATCATTATTTGTATAATAGTGAATACATTCACCAAGATATTTATCATAACATTGGCGAAAATAGGTATATGTTTTGCAAAGTGTAAAAGAACAAGAAAAAAAACAAGATTTAATGGAATCAGACATTGAATCGGGTATTGAATCCGGTATGAAATCAGGCATAGAACCTGGCATAGAACCTCGCACAGAACCTGGCATATAATCCATACTATATAGTATTATTTAAGTTTTTATAAAAAGTGACTTGGTGTGAATAAAGAATTTTTTTTATGAACGGCAAAAGATTCACTTAAATCAATAATTTCATCAGCATCAGGTAGAGCAGCACTATTCTCCTTGTCAAGTTTTTTTTGAAGGGCAATTTCGTGTTTAATAATTTCATTAATATTATAGGGTTCTGCTGGAGGTTGTTTTTTTTGAGTAACATTAAATTTTTTATTAATTTGCCCAGGATTAAATCCTAAGAAATAAATGAGAACAACAAGTAAGATAGTCATTGTGATTATAGGAATGAAGACAAACATCCATGAGACGACTTCTAGGCCGCGTTCACATAAAATATTTAGCAAAGTTGTAAATATCAACATTGTCCAAAACTTAAAGAATGCTGTGGTGAATTGATTTTTATAAATATCGATGACAATTTGAATAAGAGAGAATGACAAATATACTAGGGCTGGCGCACAAATATTCGAAACAACTCCATCTGACATATATATATAGTATTATATTTATAAATATAGTATTTAAAATTAGAATATAATAAATATATAGTAATGGATAATTCGGGAAATGAAGCGAAGCAAGCAGAAATACTACATAAATTAATTGAAATGGTTGTTCGACAAACAGAATATGATTATGAAACAGCTCGGACAAAACTGATTGAAAATGAGTGGGATTATATGAAAGTAATACGAATGGAAATGGGAATTAAAGATGCACCAAAACCAGCGACTGGTACATTAAACCAAGAGATATATAGACAAATACGATTAAAGATGGATGAAGCGGGAAATAAAGTCTACTAATTTACGTGAAGAATTCTGATTTTTCATTAGTTTTGCTTAGATTATAACCATTAATTTTATTATTTTTTTGATTAATTTGATATTTTGAATTATCGTCAAATAATTGTGGCAAAACACGCACCATTGGTTTATTTACAACTAAAAGACATTTATCATAATTACATAAATCTCTATATTCTTCAATAGACAAATTACCCATGTATTTTTTTAATGTAAAATGCGGATTCGGTGCGGGTTTAAAATTATGGCCATAATTAAAAATTTCACCATAAATATAATTTATGAGATGATACCGTTCAAATTTTTCGGAGTCGCCAATATTTTCTTGCATTAAATACGCACAAGCACATTCAGGTGTGCAGAAATTTCCATATACAGAATATTTTCCATTAGTATTAGATTTTCTAGACGGAATATAGATGGCATCATTTTTAAAGGGTTCTGAGCACCAGAAACAGTCTGATTGTTTTGTATAATTAAAAATATTCAAATCATGTTGTAGTTTTGAAATTTGGTTTGCTAAATTTAATCGAATTGAAGATTGGGTAGGAGAATTTTTAAGAGTTGGTGTTTCTTCAGAAACAATACCAGAGTTGATTTCAAATGGCTGTGATGAGCCTGAATTAAAACAATCATCATATGACTCGACGGTCTCGATATTAGGGATATAATCAGTGCTATGCAAAAACTGTTGCCCATCTAGATCTTTCATATGACATTTGAGATGAACAATAATATTATTAATGACACTATTATCTGAGGGCGGGATTGGAATATTAGTTGCAACGATTTGGCCACCTTTTGGTTTCCGACCGCGTTTTTTAGGAGGCGGCTTAATTACAGGTTCCGTAGATTGTGCCTTAGGTTTCCGCCCACGTTTTTTAGGAGGAGAACTCATTATAGCTAATCATTTATTTATTGATTTAAGTTGTTTTTAAAATAACATAAACGACAGACAGGCATATAAATATCATCATTGCCGACAACAATTTTTTTTTTGACATCTGTAATGCGTCTGGTATAGTTAGCAACATTTTGACAGCAATTACATTTACTACTGAGTTTGTGAAATTCATCACTAAGAGGAATGCAGCCAAGTATTTTGCCAAAGGGTTTTTGTTTATAATCATAATCGAGACCAGAAACCCAAATATTAATATCGATGCACTGCATATTGTATAGCCATTTATCTAAATCCTCGAAGAACTGTCCTTCATTGACGAAGATATTTTGAATGTTTTGTGAAAGGATGGTTTCTTTATCATATTGGCATAGGGTTTTACAGAAGGTTGATTTTGTCTGACAAAGGATATTATCATGAGATATACAAAAATCGGAAGGGTTGCGATTATATTCAAACACATGGTTGATAAATAATGTGTTGGTGGATGATGGAAGTTTATTATGCTCGGCAATAAGCCAAGTTGTTTTTCCAGAGAACATAGGGCCGAATGCAAGTTTTAGATACATAAATATATTATAATTAATATATAAGTTTATATCAATTTATTTAATTATGCAACAAAAACAAGGGCCTTGGGTTGAAAAATATCGACCAGATCAATTTGAAAAGATAGTGTTAGATGACATAAATCATGATATACTTACAAATATAATTACTCAGAATGATTTTCCAAATCTATTGTTTTATGGGCAACCAGGGACAGGAAAAACCACGACAATTATTAATTTAATTAAAGAATATCAAAAAAAGGCGACTGGGTCAGAAGATAGTAAAATGATGATTCATTTAAACGCATCAGATGATAGAGGTATAGATATAATACGTAGCCAAATCAATAATTTCGTAAGTAGCAAACCATTATTTAATACAGGTATCAAATTTATAATATTAGATGAAGCAGATTATATGACGAAAACCGCACAACAGGCATTACATATATTAATAGAACAAGGCAAGAATGATGTAAGATTTTGTTTAATATGTAATTATATATCAAAAATAGATTTGTCATTACAGAATGAATTTATACATATGCGTTTTAATATATTACCAAAGGACAAGATTTTAGAATTTTTAAAAACAATCATTGTGAATGAAAAACTTAAATTAGATGATGAAATTTTAAAGCATATAATAAATATTAATAATAATGATATTAGAAGTATGATAAATTATATCCAAGTCAATCAAGAAAAGATCCAACATGTCAAAGTAATAACTAATACATTATATCAAAATATAGATAATATATTAAAAAATGAAGGCTATGGAATGCAAGAAAAGGTCAATAAAATCACAGCGTTGTCAAGTAAATATTATTGCAAGCCCGAATTTATAATAAAAAAGTTTTTAGGGTATAAAATATTTATAGAAAGAAAATATGACGATAAACTGATTAAATATTGTAATATGATAATGCATCATAAATATACAAATATGATGTTGAACAGGATATGTACACTATATATATAAATTGATATAAATATATATATAAAGAACTATAAGAATAATGACATTGGACAACGATTGGCTTGACTATTTGAATAACGAAGAAAGTTGCGAAGGAGCAGTGGTCGAAAGTGTCCGGGTGTCTGATAAGACGCCACCAATCGCGTCGACATTGTATATCTCGACAAAGACAGAGATTGCATTTTTAAATAAAGAATTAGACTTGTATAATATATTTTGGCGGCTTCCAGTCACAAATTATGACCTATTGGAATCAGGATTTGTAAAGAAACAAATGAAATTTATTTCAAATTCATTACCGGAATATGAAGAAACCCAAAACAATTTAAAGGAATACAGTGAGCTTTATATTGAGCAACAACTTCTTTCAAAAATGAAGGCCGACATTGGTGCAAAAAAATATAAAGATGTCCGAAAAATATCAATTGGTTTGTCAAAAAAAGACCTATTGACGAATCGCACAAAAAAAAAAGGTGCGTTTTATAATTGTTTTGTATTAATCCTACGAATTGAGACCAATAAAATCTTCAAAGAATTTCATATTAAAATATTTAATACAGGCAAAATTGAATTGCCTGGTATTCAGACACATCAAATGCTAATTGATGTAAAGAAAAAATTAATCAGTATTTTGAATGTATCAATCGATAGTGAATTGGCCTATCGCGAAGATATACTAAAAAATTTCGATGGGATTGAAAGTATCTTAATAAATTCGAATTTTGATTGTAACTATTATTTAGACCGTTTTAAATTATCTCAAATTCTCAAATACAAACGCAACCTGAATGTCATTTATGATTCATGTTCATATCCTGGTGTCCGCTGCAAATTTTATTATAACGCAAAGACTGTAAACTATTCTGGTATTAAAACGGAAGAAAATATCAAAAGCATTTCATTTATGATATTTAGAACAGGAAGTATATTAATTGTGGGCAAATGTAGCGAAGAAGTATTGCGAAATATATATTTATACATCAAGGACTTATTGTACGAATATTATGCAGAAATTGAAATCCCTAATGTAGAAAAGAAAGAGAAAATCAAGCATATTAAACGTGTCCGGAAACAAATAATGATAAATTAAAGGACGATATTATATATATTTTTGTTATCAATATAATTTTGGGAAATATGAGACATGAATGTCAGTACATTTTTAGTTAATATGGTAAATGGTGTATTTTTTATTTTATTAATCATCACATAAGAAATTAAATTTTTGATATTATTTAGGGTATGTATTTTTAAAATATGTTCTGTCACTAAATAAATATTTTCATTAAATGCATAAAAATGATGTGATTCATTGATATCAATCCCATCTATATAGTGAAACAATAGTGTGTTATGAAACACAATAAGTTCATTTAAAATAGGACATAAATCACTCATATCATTCTCGTCGTGATTAATTATATTAAATACCGATTTTTTTAACACGAAAAACACAGCATCTGTTGGCGTAAGCGATAACTGATTATCATTAGCAGATATTTGTGATATAAATTCAATATAATAAAGATAATTCTTATGACATATATCAATTGTTACTGTAATATTTTGGGTTTTTAACAAATTAAATTTAAAGATATGTGTTAGCAATTCAATTCCCTTGATGACAATATAGGTATAGCTATTATCCTTTGGAAGATTTTCATATGCATAATTTAAATACTCGTTAATTAAAGTTGTATATTTAATATAATAATTTTGAATGATCGTTTTATTTTCTACAAAAACGTCCATATATATAAATGCGTTAATATTGGTTTAAAGAATATCATAAAATAATATATAAATGGCAAATAGTCAATCTTTCCGTCAATGTTCAACTGGAGCACTAACTAATGTCGCTAAATTAGCTATCGTTGAAGACAAACCTATCATGTTTGATTATTGGACTAATTCCTTAGAAGGCAGCGTCATTATTGGTATAAAAGAAAGCGGTGACAAGTTATTAGTCAAAAGCGAAGATGAATATACCAGCCCTATACAAAAAATTTACAAAGTTGAAGAAGAATATATTATTATGACCGAAAACTCTATTTATATCGTGGCATCGAGTATATCTACCAAGCGTATTAGCAATTAGCATTAATTAGCAAAATTAGCATAAATAGCAATAAGCATAAATTTAAAATATTATGCACATATATAAATGAATCATGAAAGAGGCCTAATTATGGTAATCCATTCAATAATATTTGCTATCGTTGCTTTTATTTTTATGCGATTTTCCCTTAAATTATCTCAGCCAAAAAGTGAAGATAGAAGCATAGCCCTTGGAGCAGTTGTATTATTGTATATGCTTTTATTTGGACACCAATTACCTAATAGAATTAATAAAAATTTACTCTAACACAATGATCCGATTTTCGTGACGAGCGTAGTCAGTCTCTCGCAATTCTCTTAGCTCGTTTCTTAATAATTTAACCTCATTTTGTAATATTTCGGTTGATGTTAATGTCGGATTATACCAGTTATATACACTATAGGTTCCATATGTAGCCAGATTCAATACCTGAGTTACTGCAAACATCGTAGTTTTTACGACCACTGTTTCTATAATAGATGCTGTCAATGATAACATATATTATATTATAATATTGTTTTAAGTGATTCAATTTGAGAAGATTCTAATTTGGTAGGAAATATAATATTATAAAAAATAATAATCTTGCCAATTGAATCGTCACGTTTAAACCCGAGATCATTTAGGGAAACTTTTGAACCTGGTGATAATAATTTATTATTTCTTAGCGTAAATTTTTGTCCGGATAAATGTTTCAGCTCGAAAGAACACCCACACAATGCATCTTTCAATGAAATATCAATCTTAAATTCCATATCAAGACCATTTCGTTTAAAAGGTGTATATTTAGGGAGTGTTGTATCATCAATATTAACAAAAATTTTAACATCACCCCTTAGATTATCATTTATAACATGACCTTTATCTCTAATAATCAACATTTCATTATTATCAATCCCAGACTTAATATCAATATAGATCGTCTCTTCCTCTTCATTCATTCCTGGCATTTTATGCCATCTTTTAATATTAATAGGAATATTACAACCATTATAACAAGAATCCATGCCAATTGTAACTTTTTGTACAATCGGTGGGGGCTTTTCTAACGGAGAATGTCCATGAAACATATTTAGGTCATCAATATTGCCAAACAGCTCTTGTATATCAAAACTGGCCTGCCGAGGCCCTCGGCTACCACATTCAAATGTATGCATTCTAGGTCTCGCGCCGCCACCCATGCCACCGCCACCCATGCCACCGCCACCCATGCCACCACCCATGCCAAACATCATTTTTATAATATCGATTGGAATTCCGGCATCTGCTGCTGTAAATAATTCTCCCTCATCATCATCATTCTTACCCGTTAACTTTTCGTATGCATTATTTAAATTTCTAAATCTGTCATCAATATCAACACCATTATTTTTGTCTGGATGATATTTTATTGATAAACGTCTATATGCTTTCTTAATTTCGTCTGGTGTGGCATTACCAGTAAGTTCTAATATTTTAAGAGATGTAGTTCTATTCATATTATTATATAAATATATACAGTTATTGTATTTAAATACGCATATGATATCAAAATATAGAATTAATACTATCAACGATTGCAGTATCAAAGGGAACGACCAACATAATATTCAACTTTTAATTGAATCCCATCAAGTCAATCTTATAATTGCCGGGCACTCCGGTACTGGTAAGACAACTCTTATAAATTTAATTGTTGAACAATATTACAAGGGTTGTAAGAATATTAGAGAGAATATTTTAAACATAAACAGTCTCCAAGAACAAGGTATACAATACTATCGGTCCGATGTTAAAAACTTTTGCCAAATAAAATCATCAGCCCCCGGCTTCAAAAAAACATTGGTGGTTGATAATATTGACGAAATAGGCGAACAACAACAACAAATATTTCAAAATTATATCGATAAATATGATATAAACTTTATTGCGACTACTAGCGCAATAAGTAAGGTTAACCATAATATTATTTCAAGACTTAACTATATTGAAATGCTAGATATCAATTATGAGAAACTATCCAAGTTATATGATGCTGTATATGAACGGGAAAATATGAAAATACAATTAGATAATATACACAAAGAACTAATTATTGAATTATCCGGAAAGTCATATAAAAAACTATTGAATAACATTTTTAAAATAAAACTATATGGGAGAAAATGCACAAACGAACACATCATTAAAATGTGTAGCAATATAGATATACAATATTATGATTCGTTTGTTACAAATATACGTGCGAAAAAATTCCCAGAGAGTTTGAATATTTTACATTCAGCATATACCAATGAAGGATATTCAATACAAGACATTTTATTCTATTTTTATTACTATATAAAGAACCAGAAAACCCTAGATGACCAATTTAAATTTGAACTGATCAAAATTATAACAAAATACATTGCGATTATAATTAATAATTACGAAGATGAACTCGAATTGGCACTATTTACAACTGACTGTATTAATATAAAATGAGCGTAGGATTTATTTGATATCCTGGGCCAATAACATATATTTCGATATGATTAAATCACTATCCAATAAGCTCTTAATATCAATGCGTAAGAACCAATTATATGCAGTGCGCAGAGCCAATTTTTTATCTGGTATATATATACCATATGCATCTTCTAAGATGTCAATATATTGGGTATTAAATAACTCTTCTAATAATATATTTTTTCCGTTTGCATCTTTAATGCCAATGTGTTTTCCATTCACTAATGCCATTTTTTTATTATTTACAAGATTTGATAAATACTTGCCAATACTGTCTTTAAAATCACTTTCACTTGTATAATCGGTTGATATTAACTGTTCTAAATACATACAATACTCTTTCATTATGGCATGTTTTCGTTTCCCACCCATAAATGTATTATCTGGTAAATATCGCTGTTCGGTCACATAAGAAGTATCATCAAGCTTCTCACATGCGAAAATACCGTGTTTATTAACATTCTTAAAATATAAATTTTTCAAAGATTTACTACACACAAATGAGGGCGGTACAACAATACCACCATACTCATATAATAGTTTAGCATTGGCTAGATGTCTAATTTTATTACGAAGTGTAATATCAACGGCATCTAAGTCGACTGTCCAATTTTCCAATAAGCGTTTATATGAGGTATCGTCGATTAAACAAATATTGAATACTTTATCACATTTTTGAATAATTGTCTTAATGCAATAATAAACATATGGTTTGTTTAAATTGCGATTACTTCGAGAACCAAAAGATTCCCAGTTTCTTGCATTTAATTCATTATCAACATGAATCCATAAAAAAGGTCTTGTAAAAATATCAATGTCTTGTGTATTTGTCCGATTTAATAAAAATTCCTTAATATGTGTATTGGTTTTGCCTTTATCTTTTTGCAATTCCTTCATTTCCCATGTTTTATACAAAGAACCGACACCAATTATTAATACAAAGAATACTACATAATTAACATAATTCATCTATATTATACTTGGATATTTCTTATTTTCATCATCTAAATATTATTTTGAATCTAATATCTGTTTAAATTTGCTCCACCATACGGTTTGTTTTTCTTCATTTTTAGTAGTCTCTTTTGCTAATTTAAATGCCCTAAGATTTGCCTCTTTATCAGCCAACAATAATTGTTGTTTAATCATATTCTCCGCAGTTTTTTTTTCAATTGGTGCTGTAATTGTTTTACGTTCTTCTAATGCTGCATCATACGATTGATGTTTCATATTACCAGATTCTAAAATTGGTATGATACTTTCTTCATGCGCGTTTTTTAAATCATCATATTGCAATTTACTAAATAGGCCGGACCCATATGATTCAACTCCGTCTAAATTATGTCCAGTTGAGGTATAAAAGTCCTGAATATCATGTTTAACTAAGACCATCGTCTCACGGTGAGCACTCAGAACCCCCGCCATATCCTTAGGTGTTTTGCATTTTGGTAACTCTATACAATTATCATCCTTCAACCAATCTCCATAACCATCCTCCTCACGCACCATATGCATATTGGTAAATAATTCATTAAAAACCGTATTAAAATTTTTACTCTTTTTAATTCGATTTATAAGTTCTTCGTTTTCCGTTTCAAATTCTTCTACATCTTCGGCATCATAATCCTTGTCATCACGCTGTTTTATAGCAATTTTTGATCTAAATACAAAAACCTTATATAATAATTTATAGGCTTTGGAAAAAAAGAAAAAATAGTCTTTGTCTAAACCAGACTTATCGGGATGAGTTTGGTGCACAATTTTTTTGGCTGCCTTCATATCCTTTTCCGTATAATGATATGGTAATTTAAAAAGAGTTAATATATCATCAAAATCATAATTATCAATATTCAAATCCATATTATATGACATATATATATTATAACCGCATTTATATCGCACCTGCCACAACTTTTAAAAAATCTTCAATCACACTTTCTTTACCCGTAGATATTGAATATGTTGGCGGAAAATGCTTATTTGATTTATCATAAAAAAATAATGTCGGAATACCGTTCAACATACGTTTCGTTTTCATATAAGCATATACATCTACCGATTGATCAATATCAATCTCCAAATAGGTAAGCCGAGCTAGAACATCATCCGTTAAAAACGCGGTAACTAATGGCTTGGACCTTTTACATGGACCACACCATTCTGCTGTAAATTTCACCAACAGAGGTTTTTCTTTGGTTTGAAGTAGTTGTAAAAAATCGCCACGACTCATCATCTCTTCGTCAGAAGACATTATAAATAGATACTATATTATTTTTATATGATTTTATTATTGATTTCAATATTAAATTGTTCAATATTAAGTTGGTCAAATTGTACGACAGATTCCCAGAAATATTTGAAAAATGCCCATTTTATTACACCAGAATCATAATAATGACGGTAATTGGTGTCTAAGTAAGTTCTGATTTTTTCCGGAATCAAATGATGCGAGCTTCTTGGTAAAACATAAGCCAATTGTGTATAAGGTGATACAGGAAGCTTGATATTATTTGAAACCAATGTAATATTAAAACTTGGAATAAACCGATATAAATCGGATAGAAGTGGCGCATATAAATAATTATATTTCCAATACCAGTTATTGCAGCCATGTGTATAATAGCACATTGTCCATTCTAATCCTTCAAGATAATTTATGCATAATGTTTTAAGAACATTATCATTATTGCGGTCAATATCATTCAGGTGATTATAATATCTATCTTGCCAAAAACTTTCATATGGATTAATCATTTGTTCCTCTCGCTTATCTAATAGTGGCAAGAATAATACTTTATCATCTAATGAGGTTTTATTCAATTTATAGTTCCGTCTCTTTGAATATTCTTCCTTAATTCGAGATAATTCATCCTGTTTCAACCCTTCTATAAATAGTTTGAAATTTCCCCAATGGATTGTACCATCCCTAATCAAGTATCGCTTTTGCCTAACAATAATATCATTATAAACAGCCATTAAAACATTAATACCATTTGTTCTAATATTTATAGACGGTGTATGTGGAATGAAATCATTGCCCAAAATAAAACACATAAAGACATAGTCTGAAATACGATCTACATCCCCAAAATCATCACCGATTGCCTTTCCCAAGTGTTTAATATCCAATACATAATCCTTTGCCGGATCTAATGACGAGTCTATTTGTTTTATAAATTGTGGCGTTTCTCTATACAATACAATATGGTCACAGTTTTGAGAATGATTTAACGATAACATTATCAAATCTGCATCCAATCCATATATACATGTTATTGTTTTCAAATGATAATCAATGTTATTTCTAACCAAGGCGAAAATTTTATGTTCGCCTTCACCAGGTTGTTCCGACGACGAAACAACAATGTGTGACGATTCAATATAATAATCCTTTAAATTATCGGACAATTTTTTCATAAAAAGTGTACCGGGTGTAATAGCATTTGTATTCCATTTAGTAGGATTTGAAAGGCCGAGTCCGGACCGAATATCACGTTCATATTCACTCTTAAAACGTCGAACCCGTTGTTGTTTCATTTTTGCAAGTGGTGCGACACCATCAAATGCAATATAGCATCTAGAACGTGGATGGACTTTATTAATTAATGCATTTAATCGCATAATAATTTGTTGGATGAGTTCGTCTTCGAAATTCTCAGAAGGTTCTAAATCGTTATATGAATCATATATGATGGAATTTCCGTCAATATATAAATTATCGCAGGGAACATTTTTCAGAGTTTTGATGATACTACCATGATTCTTAACAATATAGGAATAAAAACACGGGATACCCATTCGGTATATATACTCATTTTATATACCTATATGATTTTTTGTTCATAGTTATATAATCAAAATCATCGTTAAAAACATATAAAATTTAAAAATCGATATATATAAATGGCAAAAAAATCAAAAATCGTGACGGTACATTCTCAAATACTGAATAGTATTGAGAATATTTCTAGTATCAAAGATGCTATAAAACGTGGTATCCAAAACAGTATGTTTTTTAAAACGGCAAACATTATGACAATAAATGAATTTAATATTTATAATCAGGCATTAGAAGAGAACTATTTAAAAATAAAGGAGCTGGAAGAAATGAGTCTCTCTGATACTGCCGACAAAAACGATATTAAAAACTATTTACTTGATATTTATATTTGTATATCAAAACTATTTAGCCAATTTGGATGTTATAATATTGCTGATTTTTATAGTGCTTATGGTGTCGAAGAAACAACTCCACAAAACGCTATGGGAAACATTATATCTACTTATTTTCATCCATATTCAATAAATATTCATAAGTGGGAATCAGGAAATAATGGTCAATCTATTGGGAGCCGCGATTTTAATAAACTAGCTATGGTAAGCGAACAGGACCAAATAATCTATATGGACACGTTTGAATGCTTGGATTTATCCAGACTTTCACAGAAATTTTACGAGCGAGTGAATGGTATACGCATTATTGTTCAAGATAAAAAAAACAGAGAGACTATAATATTTGATGGTGTATTGGACAATCATAATATTGAATATTTTGAAAACGATTTCGTTTTAAATAAATTAGTATCACTTAGCGACTATATTAACATCCAAGAAAAACCCATATATGAAAAAAATGAACATCTCGTTAATTTTAAGAATTCTCTGATGATTAAAGATCTGCTTATATACTCAGTCGAAGAATTAGAAATAAAATATATTAGATTTCTCTCTAAGAGTCAAAAAATGATTGAGGAACCTGTCGGTGACATTGTAAATGAATTTACAAATGAAGATTTATTCGCAAAACGCATTAAACTAATAACACTCTTAATACGATATGAAAAGGTAGAATATCAATATCTTGCATATTTATTGTATGATATGTTATCAAATACGGCTTCATCCGTCGATTCATTTGAACAGAATTTATTATATGAGAGTTTTCCATGGACTATAAAACGATACTTTAAAGATGCAATGAAACAAACCATCGACTATACGACAAAACTTAGCGATTATGAAATAAATGTACCATTAGAACAACAGATTTGCTTGATGAAGGCAAGTGACGCAATAAAACAAAAAGCCATGATAAAATTAAAAGAAGTAAAATCGAAAAATGAAGAGTCAGGTTCAAAAGCACGCCAATGGTTGGAAGGTTTGTTAAAGATACCATTCGGTGTTTTCAAACAAGAACCAGTATTGAAAATATATCAAGAAATTAGAGAGTCTCATAATGAATTATTACAAGGATCAGAACCCAATAAAGACTATAATATTATAGAAATTAAAAAATACCTTAGTGATAATAATATCAGTGATGAAGAATTAGTAGTAATTAAAACAAATGATATTGAAAAAGCATTGACACAAAAGAAAAGAACCACTATAATAAGCACGATTAATATATTAAATACATTTTCAAAGAATCGGAATGGGATTAATAAAATTTGCCATTCTGGAAAAACAATCGATTGCATGAATCTACAAATTAAAAACTATTTTAATACAATTAAACAGTGTCCAGAGTTAATCAATGATTTATATACAGTGCTGAATTTAAAGACAGACTACAGTCTAAGACAATCCTTAATGACCAGCATCTCTGATAAATGTGTAAATATCAACACTTCTCTCCAAACCATTGATACTGTCTTAGAAGACTCCATACATGGTCATAATAATGCAAAACGACAGATTAAAAGAATAATCGGTCAATGGATAACTGGTGAAAACTCGGGATATTGTTTTGGTTTTGAGGGACCGCCTGGTGTTGGCAAGACTTCCTTGGCCAAAAACGGATTAGCCAATTGTTTGAAAGATTGTAATAATAATACTAGACCCTTTGGATTTATTGCCGTAGGCGGTTCTAGCAATTCCAGCACGTTAAATGGTCACAATTACACATATTTGGGTTCAACCTGGGGTCGCATAGTAGATATATTAATGGAAAAAAAATGTATGAATCCGATAATATTCATTGATGAATTAGACAAGGTGAGTCGGACAGAACAGGGTAAAGAAATCGTATCTATATTGACCCATTTAGTGGATTCGACACAAAATGATTGCTTCCATGATAAATATTTCAGTGGCATTGATGTTGACTTGTCAAAAGCATTATTTATATTTTCGTATAATGACGCCAGTTTGATTGATAATATATTATTAGATCGTATCCATCGCATTAAATTTGAACATTTATCATTAGAAGATAAATTAGTAATTGTATATAAACATATCTTACCTGATATGTATCTTAGAATTGGTATTAAAAACGTGATTGAATTTTCAAAGGACGTGATAACATATATCATCGATGAATATACATGTGAGCCAGGTGTCCGAAAATTGAAAGAAATATTATTTGAAATCATCAGTGAAATCAATCTATCAATACTATACAACGAAACCTATGAATTACCAATTAAGATCACAAAAGATGATATTAAATTCAAATATCTTAAAGAACGTCACAGTGTAAAACATAAGAAAATTCATGAAATACCCGAAATAGGTAACATAAATGGTCTATGGGCGAATGCTATGGGTATGGGTGGGATAATACCAATACAGGCAAAATATTTTCCAACTGGAACTTTAATGGAATTAAAATTGACTGGTATGCAAGGTGATGTTATGAAGGAGAGCATGAATGTCGCGAAAACATTAGCATGGTCTTTGTGTGAAGAATTAATATGCGTACAAAATGTAAAACGATTTGAGGAAACCAAACGCCAAGGACTGCATATTCATTGCCCGGAAGGTGCAACACCAAAGGATGGGCCATCGGCCGGTGTCGCCATTACAATGGTTATATATAGTTTATTAAATAACTTGCCTATTAAAAACGATATTGCAATCACTGGCGAAATTAATCTACAAGGATATATCACAGCAATCGGAGGGTTGGATTTAAAGATATTAGGAGGAATACAAGCTGGAATAAAACATTTCATTTTTCCGTATGAAAACAAAGATGATTTTGAAAAATGCAAATCAAAACAAGACAAAATTATAGATTTTGAAAAATATAAATTTACAATGGTATCACGAATTGAGGAAGTAATAGCTATTGTATTTGAATAACCATATATATATATATGGTACTCGAAAAAATATTAGATGGAACCGTGGACCTTAATGGTTATATTATGATGTTTCCAATAATTATTATTGTTTATATTATAAGTTCCAGTTTTATGATGCAGGATATGTGTGGATTAATATATATATTTGGGATATTGTTGACATTGTTAAATGTTTATGCAATGAGTTCCATGTCAAATAGTACCAAGGCAACACTTAAAAATTATAAAAGCGGCGATTGGACAAAAAGTGGTTTTTGCTATATTGGACTTCCATTAATAAATCAAAAGTATAATAATGTATCACCAAATGCAGCCATCATAATATTTACATTATTCTTTTTTTTAATGGGTGATATAGCAAATAATATCCGCGAGATGAAAAATCCTTTTGGATTTAGTTATTTCTTATTTTTAAACAAACCATGGCTTATTGTGTTTTTTTGTGGAATGTTTGCATTAAATATTCTTGCAGAGAGAATGTATAGTTGTAATTATTATGTTGCATTGGATTATTTTGTGGGTGGGGGGGCAGTAGGATTATTTTCGGGTTTATTAATTATGGTCTTTTTTTTAGCAGTCGGTATGAAAAATAATTTACAAACAAATTCCTTTTTACAAAATGCATCATCCTGTGTTGTCCCATCAAAAAAAATGTTTCAATGTGATAATGTGTCGCTCGATGATGACCGGGTATATTTTTTAAGAACTGACGAATTAAAAGAAAGTCCATATTGTGATTCTATAATACCGGGTAATGTAGATACATATAATATATCCACCCTGAAAAACTATGGCACTTATGATAAAATTATTATAACCGGTAAGACAATGGTATATTTTTATGAAAAAGAAAATCGGAAAGGAAGAGTTGTTATTATTGATAAATATGGTAAAATGAAAGGAAAGGGTGATTTTGAAACCTCAGAAACAGACCAAACAGAAACCCGCCAAATTTCTTGGGGGGCATTAATAAATAAGTTTACAACAGATTGGCCGGCAATGAAAAATACATTTGAAGGTCCGCAATCAATTCTGATTCATAAAGAATATTAATAGTATATATATGATTATTGGAGATATATTTAATGTGATTTCATTAATGTCACCATATCTGGTTCCGACTTATTTAGTAATGGGTTCAATGATAAATCAAGATGTTAAAGCATTTTTATACTTGGCATGTTTAACGCTTAATGTTTTAATAACGACATATATTGGACAAACGATATCAGACCCGGAGGTCCAAGACCCAAACCTTAAAACATTATGTCAGTATGGCCCTCTAACCCAAATAATAACACTAGTTTTACCACCGTCCAAATCGTCTCTATCGATTACTAGTAGTATAATAGGATTTACATTAATATACTTACTTTTGCCTATGCTTTTTGCTAATAAAATGAATTATGGAATATTTGCTGTGTTTGGATCCCTTTTAACAATAAATGGTTATGCACAAATAGCACATGGGTGTATTGATGGCACCGGTGTAATTTTAGGTACACTTGTTGGTGCATTAATAGGTGCATTTTTAGTAATAATATTAGGAGGAGATGAAAAATTTAAGTTGATGTTATATGGGTCCGAAACAAGCAAAAAATCAGGTAAATGTAAAATTCAAAATCAAAAATATACCTGTAAAAAAATATCACTTGCAATAGAATAATCTTATGGTGTAAATGCTGTTGTATTTTTAATAAATAGTGACATGATTGTTTTAATGTTTAAATTTCGATGAAAAGAAAAAGATAAATCTGTTGAGCGATTCCGAAAATTCTTAGCAGAATATTTTTGAACTATATTAGCGAAATTTACCTGCGAATATTTAGATACACTTGAAAATGAAAACTGTGTCTTTTTTAATTTTCCATTTACATTATTATGAAAATTAAATATAAACATCTTTAAATCGTGTTTGGTCTTACATTGATTAATTTTATGCAGTTTTAAATACTCTGCTGCGTGTGTTCTGCAAAAAGGACATGGCACAGAAGTCGCAATTAATGTAATGATTACGAAAATATCGTTTTTACAAGAATTAAATTTGTCATCATATATTTTTTCGGCGATAGTATGCAATAATAACCATGTTTCGGGTCCCCATTCCGCAATTTTCATTATATATTCATAAATATATTTAAATATATAAAATTATAATTGTAAATGCAATATAAATTTGAAGGAGGTGTTGATTTTTATGCCGAATTGGCAAAATTGTCATCATCAGGCGCAGGCGAAGTAGCAGGCGAAGCAGCAGCAGCAGGCGAAGCAGCAGCAGCAGCAGGCGCAGCAGCAGCAGTAGCAGGAGCAGCAGGTGCAGGCGAAGCAGCAGAAGCACCTTATGAACTGTGTAATATTTCATGTGAGCCATTGGTAAGACATAATGTAACGTTGGTGTGTGGTCATAAATTTAATTATGAGCCATTATATCACGAAATTAAATCACAAAAAAAGCCACGACAGGGATTGGCTTTTCCAGCTAAACATAGCAAATTAAAATTAAATGTTAGACAGTTAAAATGTCCATTATGTAGAAATATTCAACACTTTATTTTACCATGGATACCATTATATACAAATTGTCCAAAGCTATATGGTGTAAATACCCCCAAGATATATTCAATGTATTTAAATAAATGTAATCATATTTTGAAATATGGTAAAAACAAAGGTGAAATATGTGATAAACAATGTAATGATGAAAAATGTAACTTACATATGGGTAAAATACCAAAGGAGGGAGCGGAATATTGTCCTGCCATAATAAAAAGCGGGATAAACAAGGGAAAAATTTGTGGATGCGCGGTAAAACAAAATGGATTTTGTAATAGACATAATAAATAAATTTAAAAGTTAATTATATACATAAATATGGCTACAAAAGAACAACTCGTACATTTAGTTACCGAATGGATGGATAGTGATAATTCAATTAAAAATATGCAAAAAGCTTTAAAGGATGTCCGAGATCGGAAAAGAATGCTGACCGAAAAATTAGTTCATGTGATGAAAGATAATGAGATTGAATGTTTTGATATAAATGATGGTAAACTAGTCTATTCAAAGAGCAAAACAAAACAGGCGGTTAGCAAAAAGGTATTATTAGATGCGTTAAATAAATATTTCTGCGATAAACCAGAGACGGCGAATGAAATAGTCGACCATATATTGGATTCTAGAACAGAAAAAATTACTGAAACAATTAAAAGAAAATAAAAAGATATTAATATAACATAAATGTCATATGTTATATATAAGCAACAATTACTAAATGTACCTCTCACGCTTGAACATTGCGTTAATGTGTGCAAAGTAAAAGTATGTTATTGTACAATTAATACAACGTTTCCCAACCCTTTTTTGGAATTTAAATTATTAAAGAATGAGCGAGGGGTATTAACATTTGAATCATTTAATGCAAAGATTATTAAAAACATTGATATCAGGACATTTATTATGCAAAATAGACCACAGACGCCAATTGATGATATATTAGGATATATAATATTCAAAGATGAACTATGTTGTTTTATTAAATTTGAAAGTAAGTCAGATAAATTATATAAAGCATCTGACACACATGGTATTGTATTAGCAGATGAAATAATAAATCGACGCCAGTATTTTAATATTCCAATAGATGATTCAGTGTATAGGTTTTTTATAAAAAATCCACACTGTTTATATTTAAAATCCGAGCAAGGAAAGCAACTAATACAGCCAAAGGCATATTATTATGGAGATACATCAATGAAAAAAAAGTATCTATTAGATTTAGGAATACCCAAACAAGTATATTTAGGCATATTTGGGTCATATTATTATGTATCTTCTTTTAATGATGCAGTAATAAATGCGGGCTGGACTCCAGATGGCAAACAATTGGTCGTTAATAATGTTTCTATTACATCCGGAAAACATGGCAAATATATACAAGGGGCTATTTATAGAGCCTTTCTATTTATAGAACGCACCGAATGTAAGTTGTCTAAAACACCTGATACATCCCCAACCACTAATCTATTAATAGCACAATCGAGTGATTATGCGAAAAAAAATATACATGTTAGTAACAGAGGTGGCAAATGGAGTGCAATATATGATACTATTTATAGCGGGTCTCATCCAGATTTGCCGTCGAATTTGATAGCACATAAAACGCCCATTTCAATCTATAATTATGTTGAATTGAATATGATGTCATTGCCTATGAAAAAAACTGAAAATTATAAATCTATTCAAATAAAATAATCTCATAATATTGCAAATGATATCAAAACAAATGAACATATTTGTATTTATTATATTTTCATTATTCGCATTAAACTATTCCACCTATGTCGCTTTAAATTTTTTCGGAATTGAAGAAAAACATTATAAACCGTTTTTAATGTATATAAATGTATTAGGATTTTTTGTGATTATATTGCCGAAAAGAAAAGGTCATATTGTTACGAAATTAAATAGTATTATTTCATAAAATTGATATAAGTTTAAACTATATATTATATTGATACAACATGGACGGAATTGCTGTTCGCGACACCCTGAATAAATATATCGAAACATTTAAGAAAAATCTCATGGAACATTCAGAACTGACAGCATCACAAAAACAATATATTGAAGAATATCCTGACATTATTATTACAGAAAAGAAAAAACGTCTTCGGAATATTATTGCCGACGAAGAACGATGTCATGCCAATAAAGCATCTGGCGAACGATGTACTCGCAAAAAAAAATGCGGGGAAAATGTATGCGGAACGCACCAGAAAGGAACACCTCATGGTATAATTAATGAAACATATCATTCAACAAACACTACTAAGAAGGTTGATGTATGGACACAAGACATTTGTGGTATCGTATATTATATTGATGCTAATAAGAATGTATATAATAGTCACGATATTATGATAAATATGCACCAACCACGTGTTATCGGGTCATATGATATGGATTTAGATGGTGAATATAGCATTAGTCATTATTAAATTCGTTGTAAATCTATTATATATTTATTATATTATGGTATATGTGTGATTATAGCAATGACGATTTAAAGCAGTTATTAAATGTATATAGCGAAGCTGAATACCTGTCTTTATCTATTCAAAAAACATTGCAAATGCACAATGAAATCACGAATTTAATGAAAACTGTCACAAATAAAAAGTTATTATTTTTTTTAAGCTTATTTAACAAAGTTTTGCTCAAAGAAAAGGCTGGATATGCTACCATTTTAAAGACCGAAACGGAAACGTTTGAATTTCCTAAAATATTTCAAATGGCTGTCTCTGCAAATGACGAAGAAAATTTAGCGACTTTTGTTGGACAATATGATATGTATATTACAGTATCTAGCATAATGACCGAATCCTATAAAGCACTTGCGGAATATAATGCAGATATTGCGAAAATACATGAAATGGCTAGCGAATCTACAATTATTAGTAGGTTGAACAATCTTGAAATATCCGAGGCACCTGAACCTGCTGCTCCGACTGTTCCTGAGACTGTTCCTGAGCCTGTTCCTGAGCCTGCTGCTGAGGTTGTGCCTGAGCCTGTTCCTACTGAGACTGTTCCCGAGCCAGAGACTGTTCCCGAGCCAGAGCCTACTGAGCCAGAGCCAGAGCCTACTGAGGCAGAGCCTGAGCCTGTTACTGTTACTGAGCCCGAGCCTGTTCCTACTCCCGAGCCCGAGCATGTTCCCGAGCCTGTTCCTGTTACCGAGCCTGTTCCCGAGCCTCTTGCTACTCCTGAGCTTGTGTCCACTATTGATGGGGATATGGCACCATTGTTAGAAGAAAATAATGCGGACAAAAAAGAATTTAAATATAGTTTAGAAATATATAAACTGATGAGTGATTTGACTGAACCTATGATGACGGTAGATGAGGTTAAAGGTGTATTAATGGAAAAACTGGATGAATTTAAAAGTATATGTGATGTACTCCAAGGAAAAAAGAATGAAATCCAGGCATGTAAAGAAACATTGGAAGGATTTAAGAAAAGTGGCATGAATGTGGATTCTGCAATACTTCCTTTGGACGAACAGCATAATGAAATTGATACTCAGTGGAAACTAAATGTCAACAGTTTAGTCGAAATGAAGGATAAAGTTGTTGAACTTGTGGAAGCAATGAACAAAGATGTCGAGAAATACAAGCCTACCGAATAATAAAATAATGTTTTAAAACTATAAACATTATTTATAAAAATTTATCACCAGCAATATAAACTGATTTAGTCAATATCTCTGGTATTTTTTCATTAAATTCATGTAACGAATCCAAGACTCCTTCAATATCTTCTACTTTCTTTTGATCAATTTCAATCTTGCACTCGGTATTACCATTATAAATTTTTAACAATTGATAAATATTATAATTCGTATCATTAATATTAACATTTTTACAAACATTTAGACGAATGTGTTCAAAAATACTGTTTGGAATGATAGGATTGCGCTGATTCGATGAATCCTTTGAATCATCTAACATGCGCCTCCAATTAAAATCAATATGCATCGTCATTACTTCACACATTTTTAATAGTCTAACATGAATATGTAACTTAATCAGATTGCATATTTTTTCTATTCTCTGAGTATCTTCTGACTGCAAATCTTTTCCAGAACGTTTGCTATGAACACCAATATTTTTGGGTTTAAAAATGTCCTCACTATTGCACTCTTCAATCTCTGCTTCTGTCCATTCGAAATCATTAATTAACATTTTTCGATATCTATCGGCATGACTTATAACAATCGGAGAATTCATTATTTCATCAAATGCCGATATAAATTTCTCTCTTGTGTAATCACACAACCTTTCTACATATTTATAGGTTTCAATCTCAAAAATCTGCTGAAATTCCTCATTGTCCATCAATGTCATACACTGATTATCCGTATTTGGACTGTTTAACATATTCCAAACTGAATATCGAATAATCTTATATGTTACATACTCAAACCTCCGTATTGCATAATCAAAAAATACATTCATTTCCAATTGTTGCTGAACAGTATGCAACATCACACAATGTGCCGAATCTTTTGGTGTATCTAAATTAATATTTGGATCATATGTAATACCATGTATTATATCTTCAACCGATGGCTTAACCGCGATAGAACATAAGCGCTGCTGTAATTCATATACAGTTCGCGTATATAATGCATGTGATATCAAATCGCGCGTCAAACAAATATCTAAATCAGAATCGTATGCAATAATATTCGTATTCATCGGTTCGGAACCACTAATATCAGAGAATGATACGTCATTTTTAATATTTTCAATAACATTTTTTCGTAACATACTTAGGGATGGCCATATATTTGTATTATTTCTTAAGGAAAATAAATTGGCCTCCTTCACCTCTTCTTTGAGATTTTCGAAAAAAGTATGCTCCGAGTGTCGTTTATGTGGGATCAAGTGCCCTTTAAGTAGTTTTTGAGTATTCATTTTAAATGTGTTATTAAATTGCTCTAATATTTCTTCATTGATTTTTGGAACCAAAAATTTATTATTATACAAATTAAATTCATTTAACAGTATATCTTTTTGTTTGAAAAGAAATTCCTGTAATACTGTATTAAATTCAAGCACATGTCGATGCAATTTCTTTCGTAAAAATACTTTTACACTATCTAAATTAAAATGAATATTTCTCTGCTCCAAAATATCACCATATGTTTCTTTTAAATACTTAATCGTTTGTACCGATATATTTTCTTTATTTTTAAGGTCTGATACAAGCTTTGATAGGGACAATAAAAACATATCATTACCATTTGCAATTTCACTGCTACATTGTAAAAGATTATTATAAATATTATCATATGTAATATCTTTATCACTGCAACATCTATCGAAATGTGTCAGACAATATATTACATTATTCTTATTTCGATTCTTTACTTCATCCAATATACTCGTATTGAGAGAACCTATATCAACATCAAATCTATGAACAAACAAAATGAATATGTTTTCCTTCTTTAAATAATCCTTCACAATAGCATATGAATTTTCATGTTGAGACTGTTTCTCGGAGGTATCGCCAATACCAACCAATCCTGGTAAATCAACTAATGTCATGGAAGACGTACATGTTGGACTCCATATTTTAATGGTAATCGGTTCAAATACAATTTGTTTGCCAATTGTACCCTTAAAATGAGTGATGAGTTTTTTTTGCAATTCTTCTTGTGTTACAACAGTGAATTTTTTGGTTTTGGGATCCTCAAATTCAAACTTCCACCCCATTTTAGCATCACATGGTTCTAATAAATATCTTACAGGACATCTGGTAGCAAATAAATTATCCGTATAGGCAATATTTACCCCTAATAACATACATAACAAACTCGATTTGCCAGAAGATTGATCTCCTATAATTATAAATTCTTCCCCAGTATTATTAATCGTCTCAATTCGGTGCCTTAAATCAGCTATTTGTTGAAGATTGTTAACTGAATCAGTTTGAACGTCACTTGTAATATCGCGCGTAGTAATCGTTTGCTGCATATTTTTATAGATTCTATTAAATTCAGTATTAACACTTTCAAGTTTTTGATGAATATCATCAATATTGTTCTTATACCTCATTCCAATATTATGTTTCTGTTTTGGACCATTAAAAAACTTCACCTTATTTTGAACAACTTTATGCTTAATCCGTAATATATTTTTTATAGAACTGGTGTTCCAATTTGTAAGCCATATTTTAAAAAATAATCTCTTTAAATTCAAATAACCTACCTTTCCATTTTCTAAAAGATGTGCTAAATATCTTATGGAAATAACTGCCCGACTTAGAGATACTTTATTAATTTCGACCTTATTTGCATTTTTTGTTATTGCTATTTGTTCAATAAATCTGCGCTTTGTCTGTAAAATTTGAACGCATCTTGCCATACTATTTAATAGACACATGGCCCATTTGTTAAGATATTGATGCAGTTTATTGGTTTCTACTATTATTTGTTCTGTTCTAGTATTAAAAAGATTTAGTAACACCGGTGTTGTGCTTGTTAATATTACTGGGGATGTGTTACGTCTATCAATCTGGACGGCTTCAAAAGTTTTTCCGGCAATCGTTATTGATATTCTCTCTATCGGGTCTGTTATAAACAATGGTATTTTGTTTTTATCTTTAAATGCACCGTTATACGATTTTATATATACGCATTTTCCTTTTTCACGATCTTTAGTGATGTATACAGACCTATCCCATAATTTTTTATCTATAACTTTTTGAAGAACAAAATGTTCCCCAAGTTCATATGTCATTTTAAATTATAAAAATATTTTATTTTTATAAAAATTAAATTAAACGCACAATATTTTAGAAATATAATATATGATTATGGAAAAACGTTCTCCCCCCTACTATATGCGCTCTCTACAAAAACATTATGTTATTTATATTGCTCTCATTAGTATTTATATTAGTAAAAATATTGAAAATATAGAACACCTCCATATATCATCACAATACGAAGTAGTTGAATCAGATACAACATTGGAATATGCACAGTTAATAGTTGATAAATTAATTGCCGAGGCCGTGGAAAAAATATCAGACAAGCATACCATGGTGCCCAGCACACCGCCTATTGCTTCATCCAAATCCATTTGGGGGCATATTAAAACTTACAATCCACTAAATTATTTATTTTAATAAAAATTAATAAAGCCATTATATGTTATATGCTAAAACAATATCGACAACAAAACCTTATTCAACGCATGGTAACCAATTTAGTATCTCGGCAGAAATCGCGAATGAAACGAAGGGAAATACTGAATGCATTATATACATTTGATATGCGTCATTCTAAAATGATAGAGTCAAGTTTTAATAGATGGAGAGAAACAATCCAATACTATTCAAAAATCTCTTCCTTAGTTTCTACTACTTATGATGATATATTCATTACCAACAAAATTTTCGCTGCCAATCAAATTGGCCGCCGCAAATTATATAAATGCAATTAAATGATATATATAATATATGAAAGAGTGGCTTATAAGTGGGATGTTAATCGGGACCATTAATATTCCTATAAACTATCTCAGACGTCATCTATACATATTTTCTAGTAGTGACTACTATTTTTTAAATGCAGTAGTCAAAAGTGGGATTGTTACCTGTATTTTCATCTTTGTATATGATTATAATTGTATTATTTACAATTATGCTATTATTGCTGGGGCATTACGGGCAATCCAAAAATATCTATACATTAATACTAGAGATGTTTCATGTATTGATATTCAATACATAGAGAGAATAACAACTATGCTAGGCGATTCGGCCATATGGGATACATGGAATGCCATGTGTTTTGGTGGTGGTACTATTATAGCCAATGCAGTGTTATTGTTTGATAATATTAAAATAGGTGATTGGTTTTATAACGAACATACGTGTGTTTTGCCACTCAGTGAAAATTTATTAGGAGGAGACTCATTTCGCAATAACGATAGAAATTTACAATATGTAGGAAGTATCCTATTGGGGAGCGCCGAACATATAACGCTCAAAACTATACTATATTATAATACCGATACATGCATTACGTGCATGGCATCCATTGTTTTTTTTTATACCATGGGTGATACACTTGTATTTACCACCATAAAAATCATAATGGATGGACCTTTTATTTTAGACAACTATGACCCTGTCGAAAATATACGAAATATTATGTTTATTATAGTATTTATTGTCTTTTTAGAAATTTTATACGATTGTGGTCTTATTTTTATTTTGTCCTATAAACCCAATATTGGCTATGCATTAATCGTACTCGATTCATACAAACTTGTAGAAGAATGTGTGACATGGTATAAACATGAGATGAGTGATATTTTACATGAATGTACCGTCGTTGGTGTATGTCTATACATATATGGTGCATTGTTTTTCTATCCAACATTTATTTTTATAGACTAGCGGCGATACCACAACCAGGCACCCACCACTGACCCAATCATGCTGAATGTAGATAGTGTATATACGTTATCCGGTAATCCGACTTTTTTATGATTAGATGCAATCATTCCAATAGTAGAAACGATTGCAACGCTGGTAGCTACCGTAGCAGCTCGTTCAATAAGACTTGTATCATACTTTTGCATATGTAATAATTAAACATTATATTTAAATTAGTTATTGTGTATATATAAAAAGTTTTATATATACACACTAATATATATATGAAATATAGATTAGTAAATGGTGATTATGTAGAGGTTGCTATTACAGAATCTGGTAGAGTTCAGGCTATTAAATATGATAAAACCGGTATTCAAAAAATGAATACTTTTAATGTATCAAAAGAAAACACTTCTTCATGCCAATATCAGGCTCTACTATTTCCAGACAATAGTTTTATTGTAGTATGGCTACAACGTGTTTTAAATAATACTCATCAAATATGCATTCGACGATATACTCAGCAAGGTTTAGCTAAACCTATTGTTGAAATACCAATGAATCATTACGCAATTCCCGACAATTTTGAAATAAGCAATGATAGTAAAACTATTAACTTTTCATGGCTTACTATTGAAAAAAAAACATATAATATGAGTGTTAATATGGAAGGCACTATTCAATCACCAGAAGCTGAGCCCGAGGTTGAAAATATTCAAATATGTATTGAAACAAAGGTATCGAATGCAGAGGCGCAGGCACAGGCACAGGAGGCACAGGCCCAGGCGGCAGCACAGGCGGCACAGGTGGCGGCAGCACAGGAGGCACAGGCGGCAGCACAGGAGGCACAGGCGGCACAGGAGCAGGCAGCGGCGGCACAGGCGGCACAGAAGGCGCAGGAGCAGCCGCAGGCAAAAATATCATTTTTGCCTAAACCTTCGGCTCTTCCAAATAAAGACCTGGCAAGTAAGTCATCTTTTATACCCAAAGTATTAGGACCAACTCCTGACAAGAAAGCATTATCATCTTCTTCATTTGTCCCAAAACCAATAACTTTTGGAAAATTAAAATTGGATGTTAAAGAACCTGACACCATTATTCAATTTACTCCTGTAATGACACCATCTTCAACAGTATCAATGGCAAATATTATGAGTGAAACAATCGGACCTAAACCGGTAACAATAAGACGCCCAAATAATTTGAATTTAGCTTCACGGCGGCCGAGAGGGAAACGTCCAGGCATGGGCATGATGTTTAATTAATATTATGTTTTACTAATAACGACTCAATTGCTAGAAGTCTTGCACTAAGTTGCGCATTCTCGGTTTCCAATATGGATATTTTCGCTGATTGTTGTGTTTTGATTTTACTTAATTCTTGAATTGCCGAATGATGTATAGTAAAAATCACCTCTTTTCGTATTGTATGAAAGTCATCAACTTCCTTACCAAAAAAATATAGATAATTCCATCTTTTATCAAATATAAAAGATTTTTTATCATCTTCAACCATAATTTTGATGCAATTTTCTTCTGATTGATTGTTCCCACATATATCATCGTACCCAAAAAAACTGCATTTTCCGGTATGGTTTGACGACAAGTCTAAATCTGGCACGGTCAGCTTCCATTTCCCATCCGTATTTTCAGACCAGTCTAAATTGTCTAATAATCTGATTTCATCTGGTATGAAATTTGGTTGTACAGAAACTGCACTAGGTATATGCTCCCTCACATTTTGTGCAATAAACCCAATTGTTTTGCGTTCTATATAAGTTTTGGGATCTTTATAACGATAATATTTTGTTTCTATATTATCTATCATTTCTAATGCTAAATCATCTGGTACATTTTCAATATCGGTTTTGATACGTTCGTCAGAAGAAATATATATACCAACATTTGCAGAGCCCCCCACCGTATTCCCCGTACTTCCCCCTGCTAGCCATATCGAACCCCAGGCTTTAATACTTACTGGCGCTGATGAAAACATGCCTAGGTTCGACGAATTTTCTGTAAAATCTGTTTTCCCCAGGTTGCCGGGATGGAAGTCAATATACCTATATGCAGCAGTGTAAATTGTATCGCCACCACCTTCGTGTTTCAGCGTTGATACTAAATGAGCTGCCGTGTTTATTTCTAATGGATACGTAGCACCCGTATTTGTTCCACTAATAACCACATTGTTTGCCATCTCAATATCATGATAACCGATTCGCATACAATAATTAGGAACTGTTGTGCTACCTACGAGTTTTGTTGATATTTGAAAACTTATATTATGACTATTATTATCCACACCATAAATAATACCTAAATTGGCATTATTGGATTCTGTATCTTTTTCTATAAATCCATATATTGAAGATGTTAATGCGTCACTAGATCTGTCTTTGAATTCGACAAGTCTACGAGTATCTATTGATTCTATCGATGCAGCTATATCTGTTGTAATTGTACTATTTTGATAGATATGCAATTTTGATTCCGGATTATTTAATCCTATCCCGACTCTACCATTATCATTCAACACAAAACAATTAGCTGTAATTGCAGTTTCTGCCGACTCTACAAACTTACTAAAATATAATCCTTTGTCTAATACATTATTCGAGTCTCTTGTTGTATTCGCAATTTTCCAGAAATGGTCTGACCCATCTGTCGATTTACCTAAATGTAACCCCTGACCTTCTACCGCCGGCAATATCGCAATATCACCCGAAATATCCAGAGATGTTTCACTCCCCGCCACTGTCGTCGCACCACCTAATGCTATCAATCCCGACATATCTATTGACCCAGACATTGTAATATTGCCATCCAAATGTAATCTGCTTTGCGGCTGTGGAACACCTAACCCTACATAACCATTGTCCCTCTGGATTGTCATGTGATTTTCTCCGAGTTCATTATCATTGTGACCAGAAAAGCAGAACGTATTGTCTGGCCAATTTAAACTAAAATCACCTTCGCCTCCATTATATCCTATGGAAAAACCATTTTTACTCGTATCATTCGCCTCTTTGAAAAATATACGGCCACCACTATTCGCTGCGGAATTGTTCGGCTGAAATAACATTGCGCCCGAAGCACTCCCCGCCGACACATGTAACTTTGCTAGTGGTGTATCAGTACCTATTCCAACAAATCCCAAATTGGTTATGCCACTCCCACTGCTGCCCCGGGCATTATTGTTTAAATAAATATCATTTATGTCGGAACTACCTGGTTTTTGTTTCCAAATACCGCTATTGAATTGGTTTTGAATATTTTCTGTTACTCCATCAAGAAATGCTAACTCTTCAAAACTAATTGTAAAATTATTACAAATATCGATGCCTGTTGTGGTAATCCGGATTTGCTCTTCGCCTGAAATATCAATACTACTTGCGTCTATTGTCACGAAATCTGTGCCTTTTGAGAATTCCATAATTATATTTAAAGCCTATAATATATTTTACTAAACACTACCCATATCTATCACTAATCCATATCTATCACTAATCTATTGTTAGAAGAGGTAATTGCGGGTGCTTCCCCGATTTTTATTGAGTTGTTCTCTATTTTTGTTACATGTTGATTACCAGATATTTCTATAAAATCACTTTGAATATGCATTTGGTCATTACCGCATAGGTCTATGCCCTGAGAACTGATATCTATTTTTGGCATTTCTGTATTACACATATCAAATGTCATCATACCTAATGTACTCACAAACATATGCCCGCCACCGCAAATGTCGATGCCACCTAATTCAATGTTGCCGAAATTATCCTGCATTCCCGATATATCAATGCTAATTTTTTTATTAAATGCCATTATTATTATATATAAAGCCTTTTAAATATAATATTAAATTTAATTATTGGAAGTTATTTTGCAGGAAGCTATTTATTTTGCATCAAGCTATTTATTCTGCATCATGCAGCATGAAGCTATTTATTGGAAGCTATTTATTTTGCAAAACTATTACAGCCGCCTCCAAAGTTTCCATGCGGGTCTTCAATTGTGCATTCTCTGCCACTAATGCATCATTTCGCCTAGACAGCTCTTGTATTGCACTATGGTGGAGCGCAAATATTTGGGCTTTATCAATTGTATGGAAATCATTCACTTCTTTGCCGTAAAAGAATACATTTGTATATTGTTGTTCAAATTTGAATTGGTTAGTTTTGTTACCAGATGCATCTTTCTCACTTTCAATTTCTACCTTTATTTCATCATTACCAGATGGATCATTGCTTACATAAAATCTACATTTACCAGTTAGGTTTTCAACCAACATGTCTAAATCTACAATGGTTAAAACATTTGCATCCCATTGGGGGGTGGTAATGACCCTCATTTCATCGGGCAGCCAATCAGTTAAAATATTAACAGCGTTTGGTACAACTTCTTTAACCTCCTGAGCAATAAAGCCTATTGTTTTCGTTGTTTTTCTTCGTTTAGGGTCAATATAATGATATTCTCTGCTTTCCAATGCATTCACTTGTTGCAAAGCGTGGTCATCATCAACGAGTGAAATATCGGTTTTTATGCGGTTGTCACTCTTAACAAATAAGTATGTGCCGGCCAATATGCCATATTCAGACCTTATTGTAATGGATTCGTCGTGTAGTGTGGATTCCGGTGCAATTACCCCCCCGGGACCAATATAGGTGCCGGCCGCTGAATTACCAGCAATCCCGATGTACCTACTGAATACATCAAGTGGTACTACGGGAGTATTAGTCCCAATACCCACATTTCCATTATCATCCAAAACTAATACATTATCCCTATAAATATTCCCATTATCATTTATATTTCGTATCATAAGGTCGTTGTCGCGTCCATTTACAAACTCCCACCTGAAATTGTCATTTGACCTTGCAAGTGTTAATCCCGACGAACCATTCCATTGACCCGAATGCGTGCCGTTATTGGTATCCGCACATTTTATATTTAATAATGATTGTGGGGTAGTGGTCCCAATGCCGACTTTTCCCGCCCCACTACTACACAGATGGACATTTTGTCCGGAATGATGATTAATATAACAGCCAACTCCATGCGTGTCCCAGTGCCAAGGTTCATATTCGGCTGGCCCCCCAAATTGGGTGTACCTGCTGCTGTAGGTCGGCAACGTACTGCAAATACGTATGGCGCCGACAACTTCTAATTTATCGTCGGGAGCATTGGTCCCAATCCCAACTCTCCCACTTTCAACATCTAAAATGATGTTATTCCCATTGCCACTCATATCTATGCCACTGGGGTCGATTTTTGTATGATATGTTGCATCTTTAACGTCCATCTATATATATATATTAGATACCTAAATGTTGTTTGATTAAACTAATTTCATTTTTGAGTTCAGATATTTCGGCAGTTTTTGCGGTATTCTCTGCAACAAGTGTGTCATTTCTCCTAGACAGCTCTTGTATTGCACTGTGGTGGAGCGCAAATATTTGGTTTTTATCAATTGTATGGAAATCATTCACTTCTTTGCCGTAAATAAATATTGTTGTAATATTAATATTAAACTTTTCAGTTGTTATTTCTAATTCAAAACAACCATTTTTATATTCACCATTTATCGAAAATTTATCAGATGTTCCTTTATTAAATATTAATTTATAAGTGCTGTTTTCTTCTCCATTAGGCCATTCAAGTATATTAATTTTATATAAATTATTACTAATGACCTCTATAATACAATTATAAGTGGTATAAATGTTTGGTACCATCATTGTTATTAATGATACTGCATCTGGTAAAACCGCTTTTACTTCCTGTGCTATAAAACCAATTCTCTTTTTTTCAGTCGTTTTATCAATATAATTATATTGTTTTGTTTCTAATTGATTTACTATGTCCAATGCTTCATTATCATCGACTGTTTCTATATTTGTTTTTATACGGCGATCACTTGATACATGGAGGGATCCAACTGCAAATATATTCCCTTGTTCATAGTGATTAAGAAAGAGCCCCCCTCCATCAGGACAGTCAATATGTAAATTGCTACTGCATCGAATTTGTCCTGCACTGTTAGTCGCCGCACTTACAGCTCCACCTAATATAAGAGGACTATTGCTGGTGTGTCCAGAGGGGGCGGCTATGGTAATCATCTGATCTGTACCATCGCCATCGGTCCCAATATGTAGTAGAGAGGCTGGAGCCGTGTTTCCAATACCGAAGTCCCCCTCCGTAAAAGTAAATGATGCCGCAGAAAACTTTAACGGATAACGCACTTCGGTGGCTCTATTAATACATTGAATATATCCAGCGTCTTGCCCACCGCTTTCGGAATATCTGAAATATAGACCTTTGCCAGCAGTAGCATTCCAAGAACCCGAATTAGCAGCGATGTGAAAATCATTATCAACATGCAAACTTGCTTTTGGGTCATTGGTCCCAATGCCAACCCTCCCACTCTCCACATCTAAAATGATGTTATTCCCATCGCCACTCATATCTATGCCACTGGGGTCGATTTTTGTATGATAATCGTCTGATTTGAGGTCCATCTATATATATATATTAGATACCTAAATGTTGTTTGATTAAACTAATATCGGCTTTTAATTGGACATTATCGGCCGTCAACATGGCTATTTCGGCAGTTTTTGTAGTATTTTCTGCAACAAGTGTGTCATTTCTCCTAGACAGCTCTTGTATTGCACTGTGGTGGAGCGCAAATATTTGGGCTTTATCAATTGTATGGAAATCATTCACTTCTTTGCCGTAAAAGAATACATTTGTATATTGTTGTTCAAATTTGAATTGGTTAGTTTTGTTACCAGATAGGTCTTTTTCGCATTCAATTTCTACCTTTATTTCATCATTACCAGATGGATCATTGCTTACAAAAAATTTAAATCTGCCTGTTAAATTTTCGGAGGACATGTCTAAATCTGCAATAGTTAAAACATTTGAATCCCATTCGAGAGATGATAATATACGCATTTCATCGGGCACCCAATCTTTTTGAAGTGAAACCGCATTAGGTATAATTTCTTTGACTTCTTGTGCGATGAAACCAATTGTTTTCATTTCCCTTCTGCGGTGAGGGTCAATATAATGATATTCTTTGCTTTCTAATGCATTCACTTGTTGCAAGGCACGGTCATCATCGATGTCGGAAATATCTGATTTGATGCGGTTATCACTTAGAATAAATAAAGACTGAACTGTTGCGCTATACGCACAAAATAATGATGTTTGTACAGAATATGTCCCATTATTGTATTCGGTGGAGGTGTGGTTGAGATGGCGCGAAGGGTTCCCGCCTTGGTTGGCTGACGCACCACCTGTTGTAATATGTAACGGATAGTCGGGATTAGTGGTCCCAATACCAACATACCCACCATTCTCACACAATCTTATATTCTGTCTTGAATAAGGATTAAGCATCATTGGTGTATTATATGTGTCTATTACACCTGCTTGGTTCCACGGACCGCCTATTTGCATAAATGCAGAGAGTGCTGCATTGGATACCCGTATGTTGCCCTTGACGTGTAATTTATCCTTGGTATTACCGACAGTGCTCGCACTATTTACGTGGGTTATTGTTGGAGTAGAAAAATCATTTGTCCCAATACCGACTTTACCAGCAGTAGCACTGGCGGCGGGGTTCATAAGTATTTGCGACCCATCAATAGTTCCAGAACTTGAAAAATTAATTTCATCTGATTGTAATGTTATTTTTGCACCGGAGCCATTTCTCACTATAATGTCGCCACTCACATCCAATGCACTTTGCGGGTCCTTTGTCCCAATCCCTATATTTCCCTCACCATTATATATAATATGTCCTCCACTCACATCCCATCCAATACTCTGCGATGGACCAACCGTGTATTCGGGAGTGTCTGTTAGGTCTATCGTAAATCTAGCCGCCGTGCCTGTCATTTTGAAATTCACATCATTAATATGAACGACCGAGATATCTGTAGGCAATTTCATACTGTCATCGGCTATCGTCCAAACTGCACTAGATGCAGGTATTAGGACATCTGAATAGCTGGTATCTGTTCGCTGGTCTATTAGCAGTCTTTGGGAGCCCGAAAATACAAATTCCTGGTCATGCATCTGTACTTTTGTAATTGAATTGGGCAATTGAATATTATTAGACTCTAAACTCCAAATGCCTCCCCCTCCCCCTCCTCCGCCCCCGGCAGCGGCAACATTACCCGGATTCCATACACCCGACGAGTCATTCCACACCAACGCTTGGCCATTTGTAAGTATATTCATCGAAATATCCACCCCAGATAAGTCATCTAATTCAATGACAACGTTTTGCGTGCCATCGAAAGGCTGTCCTGCAATGTTGTGCGCAGTTGTCAATTGTGTAGCTTGTGTGGCCAAATTTGCATACATTGCCTCGGTGGGATTTCCCGCGATCCATTGTGAACTATCCCATATCAATGCCTGACCGTCGGTAGGTGGAGAAGTAGTATTTACATTAGACAAATCATTTAAATCAATGGAAATTGCTAGCGTGCCATCGAAAGGCTGCCCAGCAATGTTTTGCGTGGCTGCCAATTTTGTAGCTTGTGCGGCCAAACTTGCAGTATCAGCATTTCCTTCAAGGTCACCTAGAAATTTGCCATTAGGGTCATTTAACGAAACATCGCCAAAGAATTCTACATTGCTGTTATCAACCTCATTATCAAATTGCATGTGTTTGAAGATGCTTCCGTCTCCGCCTTGTGTATAAAAAATAAATTTTCCTGTTTCAAAAGGAGTTGCGACAGTTTGGTTATATATAATTCCCGCACCTCTTTGAGTGTCACTTCCCAAATGTAGCCAACCTGTGGTCGCAGCTTCATGACCCAATATTAATTTAGTATATTTGGAGGCATTATCTTGACATTTAAAATTAACTTTTAAATGACCGGCGGGGTTGTCAAAAACGATGGGATTGTTGCTATCAGGATTAACTGTAAGTCCATCTAAAAATGTCTTCTTTCCTTCAATGGTCTGATCTTTATTTTGGGTTGTTACCATTTCCTCTAGTGAAGCATCTACGATATCGAAACTGGCATCGACTTTGACAAAACTTGCATCGACTTTGACAAAACTTACGTCGACCGCACCACTCCTTGTGGCAATATCTCCATTCAATTGAGAAAATGTTGTTGCGATGACATCGAAACTTGCATCGACCTTGACAAAACTGGCATCGACCTTGACAAAACTTACGTCGACCGCACCACTCCTTGTGGCAATATCAGTATTCAATTGAGAAAATGTTGTTGCGACCTTGACAAAACTGGCATCGACCTTGACAAAACTTACGTCGACCTTGCCGAAACTGACGTCAGTTCTGTCTTTCGCCTGTCCGAAACTCAAATCGATGTTCGCGCTCATTACGGCAATGTTTGCATAAATACCACCTGATACATTCTGTACGAAGTGTGTTGTTGCAATATTTGTAGTATTATCAGTCGCATCGTCGGGACAACCATCAGCTGTCGCTATCCCAACAATATTTATCGTATCTGTCGAAATATCTGTTATTGATGCCGTGCCATTTACAAATAACATGGCGTTTGCATCACTCTCAGACCCAATGCCAACATGGTGCGTAGTACCAACACCATGAGAATCTAGTAAGAATGCACTATTTACATCTGCACTAATATCTAATTCATAATTATCATTAATCATTAGCACATGATTGCGCTTTGCGGAAAAATCACTGATTTTCAAATTACTAATATCAACCGTACCAGAGAATGACTTGTTACCTTCAATTGTTTGATCTATATTGGTAATACGTATAGCATTATTGGATACATCTATAAAAGCTTCTTTGTCTCGTTTGGTTAGTGTTTGGTCATCGTCCTCCCATGCATCTTGTTCTGTATTACCATATAAATCAGATAATTCAATCTCTTTCCCGGTATTATTGTTAATAGTAAGATTCGGCAAACTTCTGGCATATTCTAACCATCCAGATGCGGAAATATCAGCAATTAATGCTTTTCCAGTATACGTTAAAATAGATGATTCAATATCATTGTCATATGTCTTTAATGTAGGAGGAGGTTTATCAACATCGCGTTTTTTGAAACGTACTTTGCCTTCCGAAATATTTATCTTATGGTCTTCACCAATCCAGAGCGAATTATCACTAATAAAAATATGCCGAATCTTGTTCCCAGCTGACCCAATATCATATTGCTCATGTGTGTCTGGTATGAGGTGACCGCCCATGATTGTCGTTGGAGCTCTAAGTGCACCGGATATGTCGCCATCAATAGTTTCGGTAAATATTTTTACGCCATCAATAGTTTGAACACCTGATGTTCTTACGGCTTCATTAGAAACACCAGTAAATTCAATGCGTTCATGTGGCGTAATAATCGTATTCCCACATAGGTCAATCTTGCCGTTGCTGTTGTACATTAATACTCTCCCCGCAGATGCCGGCTTAAATTCTGTGTCGGGATTAATAATTTTTAAATTACTAATGTCAATTCCAGTAGAGAATGTTTTTTCGCCCGATATTAACTCATCACCGGTTAGGGAAACCTTGGTGTTAATACTGGCGTCAATGTGCAGGCCGAAATCATTATCATTGTAAATTGCTGCAGAGAGAAGTGTGATGGTGCTGGGGTCGCTGACAGTCCATGCGGGGTTGGTACCAATGATGGTTTGGAAACTGTTATCGATGGTCCTGAAGAAATCGGCATCGTTGCCAATGGCGTCGGCAAGTTCTTTTAAGGTATCCAAATTGGTACCAACAGCGTCCTTTAAAAGTTCAATATTTGTTTTTACAAAACCGGTAGATGCGGCGAGATTAGAGCTATTATCCGGTGTCTGGGTGGTTACATAGACATTATTTTCTTCTAAATTAAAGGATGAGTCCGTTGCATTAATATTAGTTCCTCCGAGAAATGAGACATTATTTGTAGAAATGGCCATGCCAGTAAAATTAACATTGCCTCCAAATGTTTTATCACCAATAATGGTTTGTGTTGTGAGTGTGTCTACAATTCCGGGCGCCCCTTTAATAATAATTTTGTTACCCGCGGTGCGTGTATTATTTTCACTACAATCATAATATAAATATGCAGGAATATCCCCATCATATGCTGTTGAAAGGTCAATATCAATGGTTACGTGAGTTGGTGGTGTTGCGACCGAGATGTCACGAGTTGAAATAGTCGTATAATAATATTCTTCGGTGAGTTGAGGATCAACATAAAATTGCAAAGGAGTAGCGAGACTGAAACTAATATCTTGGATGAACCGATATTTATTGCCATATGTGAATTCCAGAACAGGTTGTTCGTGGCCATTAATTTTAAATAAATTGTACGAATTGTCTGGATTTTCGGTGTCGTGGTAATGATTTGAACTGATATCAATTTCAACGGGGTTAACTAAAATAACATTTAATTCGGCGTTTTTTCGCAATGTATTAGAAAACAGTTTGCTTCCGGTTATCTCTTGGTTGTCCGAAAGATAAACTCCATCGGTCACAGAGCCGGCATTACCACAAATGTCGGCACGTATGGCATTGGTGAAAAATGTCTCTCCACTAATAGTTTGTGAGGAGACCTCAGATTTATTGGTAATATCTTTGAAAAAAACATTGGGGAGAGAGAGAATACCGAATTCGTTGATAGATATATCATCAATATTCTCTCCGGATGGTAAAATGACACCACCAATTTTCTCGGAGGTAGCGGGTTTGAGTTCATTAATATCATTGATGACGGAGTCTACATAGTCGGTGACAAATGAAACATTGGCGGCATAACTAACAGATTCACCGACAATTGCGTCTAAATCGGTCAATGAAATGTCGCGACATTTGAGGCCTTCTGTGAATGTTTTGGTTCCAGAAATGTCTTGGTTCTCCGCCCGAGTATAGACACCATCCCTCACAGACTCAATGCTTCCTTGTATTTCGTCGGTGAATGTTTTTGTGCCGGCAATATCCTGTGGTCCGGTTACATCAACGAAATTATCGGATATTTTACCAGAGAGGCCTTCTAATGTGGAGAGGGCGGCAAGGGAGACATGGGTTGTTCCACAAATGTCTAAACCATCGCTGGTGAGAATAACCCGGGCATTATTTCCACAAATATCAATGCCATTATTGCATAAATCCATGTGTTCGCCAAGTGTATATTGTCGCAATTGAATCCGTGGGTAACCATAACCGAATGTTATATTGCTGTCAACGGTATCATAACTAATTCCTAAACCCGATGATGTCGTTGAATCTGTATTAACTCTAAATTGTAGCCCTGTGTTTGACATATATAAAATTAGTATATTTAATTTTATATATAAACTTAAAGGGCTTTAAGGCCATGCCAGCTTCCGCTGGTCTTGTTGGCATTGTATCAATAATACAAGACAGCGTGGACGCCATATTATAATGCAAATTAAAGTATATATATTTTTATAAATCGATTTTTGTCTTGATAGCAGCTATTGCTGTTTCTAATTCAGAAATTTTGGAATTTTTTAAATTTTGGTTCTTAATTAAATTTTGAATAGCAATCGTCTGAATAGCAACAATTTGACAAATATCGCCAACTTTAAAATCATTATATACTCTTCCAACAAGATGAATGTTTTGCATTTTTGCAGGAAATAAAAAAGATTTTTCTGCTCTATTTATACATTGGAGGCAGAAGTGATTGCGCTGTATATCTTGTTGTGAGGGGGTTTCCTTCTCCCCCATATAAAAAATGAACATACCTGTATTATTATCATCATATGGAAGTTCATTTATAATTAATTCATAACCTTCTGGAGTTTGTTCTCCCCAAACAGGGTTCGAAATTTTTATGTTTAGATTGAAAATTGTATTATGGATTTTTGCAACAGCAGTTGGTATAGCTTCTCGAAGAGCCTCGAAACAAAATCCATAAACACAGTCATTATCATCATAATTACAATGAGATGTAATACTGTTGGGATGTTCTTTAAAACAAAATTTTTCTACTTTCAGACGTGTTAATACATCATCAATCGTAACAGGACAACTTTCACAGTTTACCCTAATCCTTGAATCGCAAGAAAAATCCGACATAATGTAATTAATATATTGTATTTATATTAATTAAACTAATTATATTAATTAAACTAATTATATTAATTAAACTATTGATTTTGTATAAATCCAATAATAGAATACATATTATCCTTTGGAGTGGTTATTTTCATTGAATGTGTCCAATCAGTTGTGAAAAATAATATTGAGCCTTCTTTTGTATTAAATGATTTTTGGTGGAAGCATATTTCTCCCCCATCAGATATAAAATTTAAAAAAATAATAAAACCAATATGATATGGATGTTTTATTTCATCTTTCTTCGTATAATTAAGGGAATAGTCGTGTAAATCAATATAACCTTTATTTTTATGAATTAATTGAATATTATAGCCAGTATCTACAAATTTCGTTGGTGCAGTTGTCGCCCCATAGGAAGGGCAAATATTATCATAATACTTTTTAATATACGGTGTTAATTTCGAAGCAATGATTTTATCTAATGTTTCCCATTCTGGTTTTTTGCTTAGGGCGAATTCCAGTACTTTTTTATAATATGGATATGAAACAAGTACTGAACTTGCAGTTTTTATATATTCTTCGAAATTTGAAATTGTAATACGGCACTGTTCATGTGTCAAAAAATTATCGAATACTTCTGCCGCTGCCATTATATGACTATATATTTAATGTTTATATCATTTTGCATGTAGCCATCCAGTAACTATATATTTATCAGAAGATATCGGAATATTACCTCGATGTATATATTTGAAGAACGGTGGGAATAAGAGTAGTTTGCCAGCTTCTGGTTTAATTTTATAATCTAGTATCTGTGTTTCACCACCTTCGTCAACATCATTTAAATAAAATAGAAATGTTAATACGCGCGCACCTTCTTTGCCAACCCATTGGTCTGTGTGCCATTTATATTCGCCATCGTTTTGTTTATATTTTTGGATTTGATAACCAGTGTCGTGGGTGTCTGCTGGAAAGATATTAATATTATCACATTTAAATGATTCATAATATTTTAATAGCTTATCATTCAAACATTTCCATATAATTTTATTATATTGTTCAAGGACGGGTGCGTCCCATGAATGCATATCTTTCGTTTTTTTTACGTCTGGTTTGTAGCCGACACCAATATGCCCATCGTGCTGGTATTCTGTATTAGTATCAAATATATTTATCAATTCTTCACATAATTCTTTTGGAAATCCATCTTTATATACACAAATATATTTATCCATGCTCATTAGATATTATATTGTATGTGTATTTATTATAATTTTATAATATAAATAACTATATAACATTCTGGCACACTATTATAATGGATCGCAGTTGTAGGATTTGTCGCTGTCGTACCGGTCATTGTGTGTGAGTGAGGGGCGGTTGCGTAGTAGGGGGTGTACGTCATGGAGAGGGGGTGTGTGTGGTTCGCTCCTCCCGTCTGGTAAACACCACCTTGTGCATTGCTCGTGGTGGTGTTGCTGTTTTCCATTTGGAAGTAGCCATTGCCCTGCCCTTCGTGGTTCATACCTCGCATTTCCAAATATGCGCGGTACTGGTGCGTGTGCGCGGCATTGCTGTGTGAGGTTTTGTGGCCATTTGAACCGGAATTCGCCCCAGACAAGTAGTGAGAGTGATTGCTGCTCTCTCCCGACACGGCCAGGACAGCTAATGTATGTGCATGTGATGGTAAAGCCTGTTCCGGTAAAATTGTCGTATCTGACCCTCCCGTGTCACCAATGCTACTATAATCGCCGCTTGGCGCGCCGAGACCAACAATAAACTTATCACGCAAATCGGGAGTATCGGTGCCATCGTGGTGCTCACCATCACATATACCCCATCCATGAGGAATTTCGCGGTTGCCGACCGGTGGGGCCCATATAATTATCCCACCCTTTGGTATTATACCACCAATAATGTTGTTTTCGCGAAAACCATTCTTACGTACATATAATTTTTCAGAAATATATAATTCATTTAAAGATATATCACTTTCTATTTTAATAGTTTCACAATCTATATTAATTATATTATTATGTACATTAATATTTACATGCGAGTTTCCACATATATCTATTCCACTTGGATCAAAAGAAATTTTGTGGTCACGATTATTTATATTTTTTAAAAAATCCATATATATACTTAAATATATATTGATTTTAAATATAAATATTATAGTTTCATAATAAATATTACAGTGTAAGAATTGGGTTTAATATTTAGGAGAGTTGGGTTCGTGCTACCGTGTGTGCTTGAAGTTCCGGAAAAGGAATGTGTGTGCGCCCACTGATTTGCCACCCCATCGGTGTTTGGGGCGTTGCGGAAGGTGTCGTTGCTTGCGGCGAGAGTGTGAGTGTGATTGCCATATTTGGATGCGTAGGTGCTGTCATTCTTCCAGCTGTACCGGCCCTGGAGACTCTGCATCCTATCTATGGCGTTGGTTCCCCATGCGTCATTATTCGCAGTAGCAAACCTGTTGAAAGTCAAGAAGTTGTGCTCGTGTCCGGCCCCCCCCCCGTCAGTTGTGAGCGAATATGTGTCTAGGGAATGTGTATGGCTGGCGGCGTCCGAGGCAGTTGACAGGTTAATACTATGGGTGTGAGTTGGAATGTTATTTGTTGTTAATTGCACAGTATGACTCCCTTCAGTTTCACCAATATCGTTGTTTGACCCCTTCCCCCTAATATATTTATCACTCATATCAGGAGTGGTCACTTCAACCCCCGCACTTAGATGGACCGTGCCGTCACATATTGCCCATCCTTCTGGTATACTAGTTTTCCACCATATGATTATTGAAAATCTAGGTACTGCACCACCGGCGATGCCGTATTCATAAATATTATTCTTTGTATTTATGCAAATTAATTTATTAAGTGTAATATTACTATTTGCGCAAATATCACTTTCTATATAAATGTTTTCAGTATCAATAATACATTTGTTTGAATGTACATCAATAGTTACATGCGAGTTTCCACATATATCTATTCCACTTGGATCAAGAGAAAGTTTGTGGTCACAATTATTTATATTTTTTAAAAAATCCATATATAAATACTTATATATATTTATATATATATAAGTATTTATATCTTAATAATAAACGCAAGTACATAAAATGAAGGGGTGTTTTTTATGGGAGTGCCCGCTCCGGTTTGGGAAGTTGAGCCAGATGTTCCCGGATGAGTATGTGAGTGGCTTTGCGACCCAGTGTATTTGCCCGGCCGGGAGAAGTTATGAGAGTGATACGCATTTGACGTCCCGGTGTAGAAGCCGGCGGTGTTCCCGTACCTGAAGTGTGTGGGGTGATTGGCGTGATTGTATGTCAACCAATTCGACATGTACTGCATCGACTGAGGCTGACTGTCGTAGGTGTGGTGGTGGACGTCCTCGCTCCTGTTGCCGATTGACCAAGATGAGAGTGTGGTGCCGTGGTAGTGGTTGGCATTAGATGAGGCTGTGTTAATCGGACCAAATGGATGCTGATGCTGAGGCATATTAGCATTATTAATATAATAATTCGCATTTCCTTGCAGGGTATTTACTGTATTATCATCTCCGCCGATTAAAAATTGTCCAGTCATATCAGGAGTCGCCATCGTGACCCCGTCACTTAAAACATTCCCTCCATCACATAGCGCCCATCCTTCGGGAATTTCAAGTTGACTACCTGACCACATAATTACTCCGTGTAAAGGAATTATTCCACCAATATTAATACCTTCCTGCAAAAGATTTTTAGATATATCTAAATATACATCATTATAACACAAATCAAAACTTCCAACAATACTGGACGATGCATCAATATCAATGTGGTTACAATTGATATGTATTTTTGAAGTATCTGTATTAATATTCACATGACCATTGCCACAAATATCAATGCCGCTAGGATCAATTGATAATTTATGAGTTACTCCGCCAATTGTTTTTTTGAAGTCCATTAATATATATTAGAGTTGATTTTTAAATAAAAATATATATTAATGTATCGTTTTTGTTTTGGTGTAATTATGGGGGTATATTTGGAACAGACATATCGCATGCCAAATGTCTATGATAAATTCATAGAGTTGGAGGCATATATGAAACAGTTCAAGAAAAATTGAATTATAAATATAGAGAGAATAATAAAAGTAATAGTATGTCTAATGAAATGTTGCCTACTAATGAAATGTTCGAAACTAATGAAAAGTTCGAACTCAGTCCTTTCCAGGTTAAAGCCATTGATGCATTGAAGGCCGGCTCGCATGCATTGGTAACCGCACATACTGGCTCAGGAAAGACATTACCGGCAGAGTTTGCCATTGAATACTTCCATAAGGGAGGAAAGAAGGTAATCTATACGGCACCGATAAAGGCGCTTTCGAATCAGAAGTTTCATGAATTCACGAAGAAGTTTCCAAAAATATCCTTTGGTATTCTGACAGGGGATATCAAATACAATCCGGAGGCGGATGTTTTAATAATGACAACCGAAATCCTGCGAAATACCTTGTATTCAATGATGCTAAAAACCACGCGATTAACGCCATTGGATTTTGAGATGGACATCGCCAGGGAACTTGGTTGTGTAATATTTGATGAAGTTCATTACATAAATGACCCAGGTCGTGGGAAAATCTGGGAAGAGACAATCATGCTGTTGCCGCGCACGGTTCAGATGTTGATGCTATCGGCGACGATTCAGCGACCGAAACGTTTCGCGGATTGGGTGAGTGGTATAAAAGGGAAAGAAGTGGTGATTTGCAGTACGGAAGTGCGAGTGGTTCCGCTTACGCATTATCTTTATATGGCTAGGCATAATTCGGATGTGAAAGGGTTGGCATTGGAAATGTGTAATGATCCGATTGCAATAAAGACGCAATCGGGTCGATTTGATGAGGTAGTGTTTGAAAAGTTTAGTAAGATACAACGTACATGGCGGAAGGAAAAGATTGATGTTAAGAAGGTCTTTGGTTTGAATAAACTTGTAGAACATCTAAATAGAGAGAAGATGCTTCCGGCAATTGCCTTTGTATTCTCTCGCAATAAAGTTGAAGAATATGCACAAGAAATAGAGAAGTCACTGCTGCCAAAGGATAGTAAGATGTCACAAATGGTAGAGAATGAATGTAAGACTATTCTCTCTAAACTAACAAATCATTTGGAATATTCAAACCTTCCCGAATTCCAAATGATGATGAAGCTATTAGAAAAGGGAGTGGCCATACACCATTCTGGTATTGCCCCGGTATTGCGTGAGATGGTGGAACTGTTGTTTTCAAAAGGTTATATCAAGTTGTTGTTTGCGACAGAAACCTTTGCAGTTGGTATTAATATGCCGACAAAAACAGTAATATTTACCGGTGTGGAAAAGTTTGATGGACATTCAATGCGGATGATGCACTCACATGAATATACGCAGATGGCTGGGAGGGCTGGGAGACGTGGTTTGGATACAGTAGGGAATGTCATTCATTGTTGCAATATGTTTGCGATGCCGTCAGTGCAGGATTATAGACAAATGTTGAGTGGAAATAGTCAGCATTTTACATCTAAATTCAAATTGGGTTATAATGAAGTATTGAATATGATGCCAACGGATGGCGATATTAACGATGGAATCGCCTCATACGTGAAAGGCAGCATGTTATATCTTGATATAGAGAGCGAACAACAGGAAATAAAATCAGAGATAGATATTCAAGAAATTGCATATACAAAAATGACAGAAAAATATAATTCAGTTAAACTGACGCCTGATTCAGTTATTGTTGATTATCTCGCTAACAAAGAAGCAGTGAAGACTTTGTCGAATAAGAAGCGAAGACGGATGGAACAAGATATCAAACTGATGGAAGAAGACAACAAGTATCTTTTACGCGATCTTGAATTGTATGATGATGTTGAATATTCCAAAGGAGAACTTCACAGAGAGAGAGAATATTTGCAAAAGATTCAAAACTATATTCCTACACAAATTAAAAAGGTGGTTTCGGTATTAGTGGATAATGGATGTTTGGATGAAACATTCAAAAAAACATTGCGTGGTGAATGTGTAATGAAGATGCAAGAAGTACATCCATTGGTGATGAGTGATTTGCTAAGAAAGACCTACAATTTTGCTGAATTTACATCAAATGATCTGGTGGCACTGCTGAGTTGTTTTACGAATCTCGCTATTAAAGAGGATTTGCGTGTCTCTTCACATGCGATTGATAGGATTGGTGTGAATACAGATTTGGAAAGTGGTCTCAAACTCATCAAACCGGCATTTGATAAATATGAAGATATAGAAGTCAAAGAAGGTTTGGATACCGGTTTAGAGAGAGAATATCATTTTGATTTGGTAAAGTCAATGTTGGATTGGTGTGATGCCGATACGGAGATGAAATGCAAGCAAGTGATACAGCAGGCGCAATATGAAAAAGGTGTATTCCTGGGGGAATTTATTAAGAGCCTTCTGAAAGTTGTTAATATTGTAAATGAACTTAAAAACATCGCATTAATTCTTAATGACGTGTCTTTTCAACATAAGCTCACATATTGTGAGGAAAAGGTGATGAAATTTGTGGTGACGAATCAGTCGCTTTATTTGTAATGTTTCTTATTTTTGGTCATATGCTTAATGGTCTTGCGCTTCTTACTTAATATAAATATATTAATATAGGTATTTCATATAAATATATTTATGCATTTGGTAATTGATTGTAGAGAGAATAAATTGATTGAGTTATTTTCCCCGGAAGCAATTAAAGTGGAATCTCTAAACATTGGGGATATAGTTTTCAGAAATGATGATGGGCAAGATGTTGTGATTATAGAGAGAAAGTCAGTGGCAGATTTGGCGGCTTCCATCTCAGATGGTCGCTATAACGAACAATCTTACAGACTGAACGCATGCGATACCAAAAACCACAATATTATTTATCTAATTGAAGGCGATATTAGAGCACAGACAAGTCATAGTAGAATTACACCGGAGGTATTATATTCTTCTATGACCAGTATTAGCTTATTTAAAGGTTTCTCTCTATTTACAACACATGATGTAGTAGAAACATCAACATTTATTCAACATATGTTTAAAAAGATTTGCAAGAACATGAAAGATGGAAAACAATTTTACAATGTGGATGCACCAGTGGGTGAATATATAGATGCGATGAAAAATGCTAAGAAATCTAATATTACAAGCGGAAATGTAGCAGAAATCATGCTGTCTCAGATACCAAGTGTAAGCAAAAACATTGCAAAAATTGTCATGGGAGAGTATAGAACACTCGGTAAATTGATGGAGGCAATTTCACAAGGAGATGAGAAACTTTCATTGCTTAAAATGAAAGATTCAAAAGGAAAAGAAAGAAAAATTAGCAAAACAGCAATCGAAAACATAAAAACATATCTCATTTAATATATATAATGTTGGGTCAAATAACAGACGTTTGTAAAAATTATAAATATTGTATATCAGTTGTTTTAACAAGTTTATGTATTTATGGGTTATTTCTCTTAGGAAAGAAGCGGCGAATGCTACAAGAAGGTATGGGAAATAAAGAGTTACATCCAGCAAATATTAAGGCAGCAGTGAAAACATTAAAGCACACAAATACGCGTATTGAACAGGACATGTTGGTGGGTGAATACCGAACAGATTATGAAGATTATTTAATAGAATTATATAAATATGTTGATTTGGTTGGTTTAGATGAATGCGTAAAGCCGCACAGAGATATTAACGAAAAGATGAGAGAACTATCAAAGTTCGATACACGTTATACACCGCTTAAAATGATGGTAAATGAATCAATGTCCCTCTTAGATAAGCTTAAAAAGGAATGATTATTGATAAATCGTATCGAAACGTGAATCGCGTTCTTTTTTACCAACCAACTGGTCCTTTACAAGTTTTTGTGTAAATTTAGCACCACCCCAATTACTATCCATTGGATCGGTGGATAATTTTCCATCCGACGTTTTACTATCATTAATATTTTCAAATACCTTTTCAAACTTTTGCATTTTTTTTGTTAAATTGCCAGGTAAATTATCAGCACTTATGTTTTCATTACCGCCCTGAGGGTCATGTGGTGATGGTCGAGATGAATAAACAGAGTTGTTCTGAGCATCAAAACTTTGCTGTAAAAACAATACGGGACAATTTCTGCCGTTTGCGCGTTCCCAATCAATAAAGTCTGTATATTCATCTAAATTATTAAAGATAACAGGATTAACCCCAGGAACATAAGTTAGTTTAGAATTAAACAAGTAAATTTTAGAGCCTTTTTGAATTAAAACGTCATTGCAATTTTTGTCAGAATTTATTTCGTCCTTCTGTTCATTAACAAACGTTTCTAAAAATTCTTCGTGCGTATAAGTTGAAATGAATATTAAACCTAAAACAAACAAAGAAATGATTGCTATTTTTTTTGGCGTTTCTGGTATTTTAAATGCCATATATATATATCTTATTATATTATATATGCAAAATTCTAAAATTGATGGAATTCTAAAACTAATTGATAGTCATCAAAAGTTAATTGCGGTTATTCATGCAACATGGTGTCCACACTGTACAGATTTATTACCAAAATGGCGAGAGATGGTTGAAGAGCATGATGATTTCAATCATAATGTAGTAGATATTGAACAGTCTGAATTTACTGGAAATATTGAATCGAGAATTGGTAGTGTCAAAGGGTTTCCTACAATTATTAGCGTTGATGAAAATGGGCACCGTAGTGAATATCAGGGCAGTAGAGATAAAGATTCAATCGCCAAATGGGTATCATCAGAATTAAACAACCCTGAGGAACTGCCGGAGCATAAGGCTGTGCCGGAGCATAAGGCTATGCGTAAGGCTGTGCCGGAGCATAAGGCTATGCGTAAGGCTACGCGTAAGGCATCACGTAAGGCATCTCAAGAGCGTAAAAAAAAACGCAGACGAAGCCAAAGGCAGAAAAGCCAAAGGGCGAAAAGCCAAAGGCAGAAAAGCCAAAGGGCGAAAAGCCAAAGGCAGAAAAGCCAAAGGGCGAAAAGCCAAAGGCAGAAAAGCCAAAGGCAGAAAAAACAAAAGGGTGGATATACCTATGGAAGTGAGGTGAAAAAAAACAAAAGTGAACCAAATCCTAAAAAAAGGACCGGAACAGGAACAGGAACAGGAGCAAGGATAAAAAGTAATTAATATAAATTGATTTGGTTTAAAATGAAATTACAATACTTAATATGCCAAGTGCAGAGTTCAGAGTATTTTCATTTGAAACATATAATGTCTGTGAAGAACAAGAAAGTGGTCCTAAAATAGACAATAACAATTTTATGGTACAAATGTTTGGAATTAACACACTGGGTGAGACATGTAGTATAACTATCGATGATTTTAAACCATTCTTCTTTGTGAAAGCAGAGGGAGTATGGTCTAAATCACGAATAGAGCAAGTTAAAACCTATATATTAGATACTATTGGGGAGAAATATTATGAACAATCGATTTGTGGCATCCGAAAGGTTGAGCGCAAAAAGTTATACGGGTTTGACGGTGGCGAAAATCACAACTTTTTAGAAATTTCATTTGAAAATACAAAGGTAATGAATAGAGTCAAAAATTTATGGTATGATGTCAAAAACAAACCGATATATTCCAAGAAACTGAAAGCTGGTGGGTTGCGAATAAATAACAACCGCTATATTATTTATGAAGGCAATATTCCACCGCTGCTCAGATTCTTTCATATTAATAATATATCGCCATCAGGATGGATTAAAATAAAGAATGCCAAATCCGATACAATCGATAAAGAAACTGATTGCAAATATGAATATACTTGTGGTATTGGCAATATTGTTGCACTTCCTGATAAGGAAGATATTGTACCATTTAAGATTTGTAGTTTTGATATTGAGGCCAGTAGTAGTCACGGTGATTTTCCATTACCAGTTAAAGACTATAAAAAATTGGCGACAAATATGGTAGATATATTCAATGAATTTGATACTGAAAAAATGACAGACATCGATATTGAAACCATCATTGGTAATATCATCAATACTGCATTCAATCCAGAAACCAACAATGTAATTGAAGGCGTGGAAACGATTTATCCCATCTGTCGCCCAGCCTCCCTCGCTCTACAAATCAAACAAGTATTAAAGTATAGAATGTGTCCAGACGAAGCGGTGATTGCAACCGAATATGTAAATACAATAGAAGATGCTTTTAATAAACATGACGACGATGAACCGAAATCATTTCATAAAAAACAACAGGCAGTAGGATTATCGTTGGTTGAAATTATTAAAACGTCACAAAAGATGATTGTGCGCGAAATACAAATTAATAGTATCAATTATATCCTTTCAAAAAACATGCCAAAAATTGCGGGAGATAAAGTGACCTTTATTGGATCGACCTTCATGCGATATGGTGAATCTGAGCCATATAAAAACACTTGCATTGCATTAGACACGTGTGACCCAGTTGATAGTGCAGAGCCGATAATCTGTTGTAGTGGAGAGAAGGAAGTGCTATTGGAATGGACGAAGTTAATCAAACGTGAAGACCCAGATATAATTATTGGGTATAATATATTTGGGTTTGATTACAAGTTTATGTTTGAACGTTCAAAGGAACTATCTTGTGTAGAAGAATTTCTGAAACTGTCCAGGAAAAACAATGATAATTGTGACGAGGACGACCTTATTTGTGGAACATTTACAGAAAAGGGATATAAAATAGAAGAGACGAGTATTGTTATTGCGAGTGGTCAGCATGACCTCCACTATATCAAAATGCCAGGACGAATTCAAATAGACCTATATAATTATTTCAGACGAGATTACAATCTGACATCGTATAAATTGGATTATGTCGCAGGATTCTTTATTGGTGATGGTGTAAAATCGATATCGCAACCGAGTCCTACGACGACAAAGATTAAGACGAAGAATATGATAGGATTAAATGAAGGGTGTTGGATAAATTTTGAAGAAATCGGTCATTCTAGTGAATATTATTTAGAAGGCAAAAAGTTCAATGTTATTGATGTTGATCGAGCAAACGGCGAATTCACAATTGAAGGAGTTGCATCACCAAATTTGGAAACGAAAAAAGTGAAGTGGGGTATGGCTAAGGACGATGTTACTCCACAAGATATATTTAGAATGACAAATGAAGGACCAGGTCCGCGTTCAGTTATTGCTAAATACTGCATTCAGGATTGTAATCTTGTGCAATATCTACTGAACAAGATTGATATAATTACGGGATTTGTAGAAATGTCGAAGATTTGTAGTGTGCCGATGGAATTCCTTGTATTGCGAGGCCAGGGCATTAAGCTGACCAGTTACATAGCAAAGAAATGTCGCGAGAAGAATACACTTATGCCGGACATTGACAAGGGACCAGGAGATGAAGGATATGAAGGAGCAATTGTATTGGAGCCCAAATGTGGTCTATATTTAGACAATCCGGTTGCATGTCTAGATTATAGTTCGCTATATCCGTCTTCAATGATTAGTGAAAACCTTTCGCATGATAGCAAGGTGTGGACAAAAGAATACACACTGATAGGAGAGTTGATAAAAGAAATAGGGGTGAAAGATAAAAAGGGTGAATTTGTATATGATAATCTAGATGGGTATGAGTATGTGGATATAGAGTATGATACATATAAATATATGCGCAAAACAGCTGCATCGGCAACAGAGAAGGTAATATCGGGCAAGAAGGTTTGTAGATGGGCCCAGTTTCCCAATGGAGAGAAGGGAATTATGCCGTCAATTTTGGAAGAACTTTTGGCCGCCCGAAAAGCCACAAGGAAACAAATTCCATTAGAAACTGATGAATTTATGAAGGGAGTCTTAGATAAACGACAGTTGGGTTATAAAGTAACGGCCAACTCATTATATGGGCAAACCGGTGCAAAAACAAGCACATTTTATGAAAAAGATGTGGCTGCATCAACAACAGCGATTGGTCGTAAATTGTTGACATATGGAAAGCGCATTATTGAAGAGGCATATGCAGACCGAAAATGTCTGACAGTTAATCACGGAGTTGTTCAAGTAAATGCGGAATATATATATGGTGATACGGACTCGGTATTCTTTACATTTAATTTGAAGGATGTGGATACGGGGGAACGTATAATAGGTAGAACCAGTATAGAAATTACAATTGAATTGGCGAAACAATTAGGTGAATATGCGTCTAAATTCTTGAAAAGTCCGCATGATTTTGAATATGAAAAGACATTTTACCCGTTTCTACTATTGTCAAAGAAACGCTATGTGGGAATGCTTCATGAAAATGACCCAGATGTTTGTTATAGGAGTAGTATGGGGATTGTGTTAAAACGTCGCGATAATGCACCAATTGTAAAAGATGTCTATGGAGGGATAATCGATATATTGATGAAAGAAAAGGATATTGGGAAAGCAGCAGAATTTCTTAAGTCTGCATTGCAAAATATCGTAGATGAAACCTATCCAATTGATAAACTTATTATTACAAAATCGTTACGTTCTGGATATAAAAATCCTAAACAAATCGCCCATAAGGTATTGGCTGACCGGATTGGTAAGCGAGATCCTGGTAACAAGCCTGCAAATGGGGACCGCATACCATTTGTACATATTAAGACTGATAAGAAGAATGCACTCCAAGGTGAAAAGATTGAATTGCCATCCTTTATAGTAGAAAATAACCTAAAACCAAATTATGCATTTTATATCACAAATCAGATAATGAAACCGGTTATGCAAGTATTTGCATTGGTAATAGAAAAATTGCCAGATATGAAGGTAAGACAAATGAAACTGAGACAATATATGCGGGAAGTTAAAGGGACTCATCCGAAAAATATTGATAAAATTCGAAATAAATATGTGAAGGAATTGTTGTTTGATAAATATATCAAAATGGCAGAAAATACCACAAATAAGATTGCAACCATAGACAGTTTCTTTACACAATTGAATACAAAGTAAAAAACAATATAAATGCATTTGTATTTTTTATATTAATGGACCCATATGATATAAATAATATTTTACAAACTTATAATGCAGTGTCGCAACAAAATGATTATCAAGAAATCTGTTGTGTATGTCAAGATATAGTTGATAATGGAGAACAGGTCTATGAATTGCCTGAGTGCAATCATATGTTTCATACAAATTGTATTATGACTTGGTTTCGTGCACAAAATAATGCATGTCCATTATGTGCAAATCCGGGCATTAATAATAAGAAAGATAAGGTGAAGGAGAGGAGGGATTATGGTTATTTTGGTGGATGGAGCAGCGCACAGCGAAAAATGAACACTGCCAGATATAAAATGGTCGCAAAAATTATATATAATAAAGATTGTCCGAAAGACTTATTAAAACTACATAAGAGTTTGTCTATAAACATTGATGCCATTAAATTGATTAAAAATGAGTTTGATGTTTTCAAAAAAACAGATAAAAAACATCTCCCATATGAAAAGGCCGTTCAAGAAACAGAGCAGCGCCTGAGAAAAATGCGAACCCTTGGACTAAAAGTTTACAAACAGGTAATGAATGTTATAGAATATCCAATTGTTCCGATTATTATTCCAACACGTCAATGAGACCCAAATGATAAAGATAATTCTATATCCGAATTGGATAGATCATTATGTAAAATATTATATTGTAATTGGTTAGTAAGCTCGGTGGCAATCGTCTCAGTTAACGTTTGCAACGCTAGGACATGTGGGTCATTTTGCATGTTAGTCAATTCTTCATTTGATATATGATTATGGTATCGGTTATTTAATGATATGTCATCAAAGTTGAAGCTACTAAGTAAATTATCGTCTATAATATTATATGATAAATCATATAAATTCATTGGTGGTCTCGTAGCCGGTCTCATAGCCGGTGGTGTAGCAGGTGGTGGAGCATTGTCAATCTCGCTTGGAAAGGTTTCGTCTAAGAGATTATCATCGGGTACTTCTCGTATATCTCTCCTACATAAAGGACAATCTACATGACTACGAAACCATCCATAAAATTCATTAACAAAATAAATATGTTGGCATGTGTTTATTTGAATAACAATGTCCCTTGGGTTGAAAGATTCGCCCCTGATTGGACAGGTATTGTTGAGTTGGTTTGTGATATTTTCATATGTAGACATGGTGGTATTTGCATGGAGTTGATCAGATGAAGGTGCAACTTCGACAGGTTGTAAAAAATTATTAAGATAATTAAATGGAGGTGTTGTTCGTCGTACAATTTGGGCCGGAGTACGACTGATATGCCGGGGCGGTGCGCTGTTATTATTTGTAATTAATTGTAACATTCCTTGATGAATTTGAGTATTTAAAATCATTAGATTGTGGGTATCTCTATGAATATTTTGAACACAATTAATATAATCTTGGATATTCATAATAATTATATATAATCTGTTTTATTTAATTAATAATTTAAATAAAACAGATTATACTAAATAGATGTATACCAATAAACCGCAATATAGTTCATATCATATAAAAGGATTATCGGGACTTGCAAATTTAGGTAATACCTGTTTTATGAATTCATGTATGCAAGTACTTTCAAATACACCAGAATTGAATCAGATTATTACAAATTGCAATAATGACATTGAAACAAATGCCGCCCAAGAACGAACAAATCAAATTTGCGATCATAAAACATTATTGAAAGAATGGAAGGATTTAAAAAATTTAATGTGGAGTGATAATGCGGTTATTGGTCCAAAGCGATTTCAAAGGACAGTTCAGATGGTAGCAGATAAACATGATAAAGATCTTTTTACGGGGTTTGCGCAAAATGATCTTCCAGAATTTTTATTATTTATTGTGGATGCGTTTCATATGGCTTTGCACAATCAGGTAAATGTAAAAATAAAGGGAACCGTTAAAAATGATATGGATAAGGTTGCAGTCAAGTGTTTTGGGGTAATAAAAACAATGTATGAAAAGGAATATTCGGTAATGTTGGACCATTTTTATGGAATATCACTGACATATATTACTAATATGTCGGGTGAGGAGATGTCGGTTAATCCTGAACCATATATGATGTTAAATTTACCAATACCACAGAAGAAAAATGTGACATTTAACGAATGTTTGGATTTATATTGCCAAGACGAAAAGTTAGACGGTGATAATATGTGGTTTAACGAAAAGACAGGTCAAAAAGAGGTTGTTGTTAGGAAAACCAAATTTTGGAGCTTTCCTAGTGTAATGATAGTTGATCTGAAACGATTTAACAATAATAATAGGAAACGTCAGGATTTAATAAAAATCCCCGTAGAAGAAACGATAGATTTATCAGGCTATATTTATGGATATAATGCCAAGTCATATGTCTATCAATTATATGCAGTGTGCAATCATGAAGGAGGCTCTTTGGGAGGCCATTATACGGCAACTATTAAAAAAGAAGATGGCAAATGGTATAATTACAATGATACCAATATAACTGAAATTAGTGAAAAAAAGGTAATATCTACGAAAGCGTATTGTCTTTTTTTTAAAAAAATATCCTAAACAATATATAAATGTATTCGGCATTATCTATGAACTCTGCCATAGATCCTTCGATCCATGGACAAATGGATTTAGGAAGTTCGTTTTCACCAATATTATTGGCATGTATATCCATTGTGATCGTGTTATATTACTATATGTTTGCAAGGATAGGCTCTGTCAGTGCCAAGGCGGCGAAAAGTCAACGTTCGATTGCAACTATTACCATTGAAATTATTATATGGGCAGTATTTATATTTTTAATAGCATTAAATGGAATACAGTATTATTATAACATTAATATTAAAACTGATTTAAAAACACTATTTTCACCACAACCAAAAATAGATATTGAAGTGGAACAACCCGTGGATGATGCGCCGCCTGCCCCCCCTACAATTCAAACGATGCCACAGGTTTTTCACCTTAAAGATAATAAATATACATATGAAAATGCGAAAGCTGTTTGTAAAGCATATGGTTCTAGACTTGCAAACTTAGAAGATTTACAGAAAGCCCATAAAGAAGGAGGAGAATGGTGCAGTTATGGTTGGTCTGATAAACAACATGCGTATTTCCCTACACAAAAAAAAACATGGGATAAACTCCAAACCAAAAAAGGACATGAACATGACTGTGGTCGTCCAGGTATAAATGGAGGATATATTGCCAATCCAAATATAGCGTTTGGTGTAAATTGTTATGGGTTTAGGCCTAAAATGAATTCATCTAGCAAATATTCAATGGAAAATCAGCCTTTGTATCCTAAAACAGAAAAAGAATTAGCGTTTGAAGCACGTGTTAAAAAATGGAGACATAAAACGAAAGATTTAACAATTGCACCTTTTAATACTGATCAATGGAGTGTTGTGTAAATTACTTACGTTTTTGCCCCTTTGTTTTATTAAAACGTTTGCCCTTGAATTTTTTTGTCTGCCTATTCGGCGACCTGACACGTTTCTTAGGTCGCGCCGAGTCTTTGTCAAAAAATTCTTCACTATCAATGGATTGATTATCACATATGAGTGTATCTCGAATAGTTGATGGTTTAAGTATTAGCCAGTTCATAGGATTGAACATTTTAAGTCCAAATGGATTCATATATATATATATTATTTATATTTTTTAAGTCCAGAAGAAATATTTAGTTCCCGTTTTTCCTTCATATAATTAATAATATCAGGTATTTTTGCATTATTATCGAGGACTTCATTTAGGCATTTTTCAATATATTTGAATGTTAGTGGTTGTGCAGTTTTAGTTTGAAATACTTTTAATTTACCATCATCTGTTTGTATGCTTTTAATGTTATTTTCTGTAACATATGAGGTTATATTCGATTCATATGTTTTTTTTTGGTCACGTAATTGTTTAATTTCATCTTGGGATGCCTTTATTTTAGCATCAATGTCCAGCCATTCGTTTATTTCCTTTTTAATATCCATTATATCTATTTATAAGAAGTCTTAATATCTTAATCTATAAAATATGTTTGAAAATGAAGGAATTTTAGTTCTAACCAGAAGGAAAAAAATCATTAATATTAGCAGAAAATTTAGTAATAAGAATATAAGTGCTAAATAAATATACGGCATAAGTTTGTCTAATACGACGGTTATCACTGGTGTATAAATTTGTTTTAGTTCAGCTTTAACAGGTTCTTCATTTAATAGATTAATGCACATTTTAATAATGTCGCTTGTCATTTATTATATAATTTAAAATATTAAATTTAATAGTTTAAAAACGTATGTGTAATTTTATTAATGAATATCCATAAAATTACATCTGACTTTTCTTTTGACGGACTTCATTTAGAGGAACCTAAAAGTCTTCAAGGTGGGTCTGCATATTCTGTACCAATCCGATATAATAGTGAAATTTTATTAGTACAAACCCAAACATGTACATGTAAAAACGGTTTTGTAACAAATGGTCGGAAGACATATATTGATTTAGTATTTACACAGAATGATACGTATATTTTAAATTGGATAGAATCGTTGGAAGAACAATTACAAAAAAAAATATTTGAAAAATCTTCTGAATGGTTTGAACAGAGTTTAACAGAAGATGATATCGAATCTTCATTTTTATCGATATTGAAACCGCAAAAAAATAGGACCAAGTATATTTTGAGATGTTATGTTCATAATTTAACAAATTTCAATATTGGTGTGAAAATTTACGATGAAGCGGGCAATGATTTAGCAACAAAGGATATAACACCAGAAGTTAATATTGCATGTATTCTCTCTCTCCAAGATATTAAATTTTCATCTAAGAACTTTCAAGTGTTTATTAATGTAAAACAAATAATGGTATTTAGGGATTTAGAAAAAGATAGAATGTTACTCTTAGAGAAACCTGATGTCTCACCACATGCGCCAACATTAGTGCCTGAGCCTGCCGCATTAGTGCCTGCTGAGCCTGCTGTGCCTGAGCCTGCTGCATTAGTGCCTGAGCCTCCTGTGCCTGCAGAGGCACCGGTCTCAGATAATAGTTTAAATCTTGTATCTGATATTCCATTTATAAATCCATCTTGTTTAGAGAAAACTGTTGATATGAAATGCATGGATATTAAGGAATTGGATATGAAATGCGTGGATATGAAATGCGTGGATATGAAATGCGCGGATATGAAATGCATGGATATGAATGATATGGAAGAGTTGGATATGAATGATATGGAAGAGTTGGATATGAAATGCATGGATATAAATGATACGGAAGCGTTGGAAATGGATGAATTAGAAGGAAATAATGATACCTCCAAATATATTGCCCTTTATAATGAAGCCAGAGAAAAGGCTGAATTAGCGAAAAAAGAAGCTTTATTAGCATTTTTGGAAGTAAATAATATTAAAAAAAAATATAATTTATAATGATATTTAATTACCGATTAAGCCAAAATTTTTTTATAGATAATTTTATATATGGCACCAACTTTTAAAATGCCCAAGAAGATGAGTAAAATTTTGAACAATGAAATGCTAGTTTTAGGCGCCGGCGTATTATTAGTATTTTTTGTGGTAAAATATAGTCAGTCAAAGGCTGTTGCACCCGCCCCTGCGCCTCAGAGGAAGAGACCTAAGTCAGTTGGTGGCGCCCCTGCTGCCGCTGCTCCTCAACCCCGCGCCTCAGTGAGTGAAAATAAACCGGCCGACTTATTACCACATGATGGCAACAGTGAATGGGCAGAATTTGCGCCACAGGGTCAAGGTGACCTTCAAGGGTCTGGTTCGTTGCTTCACCCTCAGATTTCTCAGAGACCATTTAATTCGGTGCAGGGTACAAATGCACTTAGAGGAGACCCTCAAATTTCAATTGGTGAAGTACCCAGTATAGCGGCGCCAGCCAATCCTATACATGGAAATGCCACGGGTCTAAATTAGGTTTATTTAAGTTCTTTATAAAATATATATATGAAGAACTTAAATACAATAGGAGTCTTATTCATCACGTTAATATTAATAATATCTCTTAACTTTTATCACTTCTCAGATAGTTTAGAATTAAAATGTGTTATTTCGGATGTGGATGGAAAGAAATACTGCGTTCGAGATCGCAAAAAACTACATGAATCGGCAGATATGTTGGCTCATACAACGGCAAATTGCAGGACATTGATCGATCATTTAGTAGAAAAATATGGTGATGAAAAAAAGTGTGTTTATAGATTACGGACACAATTTAAGGCGAATAAAGTATATGAAATATTACCGACAAGTAAATTTACTGCATATAGTGAGAATAAAGGTGAAAAATTGGCATTCTGTCTAAATACAACAAAGAAGGGTGAAGAACGCATAGATCAAAATACATTACAATTTGTAGCGTTTCACGAATTAGCACATATTGCAACGATGTCGGTAGGTCACACAGAGGAATTCTGGCGAAATTTTCAGTTTATTTTAAAAGAAGCAGAAGAACTAGGGATCTATCAAGTTGTAAATTATAAAGATAATCCAGTTGAATATTGTGGAATGACAATCAATAGTAGTCCCTATTTTAGGAAGAATAAAGAAGTTTAAAAATAGACATAATATTCGATAAAATGTGGGGTGCCTCCTAGTTTCTTTGTAGATGTTAATTCAAATCTCGGTGGAATTTCAGGGAAATGAACCGTACAGTCATGCTCTTCTTTTATACGCGTAATAATAATAGTACTAATAAGGCCAGTGTTTAGAAACTGTTCATATATACTTTGTCCTCCAATAATCCAACACACATCGCATGTAGACTCATTTAGATGGTTAATTACATCTGAAATAGAATGTTTAACAGTACATCCATTTATAACCAATGATCTATTTTTAGAAATGATAATATTCTCTCTATTTGCCAAAGGTTTTTTATTATCAGGAATACTTTGCCATGTATTGTGTCCCATCACAACTGCGTTATTTCCTCCACCTTTTGTCATATATGAAAAATGTCGCATATCTTCTAGTGAATACCATGGTATAGTATTATTAATGCCAATGCCATTGTTATTACACGCTGCCACAATAATATTGTAAATCATTATATAAAATAATGTGCTATTTTTATATATATAATGCGAGATATAGTAATCATTTCGTATAAAAGTGTAAATTTCGTATTTCATGATAATCATGCAGAACCAGCTCTCGATAAGAAGCAAACAAATATATATATACCAGTGGCAATTTCCCAGGACGATAGTATTAGAGAATTAAAACAAAAAATATTCAAATATTGCGATAAAGATTTTATGTCACAATTTAATATCCAGCCTGTAATTGATGAAATGTATTTCTATATATCTACAAAAAATGCATTGCATCTAAAAAAATATTATTTCTTCCTCAAAGAACTAGAAAATATAGACGCACATCTAGAATCATTTGATATTACCGATAAAGAAACTGGACAATTTAAAGAACGTCTTGTGAAGGTTATTAAAACAGATTATACATATAATACTATCGCAAAGGTGTTCAATGGTTATAGCAGCATTTCCATATGTCAGTTTAAACCGCTATCCATAAATATTGCTGGAACATCGGTGTCATTTAAACCGTCGCAGATGGTACCACTGGGTAAAACAAGCAATAGAGATGCTCTTTTAATTATGGATATTAATCCGCATACAATACGTTTGGCGGAACAAGGTCTAAAATTAGATACAAAATCCACTCCCAAAATGTATACAATATATTTGGAATTAGCTAGGGATCAGACGGATGAGATGATTAAACCGTATTTTCCATTATTGGATATTCAAGAAGTTGCCAGTGTGGATGATTTAAAGGGTATGGAAACCACACTATATGCTAATAATATAGAGGAGTTAAATGGTATATATAACAAACAAGAGGGGATTATTGACTATTTAAGAAATATTCCATTGTCATATGATTTTGTTAAAGAGGGATATAATGTATTTCAGTATAAAATAGTGCCAAGACAGATTGTTAAAGTTAAATTAGATACGTTATTTAAGTTATTGGAAACAAGCGAACAATTTCCCTTATCGCGGATTAACTATGGAAAAACGCATGACAAATTATACAGATTATATACAAAAGAACAAACACTTCAAGGTGAAAATATACCATTTATAGATAAATCGTTTATAAATAGAATCAAGAAATTATCAGGCCGTGCAAATATGATAACTATTTATAGCAGTGTGGAAATTCTAGGAGAAAAGGTACCATTATATTTGGATATAAATGAAGATTGTCATATAATAATTTCGACAGAGACGAAGAATGTATTGCTACAGGGGCAAATGATTGCATCAATATTAATCGATACTGTCACACCGGTCATTAAAATGTTAGAAAACTATTTAAAAAATGGTGGATATGATTATGATGTAGTAACTTATTTTGAACCACATTTGGTTAAAAATGCTGATTATAAAGGCATTTTATCATTAAAAAATCCTTTAAAACTTGATAAAATCAAAACATGTTTGCATCCTTTCTTTTATATTATTTCCGATAGTATGAAAAAAAGCATAATGCTTTTATACAAACGCACCAGTGGCTTTCTTATGAATGACGATTCTGCAATAGATTACTATTTATATCAAATGGTGTCCCTTGGTATCGATAATAAAAATGTCATTACATTTTTAATTGAAAACTTTGGGATTTCAAAAGAAGATGCTGCCAAAAAATTTGCCGTATTTAAAAGTAATTTAGATGTTATGGGTGACGAAGGACACAAACATCAAAAGAAATATTCTGGTATATTTATTTATATTAAACATATTCCCAGTTCTAACGACATTGAAGTTAATATTAAAGATATTACAAATGTGAAATTATTACCATATATTAAAACTATCATCTTAGCCACTATTGAAATAGCTTTAAATGGAAACCAAACCACACTAAAATCCATATGTACTGACAAAGTATCGCTAACTGCTATGCGTCAAATGAATATAAATAACGATATATTAGAATCCGCGCCCACTCCTCTCCAAGCGAGCATGGAAGGTGGTGGCATTTTTGAAGATATTGACAGTGACAGTGACGACAGTGACGACAGTGACGACCGCGTCTCTCCGAAGAAAGCTATTAGCAGTGCCAGTTCAGATTCACTTATAAATATAGAAGACTATAATTCCCCTAGGGGAGTTGAACAGGATGCTAATGTATTAGACGATATATCATCTGACGAAGATGCCGAACCTTCACCTGTATCCCCTGCTAAACCTGCTAAAAAGGATACTAAAAAGGATATAAAGACCACCGATAAAAAGGATATTAAAAAGGATATAAAGACCGATAAAAAGGATATAAAGACCCCAGTTGTGGAAAAATATGAAATTAATCGGGATAAAGATTCGTTGGTTGGAAACTCTTTTGATTTATTTCATAAAAAATTAAAATCTAAAGAACCTGCATTATTTGTAACAGAAAATGGTCCAGGCAAATTTAATTCATATTCTAGAACCTGCCCATCTAATGTGAAACGTCAGCCTATTTTATTAACTAACGAAGAGAAAATGCGTATAGATAAAGAAGCTGGTAACGCATATGATGGTGCAATAGAATATGGGACAACGCCTGAAAATAAAAATTGGTATATATGCCCTCGGTATTGGTGTTTATTAAATGATGTGCCATTAACACAAGAAGATGTAGATGCTGGAAAATGTGGCGGTAAGGTTATACCACATAATGCAAAAAAAGTACCAAAAGATGCGTTCATTTACGAATTCTATGCCAAATCGGAACATGATAATAATGGGAAATATATAACACATTATCCACATTTATTAGATTCAAGTAAACATAGAGACGGGTACTGCGCCCCATGTTGCTTTAAACAAAAAGAAGGTAAAGCAGTGATAGAACGAGATATAAAATGTAAAGCCGAAGAAGCTGCACGGCATGATAAATTAAAGATAAAAATGCAAATGAATGATAAAACAGAAGAGAGAACCCCCATACCTGCATCACCCAAAGGATTAAATACTAAGAAAAACTTATTAATTAAACAATCAATATTAGGTGGTGATAAGACACCATTACCTCAAAATAGAGTTGGATTCTTACAGCCTTCTTTGGAAATATTCATGAATGTTATACACTCTAGTTATTTTGTAAAAGGGACAACTAATAAAATCAAGCCAGTAGATAAACATATAATGCGAATAGGTGTAGAAAATAATATTAAACAATCGTTTTTAAGTGCCCTGGCGATTATATATAGTCTATATTATGAAAATGAAACAATTATACCATCCATAAAAGAGTTTAAAGAGTTATTAGTTGGAGAAAAAGGTATTGTAAATATTTCCAATTTTATGACATTTCAAAATGGTGCATTATTTACAACCTTTGTAGGCAAACGTAATAAAGACCCACAAATATCACTACGTAATGCATTTGAAAATTTTAAAACTTTCATACTGGATGATAATAGTGATATAGATTATACTTATTTGTGGGATATTATTGTTGAAAAGAATGGCTTATTTAAAACAAGTAATAATAAATATGCGTCTGATAGTATTCATAATGGTATGAATTTAGTAATCTTAGAAATTAGCGAAAATGATGGCACCAGTGATGTAAATATAATCTGTCCTACTACAATATATTCAAATTCTAAATTTTCTTCTTTCAAAAAAACCATCATCATTGTCAAACATGGGGAATTTTATGAACCTATTTGTTTTTATTCAGAAAAAGGAAAACATCTAACATTGAATGTTGCATTTTCAAAGAATGACCACGACCCTGGCACAAAAAAAACCGGTATGTTAAAATTACTTGAAGGATTTAAGCAACTTGCTAGCTCCTGTCTTTCCCTCCCTTCAACCGCTGTTCATATGAAACGAAACGTCGGCATTCAACAATTAATTAAATTAATATTCAGCCATAATGAAAATTATAAGAAAAAAACATTAAAACAAATTGACGAGAATCTAAAATTAGTATTAAACTATAATAATAAAATTATTGGGGTTCAAACCAATATTCAGCTGGGTGCAGCCCCAAAACAATCTGTATTTATACCGTGTTATGCCAGTACTCATCGCATCATAGAACATTTTGAATCGATAACTATTGATGAGGCATTTAAGACACCACCTGAGATCTTAATTACAATTGAAATCCTTAATGTGCTACATAATCATTTAAATAATCACCATCCAAATGAGAAACTTAATACTAAGATGCGAAAAGATTTTGGAATTATCAATCAGGATGGCGATGAACGCGACGGATTTAATAGTCTGCCAATTAGGATCGTTACCAGCCAATCAATGGATAGTATAGATAAAATCGCCATAGGAATATTGACAAACGCAAATCAATTTATACGAACTCGTCCCATCCCCCTTACAGAACTACCTCACAATATATCACTTGAATATCACGATGGTTCAGATTACTATGAATTTGATCGGGCAATATCAGAAGACAGCATCGACACTCACTCTTATAACATGGTTAAAAACATACGGTTAGAAACTATTTTTTATAATTTGTACAGACATACATTCAAGGCATTATTAAATGAACCTGCCTCATATGAATTCAAATCAATATTATATAAGTTATTATTAGATGGTAATATAAACGCAACCAATAAGGCAGCCATTAAAGACCTAATAAATCAAGGCGTCGAATTTATAGATGTTATAGAATTAGATAATATTACTATTGCAAATTTAGATCAACTAAGCAGCTGTTTTAATACCAATACATGCCCGACGAATGGACTTTGTAAGAAAGGCGATGAGTTATGCAAACAGTTATTACCTCGTATAAATCTTGTTAATAGCCAAACAGATAATGAAGATAGTTATTTAGACCGATTGATTGATGAATTGTTAAGATATAAACGCATTCGAAACTATATTTTTACAGAAGACGCTTATTTAGCTATTAGCGATACTGAATTCAAATTACATTCCGATGAATATTTAATATATGAAAGCGAATTAGACCAGAGTAAATTAAATGATTTGAAAAGTCATGAAAGAAAACATAAGCTACAAAAAAATATTTCTGAATTGACACAACCCGCGAAAGTTACTCAGAAATATAAACAACTATTTTTACATGGAGAACATTTTTAAAATGAATCATACGAAATATCTTCGTAATCTCCAATCGAATCATCATCTGGATGATTCTCTGGTGGGGGGTGAAGTGCTATTCCAGTGGCTCTTCCCGCAATGCTCGATGGTTGTTGTGGTAAATTATTGAGAAATATCGCCATATTACTTGCACTTAGTTCGTCAGATTGATTATCATATTGGAGTCTCCTTCTAGTTCTAGGATTTGGTTCAGTTCTATTTGCTATGGAAACATTAACATAATTGCGAATTATAAATATATTATCATTAAAAGGTGTAATATTAGGATAATTAAATTGCTGCGTTCCATCATATCCTTTAATAAATGCATCAATCACCGAAATATGATATTCGTTATTTTTATCAAATGAATACGTATTCATATGTGCAAGATTTTTAAATACAATCTGTTTTATATCAGTACTTTCGGAACACCTGCCAAAATCTTTATTTTTTTCAAGAAAGGAAACCATAAGATTATTCGCCTTTGTATGCGCACTATACTTGACCGATGCGGTTAAAGTATATGATGAAATCAGATATTGTTTTAACATAGGTTTCAGCTGTTTTACAAGTTTGATTTTGGAATAATTTTTATCAACATATAAATTTTTATATTCTTTATGATTAGATTGTTTGAATCTTTTAATCCAATCATATGCGAGATCCACGAGTTCTGATTGTTCATAATCATCAATATAATTTTGAATGGAATGATCTAATGCGATAGCTTCATATTTATTTGAAAATTCATTTTTATCAAACGTTGTTGTATAGAACAGATGAAATAGAACTGGCATCGTAATGTCAGTGTTTTTCTTAATATGCATATATATTTGAAATAAATTTGCTCGCGTAAATGGAATATTTGTATATGGATTTTTAACTGGTTGAATAAGTAAGAATAAGTCTTCTCGATATGTTAGTGATTTATTAATGATGTTAATCAAATCACTAATTCGAAATGTATATTTTATACCTACATGTGCAATAGTAATTTTAAGATGGTTTGGCACTTCGCTCATAACATTTCCAACAAGGTCACAATCATCGCCACCATACTTCATTCTTGAATATCTGAATCGCCTAACAATATTATTGAGTAGGAAAAGATTTCGTTGATAAAGTGCAAACACATCGAAAATTTCATTTTTAACATCTGGTGTGAGCAACACATTATCCCTGACATATGTAATAGTTGCAAACCGTGCTTTATAGTCACTGAGGTGTGTATAACCAAATAGGCTGTGGAATGTATTTTCCACAAAGGATGATGGTTGATTGTCTAATAGCCACATTGTGCACATCTTATATATTTATATATAATTAAAGTTAATATCAATTTATATTATAGTCTTATACCAACATTGTAAATGATTTCATGATTTGAGAATATTCCTTTTTGCGTAACCCTTCTTGGAACATAGGAATCATAACATATATACATCGATATGCAAATACTATAATACTAAATAGTCCAATGATGTATTCAATATTTGTGGCAGACTTCATTTTGTATTATAGAGAGAATATATTCTCTCTATAACTCATAATGTATGAGAAGAAAAGATGGGAAGATATAATATATAACAAAGGATCATTAACACAGGAAGAGTGGTTGATAGTATTGGGCCCAGTCGGCATGGCGATATGGGTATATTTAGTTGGGATGGGATGTCCATGTAATAATAAGAAGCCTTCATATGAATGTTATAGATATGAAGTATGGGGAATCCAAACCAACCATATATGGGCTTTTATGGTTCTAGGTTTTATGTTTCATAAATACTTTTATACAATTCAACTTTTGGGAATAATATGGGAACTATTTGAATACTATCTACATTTTGATAAAGGATTTGTAAAGAAATTAGGTGGCTGTCTAGATAATGTCCCCCCACCTAATACTGAAAATTATAAATATCGGGCAAATTTAGTCACCAAAGGACGTAATAAAAAATATAATCCAATAGATATATTTTTTGGTATAAAGAATTCGACAAACCACGGATGGCATCACTCTATTGCCGAAATAGTGGTAAATATAGTATCATTTTTAATAGGTCAACAAATAAGAGTAGCGGCACCTTTAAAATTCTAATTCGTAATCATCATCAAGTCCCATTTCTTGTTGTCCAATATTAACCCCCGTATTATTAATAGCAATATTTTGCATCGAACATTTGTCATTCGGGTCATCAATCATGCCAAACATTGCTGTAATTTCGTCATCAATATTAGTTTCCTCTTCAATTTCTTCTTCCTCGCCAGCCATTTCAATCATCTTGTCCATATCTGTAAGTACCTGGAAACTATTAGTACCAAATAGACCTTCTTGGCCACACATAACATTTGCAGATACACCTCTCATCATATCAAGTTCGCCATGTTTTGCGGCTTTAATAAACATTTCAGGTGTCTCTTCAAACGATGCTTTTGCAATAGGACCAATATTGTCATTGTTAATACCATGTCTAAATATGGAGATCATTTTAAATGAGTTGGTCATTCGGTCACATAGCAAGTTAATATGATGATAATTGATATATGTGCCATCAAATTCAATAACATCAAGAAGTTCATTAAAGATTGCGGTTCTGGCGGCTTCAATGCCGAGAACACGATATACTTCAACAATATGAGTGGTAATCGTATTATTAACATCGATATAATCAACACCAAGAATATCAAGTAGATTAGTACCATCAGTATCCAATACCCATTTGTCCTTTTCTACAAAAGCACCCTCTTGCTTTTCCAGATTTCCAATCGATTTACGCAATAGAACCTTCTTAATATTTTTAACTCCCCTAATAATTATATTGTTCAACAATTGTTCTTGGAAATTTTTAAGAATATGAATCTCGTCAGTTTGGTCAAGGGATTCAAGTGCCGCCTTTTTCTTCTGAATAAGGTCAATTCTAAATATTAGGTTATCTGAATTATAATCAGTATAAGTCGTGAGAATATCATTTCCATAAACATTTTTAAGTACATAATTAATATCATCCATCGTAATATTTTTATCTAGAAGTTCATTTGGGTCAATTTTCATGTAGATTACCCAATTATAACCTTCAAATTCAATTTCAGATTGCTCTCCATTTGTTTCCATAAGAATCTTCTCAAATTCATTGAAATGAATCATTTCTATATCAAACTGATTCTGTGTCGCAGTTTTTGGTGCAAATCTAATTTCAATACTATTAACCAAATTGCTCAGTGTCGTATATTCAATCATATTCATAACTGATGTTGCACGGTCAATGCTATCCTCATCGTCTTTTTTGAGAGCAATTGTAAGAGATGGATTCTTAGGGTTGTCAGATAATGTAAGAATTTCTTCAATGCGAGGCACACCACGAAGTACATTTGATTTGGATGCTACACCAGCAAAGTGGAACGTATTGAGTGTCATTTGAGTAGTAGGTTCGCCAATACTTTGTGCAGCGATCATACCAACCATTTCCCCTGGTGCCACCACTGAATTTTTATAGACTGATTCAATGCGAGCGAACAGTAGTTCAACAGCGTCTTTGTTAAAACGGTGTTTAATGAGTAGATTTTTGGGGGATGTAAAGAATACAAATGCCGCGACGAATAATTCGTTTGGCTTGCAATAATGGGAAATGTTGAGCTTATTCAACAAATTTTCGGAGATTGCATATACTTCGAGAGGGGTAATATTCACAAAGGAATTCTGTGTAATATTCATTTGTCCTTTGATATTATTGATAAGATGTTCAAAACTAACAGGAGTGTAAATTCTAGTGTCAGATTTACCTTTAAATATATGTTCAATAATTCTATCACGATATCCAAGCGAATCAGTAATGTATTTTTTGTTTTTAGGCATAAAATCACCTTTCTGTTTTCTTAGACGAGTCAATGTGGTTGTCGTGAAAACTGTCTTCAAAATATCACCGGATCCATGTGGGATGTCGAAATGTTCGTATACGCCAGGAATATCTAGTTTCAAAAGTCCCAGAGAATAGCCTTCAATTTTACAAGGGTCGATATTATCATCACCATAAGAGTACTGTGTAATTTTCCCTTTGTTATTTCGGACAGACATATCATATTCGACTTTCAAATCTTCACATCCTTTAATAATTCTTCTCTGAATATAACCTGTTTGTGACGTTTTTACTGCCGTATCAATTAAACCAACACGACCACCCATCGCATGGAAGAATAGTTCTTCTGGTGTGAGTCCGCCAATAAATGAACTTTCTACAAATCCACGTGCCACAGGTGTATCATCGTAACGACTGTAATGCGGTAACGTACGATTATCATACCCATATGGAATGCGCTTTCCATCAACATTTTGTTGTCCCAGACAAGAAATCATTTGTGAAATATTCAAATCGCTGCCTTTTGAGCCGGCCTTAACCATTTTAACAAATCGATTGTCTGGGTCAAGACTGGTCCGGCCAATTTTGCCGGCCTGTGAAGCACCTTGATTAAGAATACCATTCACTTTGCTTTCAAATTCAATCATATTTGATTTTGCAGTATCGTTCTCAAATACACCAAGATGTGTTTGTTTGATAAGGTCAATAACATCCCGTTTTTTCTCGGTAATCTTTCGAGTAATTGTATCGTTTGTTTTATTATTGGCAATCAAATCACTTACACCAACACTATATGATTGTGTTTTCATGAATTCTGTAACAATATTTTGTAGATTATCGATATAATCGGAGGCAGCCATATGACCGAAATCATTACATACTCGTTGAAGAATACCTCTTGAACCGTCACCAAGAACACCCTTCTCAAATTGGCCACGTTTTACTTCACCGTTATTAATTTCAAGAACATTATTAGATGTTTTGACGTCTTCGCCATCTTCAAACAATTTAGTTTTATATTTTAGTGAAATCGGTGGTGTAATTTGGCTAAGAATACTAAAGGGTGATACTCTGTCAGGTCCATCATTAAATTTTTCGATATCGACATTATTAAAATTCATTAGGAGGTTCATTGCCTCTCGCCTAGTGAATGACACATCATCTCGGGTAAACTGATATATTCCTAATAGAGAATCTTGGAAAATGCCAACAATTGTTTTATTGTTAGCAGGTGAAATAAGCTGATAAGGAACTGCGGCCAAATGTTTCAATTCCATTTCAGATTCAACATCTTGTGGCATATGCAAGTTCATTTCATCTCCATCAAAATCAGCATTGTACGGTTTGGTGTCAGCAACATTCATCCGGAAGGTGTCGCCAACGCTCATGATTTTGGCTACGTGGCACATCATTGACATTCTGTGTAGAGTGGGTTGCCTATTAAATAGAATATGGTCACCATCCATCATATGACGGTGTACGGTATCGCCATCATATAGAACGATTGACTCACGGTCAACATACCGAAGTGAGATATTTTCACCATTTTTGCGCTCAAGTATTTTTGCACCAGGATGAATATCTGGACCATTTTGAATGAGTTTCATCAAGAAAGGTTTGTTTGTTGCATTAACTTCAATAGGTTTGGTGATGTTTTTTGCAATCTTAATAGGGATGCCCAATTCTTTAATGGAAATGCTAGCATCAGGAGTAATTACCGATCTAGCACTAAAATCCACACGTTTTCCCATGAGATTGCCACGAACGCGTCCAGCCTTACCATTAAGTCTTTCACGCAAAGTTTTTAAGGGTCGTCCGGACCGTTGTGCGACAGATGCGACTCCTGGGATATTATTATCTACCAAAGTGGCAACATAATATTGTACGAGTGTGGTCCAATCATCGATTATATTTGCCGCGGCATTTGTGGCAATTTTTTCTTGGAGCGTTTTGTTAGCCTTTACAATATTGACCATGATATGGGTTAGGTCATCTTCACTTCGCTGTTGCGAGTCATGTTTAACAGAAGGTCTAACGGCAGGAGGACATACTGCAAGAACAGAACATACCATCCATTCTGGTCTGGACCAAAGATGACTGAATCCCATAAAATTGACATCTTCGTCGGAGATTCTCTTAAAAATGCGAATGACATGTTCTGGTAGAAGTTTCATGATAGCTTTAACTTCATCATCCCAGCTGGCCATCACAGTGGCGAGACCTTCTTTGACAATTTTTTTGGGTTGGCAGCACCCGCATCCATTAGAAGTTTCGTCTCCACATCGCTTGATTTTAGAGACACTATGGAATATATAATTCCATCTTGCCTCGCCATTTAAAGATAAGCATTTTTTGTGAGTATCTTTGTCGAGAAGGAGTTTGCTACATTTAATACATATACATTTAAGAATTTTGATGACAGTACTTAGATATTGAATGTAAAATACGGGTCTGGCCAAATGAATGTGTCCGAAATATCCAGGTGTTTTTACATAGTCTAAACCATCTGTGGGGCAAATGATACCAGGTTCTTGGACCCCTAATCTAGGGTCAAAAAGTCCATTTAGTACTGGTTTGTTATTAACGTATGTGTCACGATTTGTAATTTCTGCGACAGACATATTTTCAATCTCCTCAGGAGATAGAATACTGAATTGAATTCCTAGGATGCGCGATTTATCCATAGTAGCTATTATAATATAGTAATATTGTTTTAATATCAATTTATAGTAATTTAATAAAATTGATATTCTAATCGACCTTATACATATAAGTATTATGCCAACTAAGGATAAAAAAATGTCCAGTGACGAAACCAGCGACAATGAAATGGACACTTTAGAATATACCAAACTTCTAGCTAAAATATTTCCGTCAAAGTTTATCAAAAGCCGTGTGAAAGAACTTCAAACTGCGGTAGAGTCGATTGAAGATGAGGGCAGCCAGGAATTTTATTCCCGGGCCAAAAGGTCTAAACGGAAAAAGAAGGCTGAAACCGAGACGAGCGATGAAACCACTGAGGAGACAGATTCTGATGAGGATAGTGATGTGGAAACGTATAAACAGGCCAGAAGTATTCTTGAAAAGATGTTTTCCAAAAGTAAGGGGTTTGATATTTTGGTAAAAATGGACGAGGATGAAGAAGAAGAATATGAAGATGAGGATGAGGATGATGAGGAAGAAGAAGAACCGGTTGATTATACAGAAGAGGACAGTGCGGTCTTGACCAAATTGAGTGCATTGGCGTATGATCTTAAAAAAACGCACAAGGATTCTCAACTACTGGAAGAAATTATTGAAATTGGTGATGATAAGCGGGAGCTAATTAAGCAATGTGAAAAAAACAGAAAGAAGAAGCAGGTGAAGAAGAACTACAAACATTTTAGTAAGATAATCAAAGGAGAAAAAAAAGAGACAGATGCCAGTATGTTTAAAGGACTAAGTCTGGAAAAACAGGAGGCGATGTTAGAAAAACTGGATGCGATTAAAAAGTACAATAATGATGACATTCCATTTCGGATTGCATTGATGGATCTAAACATTCCAATTAATTACAAGTCGATTGCATTGAGAAAAATGAGTACACTTGACTCTATGGAGCCTGGTACAAATGAATATTACAAACTCAAACAGTGGGTAGACACATTTATGTTGATTCCATTTGGAAAATATGCAAATCTGCCATTGACGATTGACGACGGCATTGATAAATGTCATGAATTTATGGAACAATCTAAACAAACATTGGACGATGCAGTATATGGCATGAATGATATTAAGATCCAAATTATGCAGATGGTAGGACAATGGATTACAAATCCTGAAGCGATTGGTACAGCCATTGCAATAAAGGGTCCAATGGGTACAGGTAAAACAACCATTGTAAAAGATGGTATTAGTAAAATTCTGGGGCGAGAATTTGCATTTATAGCACTAGGTGGTGCGACAGATAGTAGTATTCTAGAAGGTCATTCATACACATATGAAGGAAGTACATGGGGTAAAATTGTAGATATTTTGGTACAATGTAAAACGATGAATCCTGTAATTTATTTCGATGAATTGGATAAAATTAGTGATACACCAAGGGGTGCAGAGATTGCAAGTATTCTGACACATCTTACAGATACTACACAAAATTCGCAATTTCATGATAAATATTTCTCAGAGATTGAACTAGACCTAAGCAAATGTCTATTCATATTTAGCTATAATGAGGAAAAGAATGTAAATCCAATTTTGAGAGATAGGATGTATTGCATTGCAACAAGAGGGTATAAACTGAAAGAAAAGCAAATCATTGCAAATGACTATATTCTCCCGACTGTATTGAGTCAGCTTAAATTTAGCAAAGACGAAGTTACTATTACAGATGATGTAATGAGACATATTATTGAGCGTTATACTGAAAAGGAAGAAGGTGTAAGGAATCTGAAACGATGTTTGGAAACAATATTCAGAAAGCTGAATTTGTTTAAATTGATGAAGCCAGGCACCAATATTTTCGAGAGTGATATTAAATTGAAGGTTGAATTTCCATTTACATTGACAATTGATGCTGTCGATAAAGTGATTAGTGACACGAATAATGACGGTCATTGTACATCAATGTATATGTAGCGAACTGATATACTGGTAGCATAAAAAATAAATTGACAAAATTTTTCTATTGTATTGTAGAATCATCATGTGTAACGAACTCATCCAAATCAAGCGCATCCTCACTTCTCGGGTGAACAACTTACTGACCCATTCCCAGGTCGCAGAACGCTTTACTAGCGGCGCCCTTGCCGAGTCAAGTTATGGCAAACGGATGCGCAATTACATTGAGACCGAAGACCCTAAGCGGCTTTTGGAGTTTGTTGTGCGTGAGCTGAATATTAGCTGTGTCCATGAGTGGGTTGACGATGAGATTGAACTCCCAGACGAGTCGATACAGCGAATCAAGTACTGTGTGCACTGTGAAAATAATTGTTCTTAAAAGGAGTCAATGAGAAAAGTAGATGGAGGGTCTATTTTCTTTTTTTTGGTGCAATAAGAGCATGTTCGACATTTGATAAGAAGAATATTTTTTGGGGGGAAGATTTTAAATCTATTAGTCTCAAAAAGATTTCATTATACACACAAAATCCTTCACTGGTTTCTATATAAGGCGGTACAAATATCTTTTTATAATTTGGATCTAGTTGTTTTGATATCGCCATTATTTGGCTACTGGGTTTGTCGCTACATCGACTCCCAGTCCCACTAACACTAAGGTCAATAATTTTAAAAACATTAAGACCTGATGTTGCAGCACGACCTGCAATTTTATATGCACCAATAATATTATTAAGGGTAGATTCAATGCGATAAGTTTTGTTAAGGATGGCCTTAAACTCGGCATTTTTTTTGCGATTATAAGTCAAAATACTATCATCGACGGCAGTCCATGTGTCGGCATCTAATTGATATAAGACAATAGATTTGTCAAACAATACAATATGTTGTTTTTCTTCAAATGAGAATATTTTAGAATCAAAATATTCTTTGATGTCGCGAATGAGAGTTTGAATATTTCCAGGTTGTGCATCGATTTTATTAATCATTCCTAAAATATTAAATGTATCCGAAAATAACAATTCATCTAACATATGATGAACGATAATTTTATCAAATAAACTATTATCTGGCATTATGTTTCGTAGTACTGATACATAATAATACCACGATGTATCTTCTCCAATTTTTATTTCATTTAAATCTATTAGTTTTGTTTTTGAAATGTCTAATTTTTTCAACATATTTCCTAGTAGGGCTTCAATAGAATTTCCAGAAACGATGATGGTGTCATCTATGTCAGGCAGTTTAATTAATAATTTGGGAGGTTTGATGTCAAGGGGTTGTTTAATATCATCATATGAATTAACACTATCTAATTCGATAGGTTTAAATAAATAATAATCCGAAATATTAATAATGTTGCCTTTTCGTTTAAAAGAGTCATAGACGGTTTCGCCATTGTCATGTGTTAATTCGATTAAAGCATTTGCAATTTGTTCGTCGGAATAGTCGCGATGTTTTCTAACCAATCCAAATAATTTTTCTTTATGGTAGAATAGTTTTTCTTTAAATAGATTTTTAATAAGCAATTTAATTTTAGAAGATCCATATTTGACATGTAATTCATTATAAGTAGAATAGTCTGTATTATTAGATTGCATTTTGACAAGCAGGGCATTTTTTTCGTGGTTGGACATATATTGGCAACTTTCCATATAATCACATAGGGATGATAATGGTTTATCGCCGATAATGTAATTAGGGTGGGTTTTGCCACTAGAAGAAATTTGTTTTATGGAAACATTTAATTGTTCAATGCCGAAATCCATTTGTTTAATATTTAAAGCACTATCGACTGCGTTTCTTTTAATAAGTCGTGTGACTTTTCCGGTATTAATGGCTTTTTTCTCGGCAAACCGATACAAGTACATATCAATTGCTTCCTCATCTTCATCAATATAGGAACCATGTAAATATATTTCAACATTTCTCATTTCAATAGGAAGATTTTTGTGACTACAATTACGGACGCCTCTTCCTATGATTTGTTCAATGCGGTTCATATTATACCATGGTTCCATGATATGGACTTGTCTTATACATTTAAAATCCAATCCTTCTGCCCCAGTTCGTGATATAATAACAACTTTAATTCGTTCGCCATTTGAATTGTTATCATTAACTAAATTTTTCATATCATAATCGATATCAGGTGATATTTTGGGGTCACCACATATGATAACATACGTGTGTTTGAGGTGTACTTCGGGTGAGGGGTCAAATAGATTATATCCTTTTCCGTATCGGGTATATCCGCATTCTTCGAGAGCTAATGCCATAGGAACAATACCGCCATCGATATGTTCTGCATATATAAGTGAAATACCAATAGAAGAATTTATAGAATCACAAATATTTTTAATTTTTGCACTATATTTGCCAATTTCAGGTGGAGAGAATATTCTGCCATAGGTGTCAATTATACCAGGTCTATATTGATAATTTGTTTTGACCATATTTTGTTCTTTATATGAAACAAATTCGTTTAATCCAATTTGACCAAAGTGTTTTTTGTATTGGGTAGATATAGGTCCATCTTCTTTAATGGAAGCAGCGGGTTCAATTAATGGATATGCGATATTTAATGTCATAACAAGCTCAGAAATAACTAAATATCCCAGTTGTTCGCTATCCATTATGGCGGGGTTTGCTAATAATATGTGTTTTTTAACATTATGATATGCACTAATTTGTGTTGGGCTCATTTGGTTCATAAATGGATCAATATATTTAATGGTGTCATTTATGTTAATTTTAGTACCATTCATCATATTGGTTGGATAGTTTGATTTATCAAGAAGAAATGACTCATCTGTAACAAATTCGTGAGGATAAAGTTTAAAGGGGAAAGTATATGGATTTTCGCCCCTAACGAACGAGATATATCCTCTCATTCTGTCAATGAGTTTTTCTTCGGCACCGGCAATAATTTCTCCTTTGGCATTAAATATCTCATTTGTGTAAATTTCATCATGATTGTCATTTAAATTAAGAATATTTAGCAACCAAATGATTTCTTTGATATCATTATACATAGGTGTTCCAGATAATAAGCAAAGTCTCATACTACGGGTTGCAGTGACTAATTTATTAAGAGCATCGGTGGCATTTTTATCTTGTTCATCAATAGTACGAATATTATGAGCTTCATCAATAATAACTAGACGATTATCGTAGTAGTTTCTAAGATTTTCGTTTTGTTCTTCTTCACTACCTTCTCCCATTATTTTATTAATTTCATTAGCAAATTTGGTATAACCAATAAAGCGATAATTATCATGAATGATGCGATTTATTCTCTCTATAAGTGTTTGTCGTTTAATATTAACATTAGTAGGATTAACTTCTTTGATATAGGTGTTGCCGGTACATCCATTAGATGAAAAATGACCATGACCATGTTCTACAAGTTTATTAATATCAAATAATTCTTTTTTAAAATTTTCTTGGACGTTTGGGGAGGCGACAATAATAATTTTATTAATAACATTTGCCGAAGTGTTATAAAAGCGCATATTTTCGGCAATACTAATGGCAGAGCATGTTTTACCAGTCCCTAGCCCATGGAATAGTAGAATACTATTATAAGGTGATGTAATAGAGAGAAAGTTATGAACAAAGTATTGATGAGGGGCGAGTTCAAAAGAGGTATGGCATAATTCGTTGGCATATTTAGTGAACATTTTTCTTCGTTCGGATTCATTGTCAGAGGTTAAATTTTTGTTATAATCCAGATAGGAGTGGTCTTTAAATTCCTTTTTGTTGGCGATTACAATATTGAAATTTTTGTTCGTATACTCTGGATATAATATCATTATATATATATTTATGGTAGTTTTTAAATTCAGAGAAAATTTACATCATGAGATGTAATAATTTTATTAATTTTTAATAAAATATCAATCCGTTCGCAATTATAGCGTCTAATGGATTTTATTGCGTCGCCGCATGTTTTCCATTCAATTTTGCTAACTTCGGACGCCTGAAAATCGTTACGAATATTTGAATTAACAATATTACCGATATAATAGACATGTTTGTAAGATTTGTAATTTGATCCAATGAATGATTCTTCATATGGTGCGAGATTATGAATAATTTCGATATTATTCTTTAAATACCCGGTTTCTTCTTCAAATTCTCGTATGGCACATTTAATATCGGTTTCCATAAAGTTGCGGCGGCCTTTTGGAAACCCCCATTCGGGTTCTAGCCATTCGGTATCGCTGCCATTGATGAGTTTTTCTAAATCAATAAGGGTGTTATCTATTATGATACCACTTGTAAGAATACGAAATTTATCGTATGCTACATGTTTTTCATTTTTGTATTGATTGGTGACGTAATCGCCCCATAAAGTTGTCCATAATGTATTAAAATCCTGTGTGAGTAATTTATGTTTTTCGGCCATAGTCATTTCATTAATAATATTCATTATGTATGGTTTATTATTAATATGATATTTGCCTCTCATAAAGTCAACATAACCGAGACTATCTTTTCGCCTAATCATCAGATATTTTATTTCAGAATTGCTAATTTTATTGTATGCTACAATACCATTACTAGTAATAGGAAGTTTACATTGGTGAAATAGATGACCTTTATATCCGCAATTGTTGCAAAAATTATTGGAATACATTGTGTAAATAGATGATATGTTTTTATATTATTTAAAAGCATATGGAACATTTTAAATATGATCCGTCTGTCTGGGGACCACATTATTGGTTTATGATACATACCATAGGTTTTACTTATCCGCATATGCCGACAACCGGGCAAAAAAAACAATATTATAATTTTTTTACATCATTACCATTATTTATACCAAATAAAGAAATTGCGATGAAATTTGAAGTATTGTTAGATGAAAATCCGATATCGCCTTATCTGACATCACAAGAAAGTTTGTTAAAATGGATTCACTTTATTCATAATAAAATTAATAAAGATTTAGAGAGAAAAGAGAAACCCTATGTTGAATTTGTGAATGACTATATAAATTTTTACAAGCCAAAAGAATTGGTGTTTAGGGAAGAGCTAAAAAAACGCGAACGTATTATATATATATGTGTAATAGGAGGTCTGACATTATATTCTCTCTATAAATGTAAAAATAACTAGTAATATATATATGAAGTTCGAAATATTAATAATAGTTATAACAGGGTTTCTGGTAATGAATACATATCACGAAGGTAAATATTATACAAAACTATTATCTTTTAAAAAATATTATAAAATGGGTGCGATTTGTTTTAGTGCATTATGTTTTTACTTATTTATTAAAAAAGACCCTACAAAATCACGTAATCTTGTGCGACATACATCCGAATTTATTAAATATATGCCAATGGATAGACAAACGAGTGGAATATTAAATCCGATATTAGATTTTACGGCAAAAAAATATGGCAATGACCGGGGTAATGACCGTGGCCATCGTGACCAAAGAATTAGGACGAGTGGAGGTCACGAAGATGTTGCCAGAGGAGAAATACCGACACGAAAGAAACGTTCAGTAAGTGAAACAAAGAAAAAGTATGTAGCTTCGAAGCAAAATTGGAATTGTGGTCATTGTAAGAATCAATTATCGGCGTGGTTTGAGGTGGATCATATAATGAGTTTAGAGAATGGTGGAACAAATGAGGTAGATAATTTGGTAGCATTATGTAGAGAATGTCATGGAGAAAAAACCGCAATGGAGCATTTATAAATCTAATAAGTATATAAATGGAATTTCAGGAAAAGTTAATGGCCATGGGATTTTTGTGTGTTACAGTGGGATATATTGTACTTATCCGTTTTTTTATGGGTGAAGTGCAAGAGGCAATTAATAAAATAAAGGTTGATGATAAACGCGAATACACATTGGAAAGAGCAGCAAATGTTTTATTAAAAAGAATTAATGCATTGTTCATTCCATCAATTATATTAATTTATTATGCATTTTTTGTAACATATACTGCGATGGGTGATAATCGTGAGGGTTTTAATGTACAGCGATTTCTGGACCCTGGTGGGAAAAATGACGGAGATGAAACCGGTACATTATGGACACTTATAGGAGGTTTCTTTATTATATTTAGCATATCGATATTGTTAATAACAAATATGGTGATAGTATTTGTAAAAGGTATATTATTTACTGAAACATTTGTTGCATCATTAATGTATGTTATAGAAATAATTAAATATTTATTAGTCTTAGGATTGATTGGAGGTGCAGTTTCTAGAATGACCATGGTATCATCGCTATTAAATACAAAAGGTAGCGGTGCTTTTACACCGGCCCTTGTAAAATATTTGACAGCGGCTGTATTTTATATTCCATGTATGTTGACTAATGCAATTGCTGATGCTTCTGAGACAAAACGTAATACACCAAAACATGTTATCATTGTATTTATTATACAATGTTTGTTAATAGGATTCAACGTTATATTACCGATGATTGATAGATTTTTATCAAAGCATTTAGTGAATACAATAATAAAAGGGCCAATTTATTTAAGCAATGAATATAATTATTCTGATACAGATATTAAATTTGTAGATATGAGTGGTTGTGTAAAAGAGCATATAGATGATAATTATGACTGTGTAGTTGAATTAATGTGGAAGGAAAATGTAACAGAGAAAATACAACAAGATAATATAGATTTATATTTCCCAGGGAAAACTAGACGGGAAATTGCAGAGGCCCGTGGGGTGCTTAGTGATGACCTGACCGAATACAAAGAAAAAGCGAGATATGATTATAATTATGCTTATTCGTTTTGGTTTTATATTAATGCTTCACCCGATGATAAAAAGGACGACATGTTGATGATAGATTTTGCGAAAAATCCTGAAGTGAAATACAATTCCGTTAAAAATCAATTGAAGATTGAATATAATAACAACAAGGATGTGACGTTGAATAATATTCAGTTGCAGAAATGGAATCATTTAGTACTAAATTATACAAGTGGTCGTCTAGATGTTTTTTTAAATGGAGATTTAGCAGTTGCAAAGCAAGGGATTAGCATTAATAAAACAGAACAAATGGCGTCAATTCTATCAGGACAGTATGATGGTATTAATGGTAGAATAGCAAATGTAGTTTATTATCACAAGCCACTCTCGAAAATTTTAATAGACCATCTTTACGATACAGGAAAGGGAAAGAATGTACCATCAGGGGGGGGGATATTCTCGACATTAATGACAACGTCATTTAATGCAGGTGAGGCAAAAACAATGGAAAGTATTTCAGATGGAATATCCACGGGTTTAACAAAAGTATTGCCATCGCCAGAATATTTAGAAGAGACATATAAATATTTTGAAAACCTGCCCCATAATCTATATATTGATACATGGCATTTAATAGACACGTATATATTTATGTTTGATACGACAATCGATAATAAAGAAAATGCGCTCGCTGATAAATATAAAAAAACAACAGACCTCACATAAAATATTATCGCAAATTATATATATAATGGATTTTAGTATAGTTGTGTATATAATTATTGTAATTATTGTTCTGTATTATTTTATTAGTTGGTGGTCATCCAATTCAACTCAAATGGTAATAATCCATTCAACTACTTCTACAATGGCCATCGACGAGAAAAAGGGTGCAAAAGACTCAGATGTAAATTGTGCATATTCAATATGGATAAATGTAACGGATACGAATGGCAGTAATCTTCCTGATGGCCGTATAATTTTCACTCGTGATGATATTAAGATGAGCTTAGACGCAACGAATAACCTAAATCTTAAAGTTAATTTTGATGCCACTGATGCTGGCACCGCGGTCCTCAATAACATTATTAATACAGCTGATGATATATCGCTTCCAATGCAAAAGTGGGTAAATATTATAATATCATTTGAATCGAATTATTTAACGGTATATATCGATGGAAAAATGGTTGCATCAAAAATTATTACTTCGTGGGGTGCGATATCATCAGAAACAACAATTGGAGGGGACTCGACATTTTCAGGTGAAATAGCAAATTTCAAATTCTTTAATGATTATTTAACTGTTCAGGATGCATGGGAAATATATAAACAAGGATATGGTTCGGGATTCTTCTCTGGATTAATAAATAAATATAAATTAAAGGTAGCATTTTTAAAAGATAATTCAGAGGTCACCAGCTTCCAATTTTAATATTATTCTATATTAATATGGATGTTAAAAATGCATCGGGAGATTTTATAGAATCCAATAATTTAGTAACAAAATTTGTATTCATTATTGGATTATTAATTGTATTTTTAGTACTTTTACGTTTTTTTATATCTATTGGAGCATGGTTATTCATGGCGTCACCAACACCACATTTTACAGATGGTATATCTAGTACAGATGAAGGTTATACAATTAGTGTAGATCCGACCAAATCTAGTTCAAAACCAGTATTGCGTTCGGTGAATGAGAGGGAGGGTTTAGAATTTACATATTCGATATGGTTATATGTAAAGAAGATCATCCCTCCCCCTGCCAACGCACCCCAATGCATATTTAGAAAGGGTGTTAAGGCCGAGAAGGATGATGAAATTAATGGACCCGGATTGTATATTGAACAATCTAATAATGAGGCCCATTTAACTGTTAAAATGGATTCTTTTTCACCTGTTGGTGGCAGTTTTGAGTCAGAGTCACTTCAAGGTATAAAAGTGCCAATGCGTACATGGGTCAATATTATGATACGATGTAATGGTAGAAATATAGATGTATTGATAAATGGAATATTATATTCTAGTAAATTATTGAAAGGGATTCCGAGGCAAAATTATTATGATATTGAATTTTCGGGAGGCTCATCAGGCCAGGCGCCATTTGATGGGTATATATCAGATTTTTGGTATTGGAATTATTCGTTAGGGACAAATGCGATTATGAATTTAATAAAGAATGGTCCTAATACGACAAACCTGAAACAAAAACAATCGATGGATGCTAAGGTGCCAAAGTATTTAGCATTCAATTGGTTTATATAATCTCTTTAAATATTAATATGCCGAAGCGTATAATATTTAAAAATGCTTCATCTGGGCAAAAGGGAGTAACCGTTCAGCGTTTCGTACAAGATACGTCATTACTATGGGATAGAATCCGGATAGAATGTTCATTTGATGTAGAAATCCATACAGAAGAGGTGTTAATTTTATTAACTGGTTTAATAAATAATGATCGAAGAAAAATTGATAATACATATTTAAATGATAATGAATTTGCAGGAGATAATAAACGTTTTATTAAGATAGATTATGAAAGGGATAAATCGAAGCCTCCAAGTAAATTTGAAGAATTTAAAAAAAAAAATAAGGGTATAACAAAAGCACAACAATATTCATCGATTCGTCCGAATATTACACAGGGGGCGTTTTTTGATAATAAGAATTCTTACAAGGTTGGTAGTACATTTAAGAGTGTTTGTACAGATGGTGCATATATTGATGTGGTGCGCCAATATAATATATTTATATCACAGACAATAAAAAATATAACAACCTTAGATTATTTAGATCAAATTCATGTGTTTTTTGTAGCTTTGGGTGGGAACGGAGTTAAGGGGATGAGTAAATTAGAATCATGGAATGATTTATATATTTTACAGCCGCAATCAGAACCTTATCAAATACAGCCGCGTTTTTTTGGTGATACAGAAAATGTAGTATCATCAAATAAATTCTGGGTGTTGCCGCCTCAATTCAAAAAATATGGCATAACCTATGAATTATATCATGATGGTGAACCAGAGCGAGTATTATCCTCGTTATCAGACATATCAGATAATCAAAGTGCCCGTACATTTACCATAATCGACAACATTTTAAAAATAAACGACCTGTCAGGCGTAGGCTCAGTAGAAAATTTTTGTAGTTATGAATTGTTGGATGGTATAACTCCTATAAGTGGTTCATTTTCTCAATATACAGATATAAATGTGACAGGTGGTGGAGAAGAACATGATTTGTCATATGCTTCAGTTATTACATGTACACGTTATGAGGGGGGGGGTAGTATGAAAGCACTCCATCGATTTTCGTTTATGAATAACATAGCAGAAGGATTGACGGGATATTATCATCAGCTAGATGAGAGCAAAACAACTGCAAATAATACTGGTTTTTTTGAAGAGGGTGTATATAAGCGTGGGGAAGATATAGCAAATATATTATCGGCAGCGAAGGGGACATGGCGATGGTTTTCACATATCAAATCAAGTAAAACTGCATTTGATTTTACATCTGATTACCATCAATTATCAGGTGGTGAAGAGGTGGTGTCTCCGGACGATGGAGTAACAAGATATTCATTTATAGATAATATAAGGGGCGGCGGTGCAAAATCAATAACAGATACAGGGGTCCCGAACAAGGTCCGCGAGTTTTATGACTTTACATTTAAGCGTATATCATTTAGAGATACACAATTTGTAAATTGTGACTTTAGTGGTTCACATTTTGAAGAATGTGATTTCGGTGGCAGCACCAACTTTGAGGCATGTATGTTTACAAATGTCACATCAAAAGGAAACATTTGGTCCAACTTCAATTTCAACAACAATGTGCACTTGCAAAACAACTTAAAAGACGGTCATAAAATAATTGGAGGCCGTTTTATAGGTAATGAAATTGACGAGAATGGTGAATCTTTTAATTATACAAGATTGCGGTCTTATGACGAACAAACACCATATGATCGTGGTTTTTTTACATTACCCGATGTGTCGATGAATTTTACTGATCCCCTCCGTATAGATGAAGTAACATTTCGTTCATTTATAGAAGTAGAACCATATGTAAATTTAACGGTGGATTTAAGTTATGTAAATCTAGATGATGTAAGTGCGACGGACATGTCAAATTTAGCGCAACCGTTTAATATATTTATAAGAGAAAGTGATGACCCCGGTTACGTTCAGTTAAATACATTAGGGACGAGACTGAATTTGATTGCGCCACCACCCGACCATAAAAATCTATCAATGTATAATCCCTACAAGAGCATTCTTACTGCGGCGACTTTTCTTTTAAGAAAATATGCATTTTATTACAGTAACGCAGCAATAGATGACCATGCTGTCCGGTATGATTTATTTTATAATTATCAATTTCAAAAAAATATAACAAATTCAAAGGGAGTAAAATTATTTGGCTTTAATAACACAAATGCGAATGATCATCCGGCCGTAGGTTCATGGGGCGTAGGAATTTCGCCATATAATACTATAAATAGTGATGATGTGATGTTACAATTTGCACAAAATTTGAATTCGACATTTGGCTATACAGACCAAACAGGTGCATTACCATATTATAAGTTAGACGTTTCATATAATAAATATGGTGGAAGCGGCGCTTTTTCACATAATGGGGTGGAAACAAACTTTAAATTGAGGAAGGGGAATTTGAATTATGAATATATAGATTCGACATCTACCAGGGTTGCTGAAGACGGTGCTGGTAGCCCACTCCGTTATAAACGGGAAGTGATAACTGAAGATCTATCCTTAAATGACTATATCCTTCCCGATTTATATAATAAGTTGGATAACGAATATATTCCAGGCAGGGAGCAAAGTGATGATTTTTTGGAGTTTTTATAAATTATTCCCGGAGGTTAGGGTTTACACATATTTGTTTCGAAGGGAATATATCACCAGACATGCATTCATGATTGGCACCAACTTCCATGCAGCTCCTAAATCCTCTATCTTCGCCAATATAGCACCAGCCTTGTTTACCTGAGGCAGGTCCTCCATTTTGGATGGTAGATCCAGCATCATCTTCTACATAATGTTTAGTTGATTCGCGGTCATCGAATGCTTTTTTTTTAACTTTATCAAAAGACATCATTAATTCGGTTCGGTCTACATAAGGTATTTCATCAGGAGTAGGTTTAATAGGGTCGATAATGGGTCGTTGTAACAATTCTGCATCTATTTCTTTATCTATATTTTTGGCGGTTTCAATAGCATGGACGCTTTGTGTTCCAATTTCGTCTACGGTGTTTACAGTTACATTTTTAACAATATCGGCGGCGAATTTAGTACCATCTGCCGAAGTTTCGACAGTTTGCTTAATAACATCGCCAGTATGATAGCCGATGATAAATAGTAATTTTCTAAATGGTTCGCCGAAGATGGATTCAAGTGAATCGACAATTACGGCTACATAACCGAAGACATTAACACCAATTAGAGTTAATACAATAAAAATAATAAGATACATAGTAAAATTTGATTGTGAAGGGATATCAGGCATATCAGGCATATCAGGTACATCTAATGGGGGCAATGATAGATTAGTCGGTAACGAATTGGATATAGAGGTTACATTATCTGTAATAATGGATGAAGTTCTATCAATAACATCATTTTTTTTTTGAAATAGATTGAACATATATATATAATATGCAATATTAATAAACTAATTCAAGAAACATATTAATCATTTTATGATATTTATGATTGGATAGATGTAGGGAGCAAAATCTACATCTATTATATGGAATGAGAGGAGCATATAAAAGGCATTGATTATTGAATAAAGGAAATGTGGTGTCATGTGTAGAGATCATAGTATAATAGTGTTTGTCGAGTATAATTTTTAGCTGGTTAAAAAGGAGACGTTGTCTGTAACGAAGTCGCAAGAACAGTTTAATTTTATTGCATTGAAATTCTCTGAATCGTATAAAGGCAGATTTATCGTCAATATCATATATATTTTTGATAAGAATGAGATTATGGATATCGCAAGGATTAATGTATAATGAAATCTGATGTATAATATCAAATGGTAAAATGTCAAGCATTGTTTATATAATTAATAATAATAATATTACACATAAATAAACATGGAGAAAGATCCCTATAATTATACATTATTAAAGCCAATACAGGAGGAGCAAGAAGAAGAGGAGGAGGAGGAGTCATTACAGGAGTATATTGAGAGTATATTTACACCATGTATATATTGGTATGAACATTTACCATGTTGTAGTATATATATGATGACATAGTTAAGAAAAGGTGATGGTTTTCTTTTCAGAGGAGTTGATGGTATTTAATACTTCAAGTTTTTCGAATGTTTTTTCAACATTTGTTTTATGTTCGATGCCGTTAAAGAGGTAATCGGTCTTGGGTGTTTTTTCTGATTTTTTGATTTGTTTATAGATATCGTCAATATTTTTGGCACTTTTGTCGATGATATCTTTTGTGGCAGAGGAGATGATTTCACAGGAGGGGTTATAATTATCGATAAGGATAGAGACGGCAAAATATAATATGAATCGTCTTTTTTTTTTGCAAGAGGGAGAGTAATGGAGAGAGAAAAGGGTATGTAGGCTCTGAGTAATTTTTTTGGTAAGTTCTGTGGGGCATGAGTTGAAGATGAGTTCCCAAATCATCCATATGGAATCTTTTGCAAATTTTTGATCTATTTTAATATTCTCTCTATATTCACATTCAAGTTTACGTTTATCAAGTTTGCAAATGGATTCATATTCGATGATCCATTCAATCCAGAAGCATGCATTGACAATATTTTTGGCATCGCTTAGATTATAGCCGAGTTCATTAATAGCAATAAAGATTTCTTTATTATCATCGGGACGAAAGATTTTGGAAGCGAAAGAGGTATTGGGGGCAGTGAGGCGAGAGTTGAGTTTATTAAGTTGATAATCGTCATTTTTGTTGATTTTAATAATATCGAACCCATGACGTTTAGAAGATTGGGAGAGAGTACAAATGACTTCACAGAAGAGACTTCTAATTTTATTATTGTTTCGAAGTTGAAGTTCGTTACCAATATAGCCGTTGGTGACAATATGTTTAAAGTTATTGAATCTAAGTTCGATGTAGATGGGAATTTTAGGATTGCCGAGATGTATATATTTAGAGAGAAAAAGTAGAATGATTTCCCAAAGTTCCATGAAGGCGCCACAGCATATTAGTTCGGCGGTCCAGTTTAAAGATTGTTCGAGATTGGCATTAAATAATTGTGTGAGGAGGTGTTTTTTAACATCGGACCGTTTGTATCCAGAAAAGGTGACAGATTTGAATTCTTTTAAAAGTCTGGTGTCATTAATTTCGATCATTATGATAGTTATATATAAAATATAATGAAATGGTACGATATAATGATACAAATAATGAAACATTGATATAAAAAAATGACAATAAATATATAATGGTTTCGTCTCAAAACACAATAGTTGATTTTTATGATAAATATATAGCTAAAATACCGATGATAAACCAATGTTTATATTTTGTGGGAGGGTTGTTGATTGTAAAGACAATCTTTGCGAGACATAATGGTTTTATAGAAGGATTTGAGCAGGAGGAAAAATTCGCACTGAAAACAAATAATGATATATATGATCAATTTTATTGCAATCTTTATAAAGTGCTTATGAATGACGAATATAGAACTATATATGAATTAGCAAAAGTAATTCGTATAGGTAAAATAAATAAGAAAAGTAATGTATTAGATATTGGGTCAGGATTGGGGGAGCATTTGCAATTTTTAAAGGGGGGTGGAATACCAGCATTAGGAATAGAGACATCAAAGGCGATGATAACAAAATGTGGGGAGATGAATCCGGACGTTGTTGTAAAACATGCGAATGCGATGGATAGTATGATATTCGAGACGAATCAATTTTCTCATATTTTATGTTTTTTTTATACATTTTATTACATGCCAGATCAGGAGGCATTTTTACGAAATTGCAACAAGTGGTTGTTGCATAATGGAATATTGGCAATTCATATAGTGGACCCGGATAAATTCCATCCAATTGTACAAACGAATGATATATTCGGTGCAAATACACATAAACTTTTAAAGCCAGGATTAAGAACCACCACATCCGTGGTGAAGTTTGAGGGTTTTGATTATAATGCCACTTATATTGATAAGGATAGAGAGAATACTGGAGAAGTAGAATTTGAAGAATTATTTACAAATACTGCGACCAAACATATTCGGAAGAATTCTCATAAAATGAGAATGTTAACGATACCTGAATATGAGAAGATGTTTAAGCTATGTGGTTATGAAATTCAGGAGAAGGTTGATTTAGCCAAAGCGCGATATTTTAATCAATATGTTTATATTCTCAAAAAAATAAACTAACAATAGATATGTTAAATTTAAATGCACGGGATATTGGTGACAATTGGTCATGCCAAACGCAGGGCCAAACGCGGGGCCAAACGCGGGGCCAAACGCGGGGCCAAACGCTGTACCATATAGTTTGTCATTATCTCTTTAAGTACTTTAATATTATTATAATAATTACCATTATAATCATCACCTCCGCTGTCTTACTATATAAAGGTTCGCGAAAGTTAGCCCATCAATTCTGGTACAATCAACCTGTAAATTTTATAATCAATCGAAATACTGGCATTCGCGTTATCAAATCCGAAATGCCTAAATCTACTAAATGGACTAATTTTAAGAATATTTCATTTTATTCTCTCTATGACAAAGATTTTTCTTTGGAAAAAATTCAAAAGTTCCTTACACACAACTATGCAAGGCAATATATGTACGCACCATTACATCTTAGTGCTTACTTACGTGGCCACAATAGCCCCGTATTTATTGGGTGCTACACTGCAGATATAAATAATATTGTTGGTTGTGTTACTGCATATCCTCTTAATATTATTGCAAAAAATGCCAAAATAAAATATGTATATTATGTTGACAATTTGTGTGTCAAAACGGACATGCGTGGAAAAAATATTGCGCCACAGATGATAGATACATTACATCATCACATTAGGAATAATACTGATGTTACAAAAGTTTCCTTATTTAAGAGAGAAAATTATACAAACAACTATATCGTACCTATCGTTTGCTACAATACTTCTTTATATCATATTGATAATTGGTTTCATACAAAATATAGTTTACATGCCAGTGCATCCGTTTTAGAAGTTTCTAAACAGAATATTAATTTATTATATAATTTCATTTATACTACTACTAAATTTGAGGTTTTGATATTTCCTGAACTTTCCAATGTTGAAGCTCTCATTGAAGCTAAACAACTTTTTATTAAGATATTAATAGTTGATGAACATGTTAGTGCTATATATATGTTTAGAGATACAAATACATTATATGATGGTGTTAAATGTATTGAATGTATTGGAAGTATAAACAACCAAAAACATAAACAATTTTTTGTTAATGGATTCTTTTATGTTTTAGAAAATTTATATTCAAAACATAATTTTAAAATTTTACAAATGGAAAATCAATCAGATAATAGGCTGATAACAAAAAATATCACTAAAAAATGGAGCCCTCATAATATCGTTCCAATATCATGGTTTTTTTATAATTATATTTATCCACAACAAATCCCCGAAAAGGTATTGATTTTAGCATAAATTACTATCTTACATATTTTCCAACTTTTGTGAAAGATTCTACTAAAAATATTGTAAAAATTCCTATAAAACTAAATAACATCACGTCTTCCATGACTCCCTCTGTCTTTTCACTGCGTTGGTCTTCTAACATCTTGATCATATAATCTATCTTCTCGTTCAATTGTTTTTGATAGTTTTTACGGCCATCATCCATGGAACTATAATGTTCTGGACATCGTTCCTGGGGTGTGTCGCTATTTATGGGTTGTATATTATTTTGTATATTAGCTACAAATTGTTTATATTGCTGCATTTTAGAGAGAGGCTTTTCATCATATTTTTGAGGATATTCACTTACATATTCGGATGAGGCTTCGTTTGAAAATCCTTCTTTTTCTTCATTATCGACTCCTTCTTTAACAAAAACAACTGGAAGAGGTGGTGGTCTAAAATCGGCTAAATTATTTTCTTCATCTTCCATTGATGATAATTGTATCTTTGGCAATTTAGGAATGGGTTTTTTCAATGTTTTAGACAATCTTTTCTTTTCTATATTATTATTTTCATTTTCAAAAGGTGCTGCATTTACAAAAGATGACATCACTATTAATAAAAACAAAGATATTAATTTATTATTAAATACTAATTTTTTATCGGGATATATTATATAATGGATAAATCATTGAAAGGTGCTTCTAAGAGTTTTAACAAAAGTGTCAAAAGTCTTGGCAAAACGGAAGGCGTAAATGTCGCGCTTTTCATTGCCGTTATTGCTATGATCCTTAATGCTAAGATGCTTAGACCCATGGTTTCTAATATACCCGGTAAATTAGGATTAATTCTATTTATTTGCTTATTGGCAACTACTGACCGTATCTTAGGTCTGCTTGGAGTCATCTTATTCATGTCTGTAAATAATGGCCTTATTGAAGGTCTACACGAAGAAGGTCATAAAGAAGATGATGATGACCCCGAGGCTGGTCAGGAAATGGCAGGCTTTCGTGGGAGAGAAGGGGAGGAGGAGGAGGAAGAGGTAGTTTTGCCAGAAGACTCAACAAGGTAAATTATATTATTTTAATATCAACATAATATAATTATGGCATTGAATAAGTTATTCCAAAGTGATAAGATATTTGCTGCGGTTATTTTAATCATCTTAAATATTGGTTCAAAAAACATTGATTTAACATTATCTCCGGCCCAGAAAAAGATATTTAGCCATGATATTACAAAACAGATTTTGATATTTAGTATTGCCTGGGTTGGTTCGAGGGAGATTAAAAGTGCTCTGTTAGTAACCTGTGTATATATTATTGTTGTTGATGTATTAATGAATACTAAGAGTCGGTTCAATTTATTACCTGAGTCTTTACGAAAATTAGAACATGCAATAGATACAAATTCAGACGGACATATTGATGATGATGAATTAAATAATGCAATTAAACTGTTGGAAAAATTAAAAAAATAAACCTATTATATAATGTATGTCTGAATCAGATTTCAATGAAAATCAAATCGATTATTTAAATATAAACGAGCACTATGCTTTGTTGCAACCGAATATTAGTTCTGACAATGATGATTTAGATAAAAAATATCTTGATGAAACGATACTTCCGAAAAAGATTACAGATATAATAAAATCGATTAAATATGATAATGAGGACGCTACGAAGGAGATTAAAACAAAACTCCAATCACAATTAGAGAAAATAGACAAAACCATTGTTGAACAAATTAAAAAGGCCACGGCATCAAAGAAAAAAATTGAAGAAAGCGAGGCAGATGAAGAAAGATTAAAAATTTATGATTATGCAAACTTAAAAGATGATAAAAAAGCAGCAGATGATGATAAGACACCACCAGATGAAGCAAAACCGCCAGAAGCAGCAAAACCGCCAGGAGCAGCAAAACCACCAGATGAAGCAAAACCGCCAGGAGCAGCAAAACCACCAGCAGCAGATGAAGCACCATCTGGTGATAAAAACACAGCACCAGATGAAGCACCACCTGGTGATAAAAAAACAGAAGAACCAAACTCAACAGAAGAAAAAGCAGTAAAAGAAGCAGCAGCAGGCGAAGCACAATTCAATTGGCAAAACACAATACAAAAGTTTTTTGAGGAAGAATTCCCGGGCAATAAGAAGCCACAGGATTTTCAAGGCCAAGCCGATTTCCAGAATATGATGCTCTCGTTAATTAAGGAGATTAGAAAAGATGATGACAATTCAGATAAATATACTAAATTAGTTATTACAATAATTACTAAATTTAAAAATAGAATTGTGGTTAAGTCGAAAGATGCTGGGAAACCAATTGTGAAAATTGACTCTAATGGTATATTAGATACACTGGTATTAAAGGTAGTCAAAACAGCAATACAAACAAGGTTAAGGGCTGTGCAGGAAAACAACAGTTTAGAAAACAATGCATTTTGTTTTAAAAATTCTGCATTGGAATTAAAAAAGAAATATAGTAGCTATTTATTAGTTCCAACATATCTTTCATATGAAGACCAATTATTTGAAAGCATAAATTATGGTGACAAACCTCTAACATATGAACAAATTGTCGCAAGACTTTTTAATAAAGAATCAGTATTGGAATTAATCAAAGAAAATAGAAAAGAATATTTAGAATATCAGAAAATGATAACATCTGATGAATTAGATGTAGAAAAACTTGATAAGGTTGTTATCAAGCACAATTTAAAATATATATATAAAAAACTATTTCCTAGTCGCAGCCTATTTAAAAAAATGCCAAAGAGAACGCTATTAGTAAATGATAAATCCTTTACAATAACTGAATTTAAAGATTTATATTTAGCAGCATATGATAAGACAGAAGTGTTTCCGATCACGCGCTCACATAAGGCAAATGATGACAAATGTCACACAATAAAGAAGATTTATGGTAAAAATGTATTAGGTGGTGGTGATGCTACTTTAATTCAGATAATTGTTAATGGTTATCCAAGTAATATGTCAAATGCGGAACGTAAATCACAATCGTGTGAAAATAATAAAGCGAAGAAAAAACTATATGGAAAAGTTCTGTGGGATATTTTATATGGAAAAGTCAAAATGAAAGTTTCAGATTTAGAAATTATAGAAGATAACATGCGCAAAAAAACAAAACGAGCGAAAACAGAGAAAATCAGCAAAGATGACAAAAAGGATGACAATGTCAAAAAGGATGTCAAAAAAGATGACAATGTCAAAAAAGATGACAAAAAAGATGACAATGTCAAAAAAGATGTCAAAAAAGATGACAATGACAAAAAAGATGACAAAAAAGATGACAATGTCAAAAAAGATGACAATGTCAAAAAAGATGACAAAATGAAAGGTGGACGCAGAACCAAACGCCGGGGCAGACATAGGACCAAGGGCAAACACAGGGCCAGACACAGGACCAAGGGCAGACACAGGACCAGACACAGGACCAAACACAGGACCAGACACAAGGCCAGACACAGGGCCAAACGTAGAACCGTGCGGAAATCAACTAAGCGGAAATCAACTAAGCGGAAATCCAACTAAGCGGAAATCCAACTATGATTAATAGCGTCATGAATTGACAATCTATTAATAGCGTTAATTGTTAATAGTTGTTGTACAAAGTCACAACATTCGGTGCTGTAAGTATTCCATTTGTGGTTTTTATAGGTAGGATTAAAAAAATCTATTTTTGTATGATTAATGAGAGGGTTTCCAATAATAATTTTATAAATAGAAACACCAAGACTCCACGAGTCAATTTTGGGCGTGTAATCGGAATTATTCAATATTTCGGGTGCAACATAAGATACAGTGCCAACTTTACCAGTTAAGTTATAATCTTTATGATAATTTGTCGCTAATCCAAAATCAATTAATTTGATATTAATTGTATTAAGGAACATTGGCGACGCATGTGAAAGATTATAACTATTTATATAGATAAAATTTTCTAATTTAATATCACGATGGCAAATGTTATTATTATGACAATGTAAAATTGCGTGCAGCATTTGAATAACAATTTGTTTAAGATATTTTTCGTCAATATGAACGGTTGATGCCAAATTAGCGAGTGAATTTTCACCACATTCAGTAACAATATGTTTAACATATTGCCCATCGTCATCCTCTTCATAAAATATGTCATGCAAATTACAAATATTGGGATGATTGTTTAGTTTTTCTAAATAGGCTTCTTCTTTTTTTGAACGATTAAACTGTATAATATCCTTGCTAATGGCTTTTTTTGCTGCAAATTTATCATTCGAGTTGCGTGCATAGCATTCAAAAACTCGGGATGTCGCCCCGATGCCTAAATGTCTACCAGCAATATAGTTAGTAGAGAATAAAGCGTTATGCCTCGACATAATTTTTATTGCCATATTATTCCTAAATATTTTTATTTAATAATGGGGACACTTTTATTTAATAATGGGGACATATGATTTTAAAACAAAAAAGAGATTGCACAAAAACCAGATACTTTTTTGATGACCATATGTCGGTTGATTATATTTAACACATGCACACATAGTGCCCTGTCCATGCGGTAATCCATTTAACATTGTTCCATTGTATTCATATAAACGTTTGGTATTACCACTTTGTTCGATATTAATATAGTTTCTAGATTGATCCATAGCATCAATGGTAATATGATAAAATATTTGGTCAATAATGTCTGGTGGTAGATTTAATAGCATTTATATATATAGTTTTTTAAATTCATTCACATAAAGAATAGGAATTTCATTAAAATCGATTAGTGTTTTATTGCGTTGGTATAAAGTGGTAGCATTTTCGTCATTATTTAATCTGTGAATGAATTCATCTTGTTTATTGTACATTTTCTCGGCGGTTTTGATACCGCATTTTTTAAATACACTTGGAATATTGTCGCTTTTATCACCCATGACTATTTTACAAAATAGGTTTTGAGCGGCATCAGGGAAAGCAGTTTTGCTTGACATTAAGTTTTTCCATTTCAAATCATATAGACTAACATTCTCTCTATGTAACTGTAAATAATCCATATCACTTGTTATAATACTAATCTGAACATCCGGTATAGTATCAAGTAGATGTTTAGTGTATAATGCAATACAATCATCGCCTTCTAGACGTGGATGAGAGAGAACTTTATAATCTATAAATATCTCATCATATGCAATTTTAAAGAATGGACCACCTAAGAAGGCATCTTCTGTGTCACGATTAGCTTTGTATTTATCATAAATATCGTGTCGCCAAATATCGGCTCTATGACAATCTTTTCCAATAATAAATGTAGGGTTTTTCATACCAACTCGTTTTTTCATTTCTTCGAATTTTTGCTTAGCTATTTTTTTAAATTTTTCTACAAAGATAGCATTTTCAATAGGTGGTGAGACGAGGGGGTCGTCTTTGTGGGCATTTTTCCACCATGTAAGAAGTGCATGATATCGAAAGAAACAAAAGTAACTACCATCAACAAGAATATACTCCGGCATTATTACATATTAATATCATAAATATTATATCAATTATTTTTATGATATTAATATGTATTTTTCATCTATTTGGTCTGTTTGCTGTGAGATTTTCGTCCATCCAAAAGATAGTACATTCCTGTGAAATATTTTAAAAGTAAAAAATAATACATTTAAATGATTTAATTTTATTTCGCGACTAGTTGCATTAATCTGCCTGTTTAAAAAAGTGTTAGATGCGGGTGTAGCAGTATAGCTATAATGACTATCTAAAAATCCATCAATAACATCCATATTATTATAGATGGAATTAAATTATGGTATTAAATATGGAATTAAATATGGTATTAAATATCTAAACTGACGGTATTTTTATCACTTTTCCCTCTGCGTTTGCTTTTACTAGGTCCAGATTTCATATCATTTTGCATATCCTTCAATTCTTGAATACTGATTGTACTTGTGTCATCAATAGATATGCCAGATGTTTTGCTTGTAGATTTAAGATTTGATAATAAATCATTTATATCACTTGGTCCTTTCATATCAGGTCGCAATCGATTCGATTTCTCAGGTTCGTCTACATTACCAACTTTTTTGTTTTCAAGATGAGGTCTACTTGGCGAGTCTCGACCAATATTAAATGTTTTAGTTTCAACAGGTGATGGGGGACGCGCCGAAGGTTCATTCATCATATTCATAAATCCGCCAAATCCCGGTTTATCTTCTTCCATTTGTGAAACAGCCGCCTTAGTAAATTGCTGCATCAAATCCGGATTTTGTCTCATAATATCATCCATTCCCGGTATTGAATTCTTAAACATTGAATTTGTCATATGAACCATTACTGCAGAGCCTCCTAATTGAAACAATAATTTCAACTCTGGTGCCATACTGGCCTTTGATTTATATTTATCATGTAATTCCGAAAAAATATCATCATAATCGTCTACATTTTCCCCCACTTGTTCAGCCCACCCATCTAATTTTACATCAAATGGGTCAAACTTGCTATTTAAGAATTCTAATCCGGTTACAGCAGCCATTAACATCTTACCTTGAAATTTCGAGCTGCTCTTTTTTTCGTGTTCAGCCTTAATAGATTCATATTCGCCCTGCATTTCACTAAGTGCTGAATCCATCGTGTAGTGTTTTGAGAGTTCAATCCCTTTTTTTTCAAGTGCCTGTAATTTGCGGAGACATTCAAATTTTTCTTTTAGAATTTCTTCATTGCTTCTTGTTGGTTCTTGTCGTCCAACATCTGGATTGATTGGCACATTATTAAATTTAGTAAATCCATCCCATGTTGTATTATCTTTGTTTTCTACAGTTGCTGTCGACCGTCCTAATCCAGATTCATTCTTGACATTATCAATATTCGGTAATACGCCAGGCATTACCGAAGGTAATATGTCCACAGGTGTCTGTGAATTTCCGCCACCACCAGTCAAATCATTTAATTCCCTTTCTAGATTTGTCAAATCATCCAAATTAATTTCTTCGCCTGGCTCACTACCGCCGCGGGACCCACCCCCAGATTTTTTTTTGTCATTCATCAATAGTTCTATGCCACCACCAAAATTTACTGATGGGTTCTCACCACCAATTGAATCCAAATCTATTATTTGAGGATCACTCATTATGATTATACAGAACTTTTAATTTTAAGTATCTCCGCAATTAATAATTAAATTAGTTTTTCGCAAATACCAAAGTCCTTGTAAAAAACAATCCCCTAAATCATCTTTTTTTTTATGTTTATTAAAAATATCCAACCATACTGCATCTTTTATTAAAGAACGTGTTATTGTCACTGCATGTTTTTTACGATCTTTATATTCACTTGGGCCTGACATAAAATATGACAATTTATTTACAGCCGATATATATTCAATATCTGTGATACCATTATCTATATAATATTGTGTAATCATTGATTGAAGACATTTCATACGATTTGCGAGTGGTCCTATTTGATTTTCTATTAATACTTTATCAACCCTTTCAAGTTTATCTAAACTTGTTTTCAATGCACTGCCAATATCTACTAAATTAATAGAATGTGCCTTTATTCTCTCTACATGTACTAAATAATCTGTTTCATAAGTTGATTTAATTCTATTAATAATATCGCTTTTAAGCTGTGTAGGGCCCACCAGTGCTATTTTATTGTTTAAACATAATGCAATCAGTTCTTTTTTGGTTTTTTTTTCTACTGTAAGCATATTGATTGGTGGTATCTTAACACCGCTTTTCTTCGCATGTTTTTGACAATAATATTCTTCCTGTTTTGAATATTTTGCTAATTCATTACACAACGTGCATTTCACCTCGTTTGATAAATTGATTACATTCCAATCTGTAATTACAAAAGAATTATTACTTGTGTCAAAAATACAAATTGCTAAATTTTTGATACCTACGTCAATACTTGCGATTTTCATTTATAAGAAAGTTAATATGAAAAACGCAAGTATTGAACGAACATTACCCCGTCGGGCCTGTCAATCTGCGCCATGCTCTACCAAGTTATTAACACTGGGATTTCGGTCTGGGGAGGAGGCGGAGGGGAGGGGGTCGGTAGCGGGGTTGAAGCCGGAGGGGACCAGCACATAAACTGGAGCTGTTGTGTCGCCTGCCTCATGTTCGCACACCTCTGCAGTCGGGTTCCATTTAGAGTCAGTATTACATTGCCAATCCGGAGCATGTGTATCAAGTTGGCCCTTCTGAATTACCCTCGCCGTTTCCTCCTGGTTCGCTCCACCATAATATGTACCCCAATGATGGGTGGCAATGGTGGCAATGTCGGCCGGACAATATCTTTGACAACATGGCGATTGTGACAGATTGTGACATCGGAAGCCTGCATTATGTAACCCATTTTTACATACGCCACTGTCTTCATTTAATAACTTGGTAAAGTTGGACTTGGTACCACATACTTCTTTCATCTTCTCCCCCCCCCTCGAATCCTCCGCCCACTCCTCCCAATCCTTTGTCGCGTTAGCCATGAGTACATCGGGCTCGTCGTTACTTTTCCTATAATTCTCGGCATTTGTTCTAATAAATTCAATATCATCCTCATCATTCTGGGAAACGGTATATTTATCTTTCCCTTCACCCCAATCTTGTCGAAATAAACCCATTATATTGGCTGTATTCGATTTATTAGTATCAAGAATAGTATCTCTAAACATAGATGGCATAGTTACCGTTGAAAAATTATCAATAGTTTTGCTTGGGAATAAAATTGCTAATATAAATAAAAATACACTGAATAACAATACACAAGTCCATGTTTTAATACTATATGTATTGCCGCCCCCGCCCTGGGTTGCTACTCTTTGTTTTGCAGCTTCATCATTCCACCATTTTTTATGTTCATTGAATCGTGTCAGGTCCTTTTGCATAGCCAACGGCGATATACTCCTCCCGGAAATGTGCCATATATAGTCCATGATACCCTTGGTTTGCCAATTCCCCACCGAAAATAGTATCAACACAAATATATAAAAGGCATTATATAAAATATATGTGTCTAAAAGCATAAGTGACCAATGTTCTTTCTCATCGCCCTCCCCCATTTTATATATTATACAGAAATATATAAAATCTAAACACTTGCTAAATCAGAATATGTATTCTGATCAGCACCAATAATGTTACTAGGTGGTGGCATCTTCGATTTTTCTAATGATGGATGGCCTTTGCCGCAAGTACATGGCGAATTACCGCAACTACACCCTTTGCCGCAAGTACATGGCGAATTACCGCAACTACAGCCTCCCCCCCCCTTATCTTTACATTTAGTACAGGGTTTGTTAATACATGAACATGATGTATTTATAATAATAAATGCGGTTAATAATACACATGCTATTAAAAGATGCATATCAGTTTTCCTGCCTAATATAGTGATTGTTCTTTTTTTCATAAAAAGAAACATTATATATTATAATTTTATTTAAATACCATCGAAAAGGTAGAACATCTAGTATTATATTCGTCCATATATTGTCTTTTAAGGTCACTCTCTATATAAGGATAATCATCATCACATCCTTTAAATAAATGTGGTGCATTATTTGTTTTGGTATTGCTATATTGTGGTTCCTTACAACAATTTTTACTTACATTATCAAAGTTGTTTGATGCAATTTGAGCACTATTTTTCACCAATGATTTACGATATTCGGCATTACTTAACATTATATACTATACTTAGGATAAAAGTTCCTTAGGATAAAAGTTCAATACATTCCTGTTTTTTAAGTTTTCCTAAATTATTAGGCTTTAATCCACGGTCTTTAATCATGTCCCGCAAATCAGTAACTTTCATATCCTGCAACTTCGGTGGTGAATTTTTATGAAGGTCAATGATATTTAATAACATCGAATCTAACTCTGTACCACTCGTATTATCAAGATCAACATTTTTAATATCCTCCTGTTCGTCAGAGCTTTCATCATCATCATCATCATCAACTGCATCATCAACTGCATCATCATCTACATGAGTTCCAGCATGTGATAAATTTACAATAATATTCTTATTATCTTGAATTTCGCCTTCATCTACTGTTATAACTACTTTACTACTGGGTTCATCTTCACTTGTGGTGGAACTAATATCACTATCATCAGAAACACTGATTAAATCATCAGATTTTACTATATAACCATTAATATTTTGAGGAGCAGGATTTGTCACAAATGGCTCAGGCCCCATGTTTTTTGAAGAATTTACTTGTTGTACTATTTGCAGTACAGTCTGTATTTGCTGAGCAGTTTCCTTAAACTTGTTATTCACGTAAAATATAATTGTGCCGGCAATAAGTAATGTAAGTCCAACTGATAAAATAAATCCACTTCCTTCTAAGCCGAACATTTAGTAAAATACTATATATTTTTATCTTTAAATGAACGGATTATAATACATTATTTATTGTTCTTTTCATATCAGCAATAATAGTTTCTGGATAATCTAAATCATTAAATACCTTTACACCGCCTTTTACTGTTGAAATACCGTCTTCTAATTTATATAAATATTCAAATACATTATTAGTATTATTAATTTTCATATGATTATTTATAATAGCAGGATTCGCATCTAATTTTTCACATAAAGATACATAATGCGTTGTAAGCATAAAATCCACATGGTTTGCACATGATGTAAGGTAAGATAAGAACGCATATGCACCGCTTATAGCCTCATATGGATTAGTACCAGAATAAATTTCATCAAATATACAAAAATGTCTTTGGTTATTATTTTCAAGAATTTCGTCTAAAATGTCTTTACATCGTCTGGCTTCTGCTTGGAATAAACTATCTCTCCCAGAAGTATCAGGTATGTTCAGATAACAGTGCAATTTATGATAAGGATTAATAGTTGCCGACTTGTAAAATCCACAACCTAATTGCTGAGAGAGAATAATATTAAACAATGATGTTTTTAATAGTGTGGTTTTGCCTGATGCATTTGGACCAGTAATAATTCTATTTTTATCCAAATCATATGTATTAGATACTGGGTCAGTTTTAATTAAAGGTGCATAATAAGCTTTCTTAAATTTGGTAGGTTTCTTAGCACTTATTTTACAGAAATTTATGTTTTTTGCAATGATATTCGCCTTCAATCCGTTTAGACATTCAAGATAACCATTAAACCCGTATGAGAAATTTAGAGCATTTGTATAGTATTTATTATCATATAGCTCATAATAGCATTTCATTAATTCTCCAATATTTGAAAGTTTATTATATGACATTTTATATGGTGTTATTCGTGACAAACAATGGTTAAAGTCTTGCAATATGTTCTTATTGTCAAGGAGTTGTTTATTAAAAGGTTGATATGAATCAATCTGATTACTGAATTGTAAATGTCTATCAATATTTGCTATTGTAGAAGAGATATAATCACGATATAAAAACAGATTTTGATGGATGATTCGTATATTTTTATAGAATTTAATACAAGATAATGTATTTTGATAAATCTGAAACACATATAATGCTGCCGACAGTGATAAATATATTTTTTTATCCATAGGAACTGTACCAAAATTCAATACCAAATTACCAAGACTATTTCGCTGCACAACAACTTTTAAAAATTTAACGTAATTCTCAAATGTGATATTATGATTTTGAAATTTTATAATAAAAAAAGGAATAATTAGCATAAAAATGGGAAAAACGAGTGATAAGAAAGGGGCGGATAAATTAAACATGCTTAAAAATTGTAAAAAATCAGCGCGGCGATTTAAAAACGTAAAAACTTTAACATCAACATATTGATATTTATCAATGAAATTATTATCATTTTTAATATCAAGCCATGTTTCGCATACATCATCTGTACGTTCATGAATAGGAAACGTAAGAGGAGTTTTGCAATATTGTTTCATAAATGTTTGAGAATCATTTAAATATTTTTTGTTTGGTGTATAATATTTGCTATGAGTATTTGCTATATGCAAACCAAATCGTGTTTTTGCATTAAATACATGTTTATATAAACCATTATTGCCACTTGTATCAACAAGTTCTAAATCTGAAATTAGTTCATCTGAAATGGTGGTAGTTTCTTTATCATATTCTATTGGTAATTTAAATGATGTATTTAAATCTTTTAATGACATAATATAGAATTGTATTTTTTAAAATAGTGACATACGCAATTTATGATACTATTTATTTATGATACTATTTATTTATGATACTATTTATTTATGATACTATTTATTTATGATACTATTTATTTATGATACTATTTATTTATGATACTATTTATTTATGATACTATTTTAACATTTCATCAGTCAGTTCATTAATTTCGGTATGATAATATTTTTCAATCTCTCTTAATTTTTTAATATCTCTTTGTGTAATTAAATTGATACCTATACCTTTTCTGCCCCAGCGGCCACTTCTTCCAATGCGATGTAAATATATATGAGAATCATTAGGTACATCATAATTAATGACAGTACTAACCTGTTGTATATCAATACCTCTGGCAGTAATATTAGTTGAAATAAGAACCCTATATTTTCCATTTTTAAAATTTTGATAGGCAAGGTCCCTTTCTTCTCTGGTTTGGTCACTATGCAGACAACACACTGGGAACGATTCATCTTTCATATCATTATAAAGTTTAATGACACGTTTGACACTATTACAATAAATAATACATTGGGACACACTAATTACTCCATATAGGTCTTTTAGCGTATCATATTTTTGGTGTTCATTTTCCAACATAACATATGCCTGGGAAATTCCTTCTAATGTAAGTTCGTCCGATTTTACATATATTTCTTCTGGATCTCTCAGTAAACTCCTAGATAAGTCTATTAGCTCATTTGATAATGTTGCGCTAAACAAAGCGATTTGTACCTTTTCTTCATTTAGTGATCTAAAAATATTATAAATTTGATCTTTAAATCCTTGCGAAAGCATTTCATCAGCTTCATCTAAAACAATACATTTAACATTGCTGGTATGAAGGCGTTTTCGACGAATCATATCATTAATTCGTCCAGGACAACCAACAATAATATGCGGATTTGTTTTTAAAATGTTGATATCGGCTTCAATAGATGAGCCACCAACAAGGAGTTGTAGTTTTAATTTTTTCATCATTTTTCCCATGTTGGTTAACACGTCAAAAATTTGACTGGCAAGCTCCCTAGTCGGTGCCATAATAATACATTGTGTTTCATTAAGGTCTGTGTCGGTTCGGCCGAGAGTACCGATGGCAAATGCTCCAGTTTTTCCTGTACCAGATTGTGCCTGAGCAATTATATCTTTCCCTAATAGAAAGGGTTCGATAGCTTTTTTTTGTATAGAACTTGGTTCTTCAAACCCATAAGCATAAATTCCACGTAATAGGTCAATATTGCATTTTAAGTCATCCCAAACGGTAATCATTATTAATAAGTAATTCAATATATTTAAATACATATCTAACTTTATTCTAATGATTAAATATGATCTTTGCATATTTAATCAAATGACCATTGATAAAGAAACAATTAGTTGTGAAAAGAGTATTATTCAGGAGTTGATTAAAAAATTATCGTCGGTTAATGTGCAGAGAGTACCACGTTTTAATAAGACAGTTGTTACAAAAACTAATTTAGGGGATATCAAAATTATATTGAATAAGATAACCGATGATAATTATGCCCTTTTAATTATAAAATTAGTAGAATTATGTAGTAACATTACAGTGCTGGACGATATCAATGAGATATTAACAAGTATAAGTAATAGAACATTATTTATTGAGTTATCTGCAAAAATATATAAAGAACTAATTAATAACAATGCATTATTTTTAGATGCGGCTAATACTGATTTTGCAGCATTAAAGGATACTATAAAGAGTGTAAGTTCTCTGGCTTCAACACAAACGAGTTATGAAAATTTATGTAAAAATAATAAAAAGCTTGATTATATTAAAAATAAAGTAACATTTTACACTATATTAACCACGTATAATTTAGATACGATAACATGTATAGGATTGGAAAAGTTGATTCAAGAAATGATAAATGATATGGACCATTTTGTAAATATAGAAATTATATACAATATAATTTCAATAAAAATAGGAGAGTTGAAACAAAAAGACCAGTGGAATGATATTGTGGAACGATTAAATATGATAAAACTTAAAAAAGAGCCATATGAGAATGTTACAAACAAAGTATTATTTAAAACGATGGATATTTTAGATATAATAGAAAAACAAATGTAGATATATATATAATGACCCAGCAAGTATGGTATGAGGATATTATATCTAAATTAAATACTAATATATCAATTCCGTATGTATTTGAGAAAGATTTAGCACAGCATAATATTAGTGGAATACCTCATAAGATACAATATGATACTGTAATATTTGAAGTATTATTGGGAAATCCGATATATATGACAGATGGTACACAAATAGGTACAATAATTATATATCCAATATATGAATTGGAGAAAAAACATGGAGAAAACCGTAAAATAGGTGTATATGAGATTGTACCTGAGGATTTGCCCAAAGTATACGAGGATGTGCGAGACAACAATCCAAATATTAATATGTTAGGGCGACCATATTTCTATAATTTTATATTAGGTGAAAATAATTTACAAATGAATCGAATAAATCCAGTGATACGTGAGCAAGAGTTAAAATACGGCCGAGGATTTGATTGGAACAAAAAACAGAAAATTAAAATAGGAAATTACGATATTAATGCATTTCTTAATGAAGAAGAACGATTAAAAGCCCGGGAAAATGACACTTTGGAAAAAGATAACGACCTACGTGACCAAGCCCAGGAAGCGCAAAAAAAACACAATATCCAAGAACAAAAAAAGAAAGATTTATTAGCTGCAGACAAGCTTCGACAACAAGATAAGCTTGATACTCGTCGCAGGGCAAAAACACATAGAAAAATGGAAACACATCGAGGATCTGAGAAGCCAGAAATGTCGGGGATGGCAAGTATTATGGATACTTTTAATAAACGAGTATTAAACAAAACTAAAAAAAATAAATATATATTTGATGAAAGTCATAATTGGTTACAAAAATATATGAAAAATATAAATTATGAAATTATTGAGCATGAAGATGTGACGATGTTTGGCGCATTGTCTCAGTTGCTGGATGAGTCGTCAGAAGATATTCGAGAGAAATTGTCAAACTTTGTTACAGCTGACGACTTCGTGAAACAGCGAACAATGCATATGAAGTTGACGGAGAATATAAAAAAATTACATAATGCTGGGAAACCATCCGAAAAAGATTTACAAAAACTAAATAATGCGATAATTGATTATGAATATTTATTTAATATCAATACATTTGATAAGTTTAAGGATGCAATTAAGGTTGTCAAAGGAAATTTATTATTATTAACGGTGATAGAGAGAATGTATGATAATAAATATAAAGTGGTTGTTTTGAAAAATAACAATCGAAATAACAGGGAGAGAGAAGCAAAGTTTGAAAAGATTGTCTTATGTAACAACACTACAATTGATCCACTAACAAAAAATGCCAGTAAAAATATGCAATATGGTATGTTATCATTCGATAATGGCAAGTATAATAGTATTAAATATGATAATAAAGGTTTATTACTATATAATGATGTACCCTCTGCAATCCAAAAGCGTTTAATAGACAATTGTATAAATGTATAATATATCAATATATTAATGGAAAATGAATTTATTGATAAAATGTTTAATAATAATCTGATACATATAAATGGAGATTTACAATATTCGCCGTTAAAAACGTTATTTGGTGAAATACAATCGGCATATAATAATCTTAATAGATTAACTATAACGAGACAAGATAGTGCAAAAGGGATGGCTGCTATATTAAGTGACATACAACAGCACTCTGGTAATTACTTACCAATTCCAATAATAGATTCTATTAAACAAAATTACTTAGGAACTATGCATGTAGTAGAGGTTGATATTGGACCGATGATAAATACAAAAAAATGCGACATTAAACTTTCGTTTTATAAGATGAACGATAATCCAATTATGCAGAATACATTAGAATTATATTCGAATGTTATGATATCGTGGCTAATCGTTGCAAAAAAATATGAAGGTGCAGAATGTTTAAAAAATCTTACTGTGGATATTTATTTAACAAAAGAACGAAAACTATTAAACACGAATGTTGGCGAGTTGTATGATGCAAATGGGGGGACACATCGAGCGCAGCAGACACACGGTAACGAGACGCAGGCGCAGCAGCAGGCACACGGTAACGAGACGCAAGCGCTAGGTAGTAATAATGTTAACACTGCATTAACATATCGTTGTGTGCATGGTAAATCAATAATATTATTGTATCGTAGTGAAGATTTAATAAAAACATTTTTTCACGAGACATTTCATACACTTTCGCTCGATTTTGAAAATGCAGCCAAAAAAGAGGTGAAACATATATTTAATATAAATTCTCCATTGCGATTGTTTGAGTCATATTGTGAAACATGGGCGCGAATAGTAAATTCAATGTATTATGTGATATTATTAAACCCTAATATGAAGTGGCAAGCATTTAATAAAAATTTTAAAGTTGTATTATCAATTGAATCAATATATTCGGCAATACAATGTTGTAAAATTCTTAATTATATGGATTTAACATACGATGATGTATTATCAAATAATGTATTTGATAAATTTAAAGAAACCTCAAATGTATTTAGTTATTATGTGATAACCGCTATAATTATGATGAATCCTACACAATTTTTAAGTTTTTGTAATAATGATAACAATATATTAAAATTTAATAAATCTAAATTGCAAGAGTATATTCAGTTTTTAAGTAAAGCTCGTTATACTTCAAATATAAAGACAGTAGAAACACATTTGGATAAGTTTACCTATAAGAAATCATTGCGAATGGCTATTTTTGATATTAAAAATTGAAACAGAAAAAGCATCGGAATGGATGGTAGGAAAATGGGTATTCGCGGGCTTAGTAGGTATTTGAAAAACAATATTAACGCTGGTGTATCAAAAATAAACTTGTCTGAACTCTCAGGCAAAAAAGTTGTAATCGATACAAGTATTTACATGTATCGATTTAATGAAAATAATGAAATGTTTGAGAATTTTTACAGCATGATTTTGATGTTTAGGCGAGCAAATATCACGCCACTATTTATATTTGATGGAGTCCCACCAAAAGAAAAAAACGAGACCATTAAAGAACGACAGGAGGAGAGGGAGCAAGCATGTGCTAATATTGATAATTCGCCACATCATGAACTGAAACGCAAGCGCACTCGGGTATCTAATAAGGACCGCAAACTATTAAAGGACCTATTCGATAAATGTGGAGTAATGTATCAGTTTGCATGCGGTGAAGCTGATTCTGTATGCGCGAATTATGTAATCAAAGGTGAAGCATGGGCGTGTCTAAGTGATGATATGGACCTATTTGTCTATAATTGTCCTCGCGTTATTCGCTATTTCAGTTTGATTAGCAAAACTGCCATCTTATATAATCTAAATGAAATTCTAGATGAAATGAATATGTCATTTGATATGTTTCAAACCATTTGTATATTAAGTGGAACCGATTATAACAAATCCAATTATGATATAGACTATCTTATGGCATTGTACAAAACACAATCAATGCATAATATTGATTATGATTCTAGTATAGTATTTAATCTCAAAGGCTTGTTTACTTTCAATAATAACGATTGTTATACAACAATTCAATCAAATCATTATGACAAACAAACTCTTAAGATATTTCTTGAAGCAAATAATTTCATATTTATTTAAACCGTGGTGGCACCAGGGGTGGCAGCAGGAGGCTGACCACCCTTAGCGAAGTGGCAGCTCATGTACTTCTGGAGGTTGAAATAAGTAAGCTCATCATCCTTGCCCAACCTGAGAAGAACCGAAAGCTTGTCATCCGCCATAATTCGGCGACCGTTCGTGGGGTCTTTCAGAGCATGCTCGCAAATATAACGATTAATTTCTTTTGTTACCTCAGTCCTAGCCATCTCGCTCCCACTAGGCTTGCCAAGGAACTTTGCAAGTTCATCAGTAATAAGAGTAGGCTTTACAAATCCACTGGGAGCCTTAGAGCCCTTGGATGGATCGCGCTGCTTGCGTTTGCCACTAGATTTCTGAGCGGCCTTCATATCCTTAGCAACCTGCTTTTGTAGTGCCTTTACATCACTTTTGAGCGAAGTTACAAGACTAGTGACACTACTGAGCTGTTTAAGTAGCGTATCAAAAGTAGACGTCTGCACAACTACTTCATTCGATACCGGCTCTACAACCGGGGCTGCAACCTTCTCTACAACCTTCTCAACAACCTTCTTCTCGGTGGGTTTGGCAACCTTGCCATCTGATTTCTTTGCTGCACTCTTAGCCATTTTATAATTATCTATCTCACTATTTCTTTAAATACTTTATTACTGTAATTAATATATATATATATATTGCTTATTGTAATCGCACCAAAAGAGTTTTTTTCAAGAATTAAACGCATGTTTTATAAAAATATAAACGCATAAAATCATACTAAAGCGGAATATAAATGTGGGAGAGCTGTTGCTGCATTTGGATTAACTAATGTCAATGCAGATAAAACATATATTGACCCTAATGTTTTGTATTCATCGTTAATGCCGGCAGAAATAAATTTATCAATGATATTCAAACCAAACGTTTTAAGTTCATCATATGTGATATTACTAAGAGCGGATATATTCAAATTTAAAAAGGGATCATATAATCCTAATATTTTTAGTTTCATTTCATTTGTTAAACCAAGGCGATATACCCAGATATCTTTTAATTCTTGTATAAATCTCAGTGTTTTTTGATGTGATAGTGACTCATACCATTCAATTTGAGAATAATTGCCTAAACTATCAATTTTCATAAAAATATCTGTTAAGCGTTGCTGGTATCGAATTTGTTTAGACATTGGGGGTTCCTCTTGAACATTCTCTCTAAGATTGATTTTAAAAACATTATTGGATATGAAAATATATTTTCCAAATGTTTGCAATACCTCTTTACTAATAACATTACGATTATAAGGATTAAGTATATCGACATTCGATGTTCCTGCGCCAGCAATCAATTTTAAAAACGAAAGCCAATGAAATCCGTATATTTTCCCATCATCTTTATAGCTAAACAAACAAACCGGGGAAATCCCTGCAATTTCATCTAATGTATAAAAATCTGTATCATTTACACAACAGTCATTGTTACAAAACGCCGGACCATGACATTTTACTAATATACGCCGCAATTTAATTCTGATTGCGCGCTGAATTTTTTTGACATAAAATATTTGTTTCATTTTATCATGCAATTCATTAATATATTCTTGTTTTCGTTTAGGTTTAATTCTGATTCCATGATATTTTGCTATATCTCTGAAATTAGATAGTTTAGTTTTCAATGTAGGAATCTTGAAATACTCCTCTAATGGCAGTGTGGTCGCTTCTTTTTCATCACTCATCTGGTTTATGATGTTATATTATGTTTATATAATTTACCTTCTCTATTATCAATCCTCTATATTTATATAAAATTGATTTAAAGGTTTAAGACTATAGTATAGTATAAATATGGCAGCCGATGGGATGATTGTAATGGGAACTCAATATGATGCAGACAAGATGGTTAAGTACACCCAACCAAAAATCAATGCAGCAGGAGGAAGAAATGTCGGCGTTCTTAATAAGAAAACCAACAAAAGTACTATTCTAAGCACACCACTCATGATGACTTGGGGTGTTAATGAATGGAAACCTGATGACGCATCGGGAAAGGTATCATATGACCTGAGTCTACAATTTCCTGATGCTGAAAGTATGAGCGAGAATGTGAAGAAATTCCTTGATAACCTGATCGCTTTTGAAAAAAAAATTAAAGCTGATGCTAGCAAATTCTCGCGCGAATGGTTTAATAAAGACCCTAGCAAAATGAGCCCTGATGTGGTTGATGCTCTATTCACACCCATGCTTAGATATCCTAAGAATAAGGAAACCAGGGAACCGGACTATACCAAGTCACCTTCACTTAAAGTGAAGATTCCCTATTGGGAAGGTGAATTTAAGTCCGAAATCTATGACATGCAGCAAAATATTCTGTTCCCTGACCCTTCAGAACTCGCCACACCGGTTGACCTTATCGCAAGTCGCTCTCACGTTGCGAGTATTATTAAAAATGGTGGCATCTGGTTTGCTGCCGGGAAGTTTGGCACTACTTGGAAACTTGAACAGGCCGCTGTACAGCCTCCAGCAACACTTAGAGGAAAATGTCACATTCAACTTGATGAATCTGAAATGCAAACTCTAGAAACAGCTGCTTTGAAATCTGACGATGAAACTACAGCTGTTGATACTGCGGTTGATGACAGTGATGACGATGAAGCAACAACATCACCAGTTGCAGCTTCATCACCAGTTGCATCTCCAGTTTCATCTCCAGTTGCAGCTGAACTGCCTATTGTTACTGAGTCCACGCCTAAAAAGAAGCGCGTCATCAAGAAAAAGACCGATGCTTAAATCAAGCTTATATGAATTATTATATGACCTAATAGTATCGGTTTTAATAACGATTGAATTATTGGTATTCCAGTATTTTTTATTGTATATATTTGGCGTTTCTTAATATATACCTTTCCCATATCTAATTCATATTGATTATTTCCCAATATAATTTCCATTTTGCCATCAGACAATACTTCATTTATCTTTTTCGTAACATAATAATGGATGTTATTATCTTTATCAATCTCAATTCCCGGTGTTAATATTGGTTTACACCTGATTACAAACTCTTTACCATCTGGATCAGTATATATCATGTCGCAGTGCCATAATGGTACCATATATTCAATGTCATTGCGCATATATTTGTATATCTTTTGATTAAACAAATCATCTAGTGTTGGTTGTAGTATTAGTTCAGGTTTAATATCTTTTCTTGCAATTATTGCATCCAATAATGTTATTATTGCATCAACCCCAGGTGGCTTATAGATATATTGTCGAATATTCTTTAATGTATTCACATCTATGTCTTCTAATATAGATTCCCCTTTTTCAGATAATACAGTAATCACATATTCTAGTAAAGTCATATACGTCTCATCGTGGGGTTTTTTCATAGAGAGAACTTGATATGCTTCGTTAATTTCTTGGAATTTTCCCTTTGCTCCGTTATCATTATTTTTATCTGGATGATATTTTAACGCCTTTATATGATACTGCTTCTTTAAAGTTTGAGCATCATAGTTATCAGGTAATTCTAATATTTTCTTTGCTTCACTTATTTGCATGTATTACTATTTTTACTATCATATTTTCTAAATGATATATCGGTCTATAATTATTATTATACTGATACATGCAGATATGCATATCATTCATCAACTCCGGTAGTTTTTCCAAATCTAATATTGAATTCTCTATTAAACGCATTATTATAGTATTCAATACATCATACATTTTTATATCATATGTTAATAAATCATATAAAATTTCACGTAATTGAGATATTTTAAATGTCGTTTGGTCGGTAATCATCATTATTAGTTCATCTACTATTTTATATTCACTCTGCCCACTCTGCTCACTCTGCACCTGCTCACTCTGCTCACTCTGCACCTGCTCACTCTGCTCACTCTGCACCTGCTCACTCTGCTCACTCTGCACCTGCTCACTCTGCTCACTCTGCTCACTCTGCTGCTCACTTTGCTTATACTCAACATTTGGTAAATATAACTCCTTTAAATTGTCTACGATATTCGAATGTTTACCAAATCGTTTATTTATATTAACTTTATTTGGTCTTCCAATATTTATAAGCATGGCATTATTTATAATACGAATTGGTAAAAACGATATTCTCTCTGTTAAAAATATAAATCTTAAATTAATAGGCAAGTAAAATATTTGCTGTATATAACTGTAAAATATATCCAATAATTCTGCGGATATATGATTAAAATTATGACACAATATTATACCATTATTAATTCCATTTGATAATACAATATTTACGATCGTATTGAATATTTCGGTCCATACTATTTTTGCATTACAACCCATCGTCAAAAAATCTACTTCATAATGAATATCACTTATTTTAAAAGTATATTCATTTTTATTTATAGTTAAATGTACCTTTTTTTCATATTTCAATTTGCTTGGACTGAATCGCGATATTAACAACAATGCCTGGCTGTACTTTCCAATTCCACACGGACCATTAAATATATAATTTGTCATGTCCTCTATTGTTGTTTCATTTCCAATCACATGTTGTAATTCCTTATGAAAATTACATTTTGATATTTCTGATATATAATCTTCATACGTTGTCTCGTGGTACTTAACCATTAACTTATTATATAAAAATATGTTTATATATCTAAATATATGAGTATTATTTTGAAAGATTTTAATATTAAATGTGTATATTTTGAGATTGAAACTAATAAAACACCTAGATGTTATACTAGCACATTTGCTCGAATTAATTATTCTAACGAATTTATGACCCTCAAAAATATTTGCATCAACTACACTTCGATCGCAATAAATATTGAACACTATATTTTAAATAAATATCTTTCATATATGACCAAATATAAACCTGATGTTGGATATAATCGCACACCTTGTTATGCAGTTAAAAATGTATCTGATATAAATAAAATTATTAAAATATCGGGTATTTGGGAAAATAGTTCTGGATTGTTTGGACTTGCTTTTAAAACATTTTAGCCATCCGTTATATAATAATCTGAAACCAATGACATTCCTACTAATAATAGAAATGAAATTATTGTCATTCCATATACGGATAAATATATTAATTTAGCACGGTCTTCACCTTTTTGACTGCTGTTTTTTGCTTGCAATTTACTTCGAAGAAGTCCGACATATAAACTTATTTTTACAATTAATAATAATAATACACCCGTATACATATTATAAAAAGTATTTGGTACTTTTTCTGTAAGGCCAAGCCGCCTCACCATTTTGTCCTCTTCGATTAATTGCTGTTTAGATGAAAATATCTGAATTAACCACGTAATTAAAAATGACATTAATATTATTGGCAGAGTTAACTCTCCTAACTCTTGAAGACTATTATGCAATCCCAAACCTATTGAAAAAAATACCATTAAATACAATGTAAATAATATCCAATATAGCGCCCATAATGTATTTTCTACGGAAAATAGTAAAATCAAAACACCTATTATTATAAATGATACTAATATATTAATAATTGCACGACTATCCATATAGTTTATATATATATATAAAAATATCTTAATCTCCTATAATACTAATGGACTCCCGTGTCGTAGAGAGAAATGTTGAAGGTAGTCGCCAAAGCTATTATTTAAATCAGCGCAATCTTATTATTCACAGCAATGACCGCAATGAACGAATCTGGCCCAATGCTAACCACTTTGAAGTAACTATCCCAAATGCATATAAAAATGTACAAAGTATTCGTCTTGGTAATATTATTCTTCCTAAATTTACTGAATCAACTTTTTCAAATAATAATCGCAACACAAAACTGACCGTCAAGCTTGGCAGTTCCACGAAAATCATTCAAATTCAAGAAGGTGATTATCAACCAGATGAACTTGCACATGAACTGCAAAATCATTTAAACAATAACTTTTATGGGGCTATTGGTGGCGGGATATATACATTCAAAGTTACATATAATCCTATTAAAAAAAAATTACTATTTGTTTTAAAAGTTGCTGATGGACAAACAGCTAATCAATCTACAATACCTGTTTTCACTATTCATTGTGAAACAAATGAACCCTATACAGAAACCGACAGTAATCGGCAATTACGCGTTGATGTATTTAATAAAGTTACGAACTGGGGACTGGGTTCCTTTTTAGGATTTAAAAAAGCAAAATACACGTCTGGGACACTGACCACCCCTGTATATGCTTACCATGTTGCGGGGGAAACGGTGTTGACTGCCGCCCTTGATCAATTTATTGAGCCCGATTTTGAACTACGTACTGACCATACTGAGAATGAAGTTTATTGTATCGAAATCGATAAAATCAACCAATTTGATGAGGTGACTCCTGACAAAATCATGGATATTGTCTTTACTAATAATGAAGTCGACCAACACACCACATCTTTCTTCTCCGAAGTTGTGCAACTTGCGGGGAAAGGTCCCGCAAACTCAGGTAGCGGAGTTTCTCACTTTAATCCACCGTTGGATTCGCTCAATAAACTAAAATTCAAAATTAGACATCATGATTATTCTCTTGTCGATTTTAAAAATCGAGACTTTACAATCATTCTTCAAATTGTTACATTAGAACCAGACCCTTTCAAAGTAGGGCGTCTAAGAAAACCTGAATTCTATGAAAAATGAGTAATTTTATGTGTTTCCTTTATCCATTTTATCACATCATCCTTACTATCCGTCATATAATCCCCTTTGTAACTTTTGAAATTCATAAATTTTGGCTTTGACATTTTATCTGTTTTATAATAAATATAATGTCCATATTTTCCATTTCGAATACTCATCGACTTGTTAAATTCTCTTACTACACTCTTTCCAGATTCCAAGGACGCATGCGTTTTCGGCTTTTCAATCAATGAAACTATATCAGATAATGTTATTTCCTCCTCTTTCTTTCCCAGTGACGTTAATGTCACATTCCTATCATCATACTTTGTATATAATCCATACTTGCCACTATATACCTTTATCTCATGTCCATTATATGTTCCCACTGGTTCTTTATTACTGTTTATAATTACATCATAGAGAGAATATCCCCCAGAATCTAATTTTTTTATATCCAATCCCTCTTTCACCTTTAGCCATGTCGTCACACCATCTTTCTCTTTTTTTACAATCGGTCCATATTTTCCTACCATATATGTATGCTGATCATCTAGTTTTATATGACCCGATTTCTTTCCTTCTTTTCCTTCTATATCAACTACATTTTTTATATTATCTAATATAACCCGGTCACAATCAATGCATAATGTTTCTGATTTAATATTACCCAATGCCACATTATCTAAATTATTTTCCATTTCGCGGGTATAACCATAATCTACAAAGGTCTCAAAATTTTTCATTAAAAACTCAATTACCATTTTGCCAGTATCTTGTATTAATAATTTATTCTTCTCGCCTCCTACCTTTGTATCTTTTTGTGTTTCTGTAATTTCATTTTCAACCAATTCTAATCTTTTACATGCTACCATTTTGCCTTCTATGTTGCCGAGAGTCACATAACCTCGCGTTTGAATCTTCTCTATAATACTACTATATGTTGAAGGTCTACCGATTCCTTGTTTTTCTAATAGGTCTACCAATTTTGCCTCTGTATAATGCAGCTTCACATTTTTAATTGTTTCTACTGCATTTATTTGTTTATACTCAATCGTTTGATTTTCACTAAGAGACTTTAAATAGTCATAATATTCATCGTCTAATTGACCACCCTTTATTATTTTCCAACCGGGAAATATATTCTTCTCAGTTGTATATTTATATTTATATCCATCGCATCCATCAATTAATGCATTAAACGTATTATATTGAGCTGGTGTCATACAACTTTCCATTGTATTTTCCCATATTAATTTATACATTTTATTCTCTCTCCCTTCAAGTTTAGGATACATATTTGAAGGGTCAGTTACTCTAATTGCTTCATGTGCTCCTTTGGATTCCTTCATTGTTTTGGATACATATGTATCGCCCCAATTTGATTTTATATATGATTCTGCTCGTTTTGTAAAATCATTACTATAGGTATTATTATCTGTTCTCATATAAGTAATTAATCCTGCTTCATATAACTTTTGACATGTACTCATTGTGTTTTTTGGCGATGAATTTAGTACCGAATTCGCCCGTTGCTGTAAACTACTTGTTGTAAATGGGACAGGCGGTTTATGTTCGCTTCTACGAATTTGTGTAACATTAAAAAAATGCGAATGATTTACAGAATCTCCCAAATATTTCTCTGCATCTTTATATGTCTTAAAATCATTGTTTAGAGAGAAAGTAATACATCGTGATGTAAACATTCCTGTAACTGTATAAATATTCTCTCTAATACTATTATCTATGTCTTGCTGATTTTCATATAATATCCGTAGTGCTGGCGATTGACATCTACCAGCAGACAATCCTTTATTTCTACTCACATGTTTCCACAATACTGGGGATAATTGATATCCAACCAATAGGTCTAATGTCTGTCTTGATAATTGAGCATTAACCTTGTTCATGTCTAGATGTGTTGGGTTATTTATTGCCCATTGTAAAGCCGGTTTAGTAATTTCATTAAAAATTATTCTCTTTGTGACAAGATGATTTAGAGAGAATACTTCACATATATGCCACCCAATACCTTCCCCCTCTCTATCATCATCTGTCGCTATAATAACTTCATCACTTTTTTTTATTAATCCACGAATTTTCTGTATTTGTTTTGATTTAGACTCTTTAAATGTCAATGCATAATTATTTTCCTTATCAATACAATCTAAATCTGTTAACTCCCGAATATGGCCAAAACTAGCTACACATTTATAATCCTCTCCCAAATAACCTTCTATTGTTGTACATTTAGCAGGTGATTCTACAATAACTAATCGCATATATATATCTTTATAAATTATATCTAAACCTGTTATGCTATTACAATATGCTATTATGCTAATATGCTATTACACTATTCCGTTAAAAACTTAGTTTTATATGACTCCCATGTGATATTTTTTACTTTTCGATGGACTTGTTTGTCTTTATTACGACGGTCCGGCTTATTATTAAGAGCACTATCTATGTAAATCTTCTTCAATATACTTCCTACCTTAAATGATCCATCATGTTCATCAATAGTGCCATCTTCAATATCTTTTAGGACTACCAAAAACTCCGCTAAAAGCCCCAAGTCTATTTGGTCCTTCCTCACCTTATTGTAAATATCAGTATAATTATCATATAAAAAACTGCATTTAGACTTGCACATCATATCAAATTCTGCCGGATTGCTTTTTGATAATCTAGCATATTTCGCCTTCATTGAAGAGAGAATACCAACCTGTTCTTTAATCATATTACTATGTTTAACTTTTCGTATTAAATCAGTTGATGCCTTTTCCTCATTTGTGCCAATCAATTTTTTTAGATTTATTCGTTCTTCATCATTCATTATATAATTATATTATTTATATTATTTATATATGAATTTTAAAAATGTATTTAAAAAATTAAATCCAAAATCTTTTACACAAAGGGTAATTATTTTATTGGTCATTATTGTAGGGTTACATTTAATGCTGGCACATTTTAATAATAAATGTACCATCGAAAATTTGTCTTTACCCATTACAGAACGCGAAAAGCAGGAAGAAATTAACAAAAAATTATTGAGTGATATTAACACATCGCAAAAAACTCAAGAACAGCTCTCAAAAAAACTGGGTGCCGAATAAAAATTTATCTCGTGTATTTATAATGAATACACGAGATGTTTTATATACCATCTTAATTTTTGCAGCCTTTATTTATATGTATGTTAAGGGATTTTTAGAGATCCAAAAAAAACATATACAAGATAGATGGGCAGAAGAGTACAAATGTAAACCTGCAATTATTCCATTTGCTAGTTATTATGGCCCACCTGGTACTTCAACCGCAGATAATTTTCAAGAATGTTTAATCGCAATGAGTGAATCTAATATGTTTGACCTCCTCGCCCCTTTTGGTCTTTTATTTAAAGGCCTCACTGCACAATCTGATAATTTAACGGACAATGTTGGTGGATTAAATGACCTTATGAATAATATGACAACTTCTTCGAATAACATGTTTAGTATGCATTCAAATCTTCTTATAAATGTAATATCTGGTGTATATAAAATTTTAGCTAATATGAAAGACACGACCGAACGTACTGTGACAATAAATGAATACCTTCAAGCCCTTCTAGACGAACAGAGTAACATGATAATTGCCATTTCGAAAATTGAAGCTCAGTAAAATAGTGAAATAATTCATATAAATAATTATAAAGATATTATATATGGCTGATCAAAATACAGCAGTTAAGATTTCATTATTATTCAAAGATACATCAAATGATAATTATTTTACAAAATATTCGAGTCATATTTTAGCAACAATTATTATTTTATTTATTATTATTGGTTTAATAACTTACTATAAAATTAAGAGTGAACTAGGTAGTTATAAATATAGGAAAGATATCAAGACCGGGAAATTATTATGGCCTACCGAAAAATGTAAACCACATATATTACCCATTGCCGGACACATTAGTCGGTCGCCTGGTGAAACCGCCGACGAAGCCACCTTCCGAAATTTTGAAGAATGTGTAGAATCTATGGTAAAAGATAAAAATAATGAATATATTAATCCTTTTAATGAAATCGTCGCTGCCGCATTAGCAATGAGTGGTACAGTAATGGCTGGGTTTGGATTTGTTCTTAATAGTGTGATTGGACTCGCAGATTATATTAAAAATCAATTCGGTGGGTTAGGTAATATTTTAGCTAGGATGCAAAATGAAATTAAATCTATTTTAGAGAAGGAAATTTATATTAAATTAGGGGAATCGTATGACAGAGTGTATCAAAGCGCCTGGAAACATATTGCCTATCTTAAAACAATAATTGATGCTTTAATTGCGTCCGCCCGAATAGAATTTTTTAAACTATCCCTCTATTATATTTATTTTACAATATTGAGCAAAGCATATGAAATTGGATCGGGATTGAATTGGATGAACAAGAAGCTGTTTGGTGGTAGCACAGCCACGGAAACAGGTACTGGGTATTATTATAGAATATACTCGAAGGCCGCCAAAGAACTTTCAGACAAACTCGGCGTACAGCAAGCATTTTTTACAGGGTTTGGAACAGATATCGGACCTAATATCGTAGGTGATGATGCCGATACTGTCAAATTAATGGACCAAAATTATACATTATTTTCAAGTAGTGTGTATAGTGACGGTTGGCATGATTATAGTGATACCCAAAACATAGAATTTATACAACCAATGTGTATAGCTGATTTTAACAAATACTTCCATGGGGTCAGAGGCGGGTTGGTAGGGGGGAAAGAGTATGAGTGGAGTATAGGGAGGAAAAAACGATTCGATAATGTGACGGATCAGATGGATGCACACATCGCCCTGTGGAACGTCCCGGCGGTGGAAGATCATGGTGGTGAGCCCAACAGCGCCATGGGGCCAAAGCAGTTCAGCCCGTTTTTTTATAAGGATTTTTATTTTACAGAAGATTGGCGGAAACCACACCCAGATTGGCCACAGGTGTATTCCCTCAAGTGGATTTTTGAAGAAAGGTATAAGATGGGGGCTGAGAAAGGTGCCGTGATGTCCCCTGGCTCGAAGGCAGAACGAAGTCTCTCTTATGAGCGTATTTATTTGCCAATGGAGAGCGACCACCCCGGCCAATTCAAAGGTACTTACAACCAGTTGAAGACAATTCCTGGACCAAATGGTGAAGCTGGTTATTATGCAGAGAGACGCGATATGACATTGGGACTCATTAAACAACAATATACGAATGCGTTGGAGGCGAAGAAGGAAATCGAGAGAATGAAGAATCCGGACACAGGGGTATGGTCATATTATAAATTAATGAATAAATGTATTACAATTACATACGTAGATAAAGATGTACCCAAGAGAGTCAGCGAGCGACTTCGCCAATTAAGAGGAGGAGATAATAGCGATAAAAGTAACCAATGGATTGATGTCGATGTTGAAAATAGGAAAATACACATTAGTAAAGTCGAATGGGACGGAGTGGAGCCACCACGTGCACCAGAATCGTGGGAAATAATGGATGTTGATAGATTTACTACCCCATCGTCGTTTTTTAGGGGAGTGGACCCATGGTTAAATGCGAAGGGCAACAAAGGGACCACTGACAATCCATTCAAAAACGACCCAATATGGTGGTCGGAAGTCGGTGCTGCCGGGACGTATGGCGAAAGGACTGCATTTTTATTTGATAGAAGTAAAAATAAGATTGAAGTAAAATTACCAGATAAGAAGATGGGTGACGAAAAACCCAGAGGATATCATTCCGGTCAGGTGAGATTTAAATTACAACGATATGACTTTACAACATTCTGGTTCGGGGGGAAGAAAGTTGCAATCGAGAAGGACACAAATGGGGACCTCATGGTATATGACAAGAAGGGAAGAGCAGTGAATGGACGAGTCGCGTATGAAAAAAAATGTCCGGAGGCGCCGGGTTGGGCCTTCGCTGATGGGATGGTTGCAGCGTCTGCAAATTCACCTTTTTGTAGAGTTTTTGGGCGCACTACCATTGGAACTGGGTACTCAGGGACGGCCGAGATGGCGGATGCGGATAGTGAGAAGAGTCATCACAACCAGCCAGGTGCTTTTGACGATATTGGTAAACACAAGAACATTTTCAAGAAACAGCGGATTCTCCATCCAGGTGTTGGGGAGCTGGATCTGGACGTCCTCCCCCCAAGCGATTTTACTTTTGACCGAAAAAATGCGCGTGGCCTGACAGCTTGGGAAATGGAAGATGCAGACTATGCCTTGGTGACAGACTCTACGACAGGAATGGATGCATCCATAGTAAAAGTTATATCAGACATCGTCCTAGAATTGAGATGGGGACAAGGTGGGGGCGCACATAAAAAAACAACATTTCAGGCTTTTCCTAGTGCACCCGCGATATCACCCAGGGTCGGGGGGAAGCACCCCGGGAAAAAGTATGTCGGAAAGGCGTGCATAACAACTGGTGGAGATGGAACGCGGAACAGTGAAGACAATTCAGGTCGGAAACCGGAACTAGACAAACTAGCGGAGGTGCGGGATAGCTTCGGTATGGTTCGAAAGGAGGCGGAGGGCGACAAACCCTGGGGTGGTGGCGATGCATCGGAATCGACAGAGTGGAAGATGGGGAAGGAGGTAGAATTTCTGAAAAAGGGATGGGCGACTGGAGTGCCTGTATTTCCAACGGTTTGGTCCAAACAAAGTGAAAAAAAAGAAGCTGGTGCAACCCAGCCACAATTATTTGATGTAGGTGGGACAAATGTATGTGAGCCAGGTTGGGAATTTAATATAGGACCATATGAACAGACAAAAAAAGTTAAAATAGAAAATCGCCATAAAACACATCCATGTGTGATGAAAAATCTTACCCTGTATTCTAAACTGCAATTCTGCTTTGGCATAGATTCGCCAATCTTCCTTAGTGATGGCAAGAAAATTAATATCCAAGATGTACAATTAGGTGATATTTTAGCTGACGGTTCTGTCGTCACATCCAGCGCAATCAGTGAAATTGGAGAAAATATCGTATATATGATGCCGTCATCTGATCAGCCTATATTAGTGTCAAATCAACATAAAGTCGAACTAATAACATTTGATGAAAACGGTTTGCGGCAGAAACAATTTATAAAATCAGAAGAACATCCTGATGCTATAAAATATGACGATTATAAACACGATCTATTATATTGCATATCCACAAATACCAGTCGCATCGTTATCAATGATTATGTATTCCAAGACTGGAATGAAATAGGTGTATTGGACTATTATGAATTATTTAATTTTTTCAACCAATCCACCTATTTCAAACATCTAAATAAATTTGGTATATTCCTTGATGATGCCGTTAGAGAAATGATCCATACACAACTTGCTAGCGGTCTTTGGGGCAAGACTCCCATAAGACTATATGACAAGTCTGTATGTAATTTAGATGAAGTTAAAATTGGAGATTTTTTAACATCAGGAGAGAAAATATTATCTATCATTAAGACAAAATGTGATGATGTGACAATTTATAAACATAAAATACAAGGCAAGACGTTTTATGGTAGTAAAAATATATCATATTATCCCAAACACCAAGAAACACCGGTGGCAATTAATCTTCTAATGGATCCGGGGTCTATAAAACAGGATGCGTTGCCAGACGGGGATAAGGTTTTATACCATTTTATAACAAATTCTGGAGTAGTGTCAATTAATGGAGTTGATATTGCGTACCATAATCATGCCTTGCAACATATTCTCTCTATTTAAGATAATTGTAATCTTCTTGTCTCATAAGATATATATTAATAAGGTCGCGCACTAATTCATTAAATTGTACAAATTCAACATGTGGGTGCGTTAATTTGATAAAATTCACAACTGGTTGCGTTGAAATTATCTTCAATACTATTTCTAATAGGTCATCATGATATTCCATTATAATAGGGTCTGTATCATGTAATAATTGTCTAATAAATCTGACAATGAATAAGTCCCATTGTGTTAATTTATCTATTTTTTTAATATAATTAATAAACCACAGTTTTTCTTCTATTATCATATAACTTAAAAAAACATTATATATATATATAATGTTTGAAAATTTGGATCGCGGTTTTAAATCAAAAGTCGTAATTGGTACATGTTTTGTAGGTGCCGGAATTTTTTTATATAAGAATCACCCCAAATATTTTGATGTCCCACAGGACTGGTCTTATTTTAACAAAAGCATTTGGCCTTGGACTGCACCAGTGCCCGCTGCTGATGCCAGTGCTGCTGATGCCAGTGCTGCTGATGCCAGTGCTGCTGATGACGAGACCACTAATTAAATATTAATAATTGATATAAAATATAAAATATAGTAATATATAATGACTTCTCGACAGAATATATATTCAAAAAGTATTTTAACA